TAAACCTCTTTCTCATATCTCTCCCATCACATAAACATTTCACCATTCCTCTCCCTCATCACATAAACATCTTTCATATCCCTCATCACATAAACATTTCACCATTCCTCTCCCTCATCACATAAACCTCTTTCTCATATCTCTCCCATCACATAAACATTTCACCATTCCTCTCCCTCATCACATAAAAATATGGGGAACCTATCCAAAGTTCCCCATACTTATTTTACGACGGTAATTATTTACTTTCCCATATTAATTTATCTCGTACTTTTCCTTTCTTTACTTCTTCACACTTTCCTGCCACCCATCCAACGAGGTAGCAGAAAGGTTCTGATTTCATTACTTTTTCTCCTAAGAAATCAAATGCGTTGAGAGACACATGGACTGCCTCGTGTGAGACTGTGTTAAAATCAATAACGTTCTTATTAATAAACCATATCAAAAATCCTGTGCAAGGATCTGATTTGCATCCTCCATATGGTACGGTTATGGTTGCGCCCATACTATTATCTATGTAACTAAAATCGTTATTGAAACACTCTACCATACCAGAAACATCTTTACCTACATATATCCACAGATTAAAGGGATAGACTTCTGGGGTAAATTGATACAGTTCGCACTTCATTGTGATATAAGTTTATGTTTTTCTATAAATTCCCTGAATCTGATATCCGTGACATCAAGCACAAACCCAGCAGCACCAGCATGTCCTCCACCACCGAATCTTTTACTTACCTCACAGCAATCTACGCCGTCTTCTACGCATTCATAAAGAGAGAACCGGACTTTACCACCTGGCATGATACAAAATGGCATCAAGGCTTTAATTTTTCTACCATCTAACCATTCAGGTGTAAGAGAATCAAATACTTTAGAACTAAATTCGGTGGTATTCATCGCCACGACCTTAACCTCGTCTACGTAAGCTTCGAACGAATACCTACTTACATCTTGTTCGTTTTTGCCGGCCATGTAATTAATTATAGCACGTCCTTCTTTAGCGAGATCATAGAAAATTAAATCCACCTCATTGTCCTTCATATTTTCTTTAAAATGATCATACAAATACGACAATGCTATTAACACATTGAGTCTTATTTTTGATCTCAAGGCATACTGAACGGCTACTACCGTATCCCAGCCTAAACCGGATTCTTTATTCCACACATCGTAGTCTGACAGACACCGGACGATCGCCGGCACCTTCCCCATAAGCAGGTCCGAAGCCAGAGCGCACGCACCGACGCCGACCCTCCTCAACCCTGGAACTACGAACCCCCATGTCTTACTATCTTCGATAATTCCCTTATGATGATCTATCCACATCAGGCTCTTTCCTTCATCAAGCCAATCTTTAAAAATCGTTTTAGAATCGGCTCCGAAAGACACGTCAAGAACGTAAACAACATCTAAGTCACGCACTTTGCTGGTAACTTTCTTAACATCATCTTCATACGAATACGGGATATAAATAACATCCCTGTCTTTACTGTTTTCGTACATGGTTGCGATGGCTGCCGATACAACGCCATCTAAATCCGATTTATGATAGACTATCGCTGCTTTCTTTACTTTCATGATACAAACTTATATATTTGATACTACCGTCTTCTAATACCTCTATCTTTACAGCATCACTATATGAATTGAAATTCTGATCTTTATCAATCCTTATATTCAGCACATCATCTACGGTTGCATTTTTTCCATCATCGGTTTCAATCTTATAAAAATCTTTTAAAGTGATTTTTATATTAAGACCAACACCATATGGATTTTCAAGGATATATATATAGCCATTATTTAAAATAACTATTCCTTCACTTGTATGTTCTTTGGACAATACATATTCTAAATCAAGATCTTTATCCAAAAACGTAGTAATATCCATATAGTCAATACCAGCATTATAAGCACATACCTTATCCGAATCAGAGAACTGACCTGGCAGACCACTGGCGCCCCCGACCATCAACGAACATCCCTTAAGTTGACTAAAGTTCATACCACGCATTACCGTGTCTTTACACTTCATAAGAATATCATCAATCATGCCCGTGTTAGGCTTCCTCATCGGATTTTGTTCGTCATTTGAATAACACAACCTTTTTCATATAGGACGCCTCTTATGCCACGTTTTACCGCCAGATCATGTACGGACCTCAGTACGTATTCTATCTTAGCTTCAATATCAGCTCCAGAAACAAACCCAGCTTCTACTCCTCCTTGATTGCTTACGATAGCAAATACCTTAACACCGTTCTCCTACATGAGGTCAAGAGCCTTATTCACCACATCCATCTTAATCCTCATATCTGTCAAGTCTGTAGCGAACGTATTCCCAGAAGCGGTTTCTATAAGCGTCCCGTCAAAATCGAATAGCAGTATTCTTTTGTTTTTAATATCTACATCGTTCATAATTTTTCACTCCTACTCTTTTTTATCACCCTAAGCTGAAGACGGAACAGATTACTGTCTTCTTTTATAATATCATACACAGCATAAGAATTTTCTCCTATATCCCATCCAAGATAATCGAGCAGGTCTTTTAAGTAAACTCTCTTGTATTTTACACCAAGGTTATTTACCTTAAACGATCTCTCGTCTTCAACATCAGAAGCAGACAGATAAAAGACCGTATTTTCAACTCCTTCAAATACCTTCCCTTCTTCTAAGCCGATAACAACCGCATCCGTTACCCCCATCCAATTCAAATTATAGACAGAGATAGTCATTATCTTACTTTTGCTGATTGATAACTTCCGGATCTTGCTTTCTTTAGTTTTAGATCCTAAAAAATCCTTACTGTTAAAAAAATCTACTTTCATGGTTATAATATTTTATATTGATGTTGCAAACATACATAATAATATCAACAATACTATTTAAAAACAGTTAAAATATGATATTATAATGCTGGTAATTTTTTAAACTGCTCCGGACTTACTTCGGATATGGTCCCACGGAAAGCAAGACGCGAACCGTAGGCCAAATCCTGGCTCGACGCATATTTACCAGCACCCGAATACGCCACGCCGCCATACGCATTCGAATCAAAATAGGAGCGAGCCAAAACAAGGGAATTGTCCGATGCCTGATAATAGCGATCTGAATAATATTTAGAATTGCTACCGCCAACTCTTGTAGGCACCACATCAAAAAACGGACCATTTTCGGCTGCTATATTTTTTATCCAACCGCTGACAGTCCCGGCGTTCACGTTGCGAGTCGAACCGTCAGGATCGGTTATTTTCCAAACTCGGTTGTTTATTTCTACACCTTCAACCCATTCACAGATACCACCAAATACGCCTTCAAGTCCTAAGCCACAAACGTACTTTGAATATTCGTTTTCGGTATCCGCACCACCGGTTGCGTTGCTGCTTCCCGTTGTTGTAGCCGGATCACTGGTTGCGCCACCGGGTCCTAATACGCCTTGCAAGTTACGTGTTTTGTATTTAGCATACAACATCATAGCAATCACGCAATGTTGTTGGAAATCTATCACCTGGTATCCGGTACCACGTGCTTTTGCGTAACTTCTGAAATCAGATAATGATACGTTAGCCGTAGGAGTAACATCACTCCAGCTATATAATCTATTCAAAGATACATATCCTTTATATGCTCCAACAAGAGATTCCGGGACATGGATGTAAGTGCCGTCAATATCATGATCAGCAAAATGATAAAGAAATCTATTATCATCCACCTTATACCATTTATACCAAAATTCTAAGAAAACGACCATCACATCACCTTCTGGTCCGGTAAGATTAGCCTGACTGCCATCAAGATACAAATTGCTGTTGTCTTCCTTCAACCTACATACAAAAACCTCTCCTCCTCCCATAGCGCTCTTGCAAAGAACTCTATAAAAGCCACTGGTAATCAACCTATTTAAAAAATCACTGTCTTCGCTTATTGTTATATTAGCCGGATCTGATACAGATTTATCAAAAACTATAAAATTATCAGTAGGTAAATACCCCCCCCCCTATTTTGTTAAAAAATCTTCTTCTCGTAATTGTCTTATTTTGGGATAAAGATAGTTTTAATTTATGAAGATCAATAATAGGATTTCCGTATAATAAAACTATATTTGTCGAGATATTAATTAACTAAAAAAAATCATTTATATCATGGCAGAAATGAAAATAGGTTTTGTAACCTTCAATCCGGGATCAGGTGACGGTGATCAGGCGGTTACCGTATCAGGTGAAAAATACGAAGGTCGTGTACAGCGTACGTTACAAGCAGAATTTGGTGCCGAATCCGGGGGTGTTAAGAAAAGTGCTACCATAAACCAAGCTCCGGTAGCTGAGTTCGTAAAAATAGATCCTACTGCATCTGTAGGGAAAGAAGGTGGTACTGTAACAATCAACGGTACAAGTAACTCAACTAAATTAACGTTCTCCTTAACTCCAGACAAGTCTCATCCTCTGACGTTGGAAATACCTGCCAGTTATCAGGCAGCAGGCAAAGCTACCAACAACGGTGCTGTTATTGCCGACGACCCTGGTGCAACAGGGGGATTTGCTTTCAGTATCGTATTCTCCGGTATTCCGAAAAACACTAATGTAAACGATCTGGTAAATACTCTTAAGGTGACGGCCGCTGGTGGTCAGACAGCTAATACGGTTATTACCCAGACAGCAGGTGATCCGTTCTTGGAGATAGACAAGGAGGTAATTAACTTGGATGCAAACGGTACTCCTCAGACTATCAATGTTAATGCAAACATCAGGTGGACTATCAAGCAAGCTGTTTCTAAGTTGGTAAGGAAAGTAATGAAATAACAATTACTTACAGAAAAAGAAAAGGGGCGTCTATTTGGCGTCCCTTTTTTCTATGCATTGTATGTAGTATTTATCTTTTTGCCTACTGACAAAAATCTTTTTTAAAATCATCTGTTTTCTGATATGGACTCTTTTCCCGTCATCTAATTCCCTCCATATTTCATTAAAGATCAAATCTATTAATTCCATAACCTTCTTATCGGAGACAAGATTCTTTCTACCGGGGCTAACCCATCCATCATCAGTCATCTTACCGGCTATCCTATTAGCTATTCTACTTAATTCACGTGGGGTGCTCATTTCAATCTGTTTTTAAATATTCTACCTTTTTCACACTGAAGTATGCAGTCTCTCATGGGATGATCTTGTTCGTGATCGTCACACATCGGAAATTCTTTTCCATAGGGGAAAGCAATGTGCGGGCACTGCGCCCTGAACGCATCCCAGGCCGACTTCCTCACAGCCTCAGCTCCGGCACGCACGCCTTTCTCTCTTTCCTTGGCTGGGTCAGCATACACGTTTGAAATAGCTCTTTTCTTCCAATTGACATACTCCCACGCCTAAAGGCTATGGGATTCTTGAATACAAACGTATGGAACCCCGGTATTTCTACCGCTGGAATTACCCATACTCTCCAATTCGGAAATGCCCTTCCGAAGAATGTTTTTAGATGCTAACAAGTCACGATCATTTACGGACCCGCACCTGGGGCACACCCATGTGCGGTCCTTTAATGATAATTCTTTGTTAACATGCCCGCATTCACAAGTTTTAGAAGAAGGATACCATTTATCAATATGATGGACTGTTACACCATATTTTGTTGCAACATACTCCAGTTTGTTAATAAATGATGAATGGGATAAATCAGATATTTTCTTTCCCCCATAGGCGTTTCATTGCTTCAATGTTTAACGTTTCAAGGAAAATGAAATCATACTTTTTTACAAAGTTCATGTGCTAATTTCCATTGGAAATCATTACGTAGATTTTCAATTTCCCTGTACGTTTGTTGAAGTTCAAAACGTCTCCTTTTTCTATTGTTGGATCCTTTAACAGATTTAGAAATCCTTTTATTGCATTTCTTGATCTTGTTTTGATACTGTTTAAAGAATAACGGAGAAATGACATTATTACCATCACTTGCAGTGAAATAAGTTTTAAGTCCGAAATCCAATCCGACAGATGCACCATTATGTGTCTTTCCGTAAGATGAAACAGGATTATAATCTGTAATGATTATCAAACTGTAACGACGGCATGTTTCTCTTATTATTCTGATTTGCTTTACATTGCCTTCATACTTTCTACTTGATGAGAATTTAAATCTTTTCTTATTCTTATTAATTGTGATAACGTTTCCATTCAGCTTAAAACCACCCTGTTTGAAAACAAAAGAATTGAACTTCTCAGGTGATTTGAACTTAGGTGGTCGTTTCGCTAACTTTTTGAAGAAGCGATTGTATGCAGAATCTAACCTTTGAAGGATTTCTTGTACTATTTGGGAATGAAGTAGATTTCTCTTAATTCTTTTAGAGAAATACTTTTGCATCCTGTTTACTGATATGTATTTCCCAAACATCCGATAGTATCTTCTCCGTAAAGCTAACGCATGATTCCACACAAAACAACATTCGCGGAGCATCTTATCAAGATACTTCGTTTTCTTTGAATAATATATGTTATATTTGTATGAAATCATTTTTAACCACATTTATGATACAAATATAATAATAACTTTTTGGCATATATCAGAATCAATTATTTAAAAATACATATATGAATAAAAGAATCATTGATCCCCTGCTTAAAAGCAGGGGCTTTACGGAAGATCGTAAGCATATTGTAGTAAAACTTATCCACCAGTTTCCTACCCACTACATCAAACTTCTGTCTATGAATTAAAGGTGCTACCTTAACGACGTTCTTCCTATTTTTACTAACATCGACATAAATCAGCCCGGCATAAGACGGAACTTCATTTACGTCAATCATATTAGGCGGACAGGCGTAGTAGAAATAGTTTGGAGGATAGCTTATGACACCACCTACCTTAATAATGCCGTCCTTAAGAACTTTATGTTTTTTATCCTTTTTGAAGTCGTTAAAGAAATCTTGTTTAGACATCTTAACCTCTACTTCATAAGCGTACAATGATCTTGTTATGGCCGGGAAGTCAGATTCCCAATCATATATATGAAGATTGTTAATAACATACATCGGATTACTTAACAGATCCCTATTAAGGATCTTAAGCATTTGTTGCTCTGGGTAGTTCATTGTCTTACTTTTTTAGAGGCTTGTGGCGGAATCGAACCGCCCTACGAGATTTTGCAGATCCCTGACTAAACCACTCATCCAACAAGCCATGTAGCCCAACCGGGAGTCGAACCCGGAACTAAAGTTTAGGAAACTTTTGTTATATCCGTTTAACTACCAGGCTATTTAATGTTTGCTATGTTCACACACCGCAAACATTCAGATAATTAACATTTCCACAAAAACTTAATCGTTATCCAAGGAGGATTCGAACCTCCGCTAACAGAACCAAAATCTGTTGTGCTACCGCTACACCATTGGACAGTGGTCCCGGAGGGATTTGAACCCACGTGTAACCAACTACCCTTTCTACAAGGTATAAGCTTGAGGGGATACTACCGGATAAAATTTATGTATAAATCCTATTTTTACAAATATTAATTATGGTAGCGCGTGATAAATCAAAAATATCGGCTATTTCTCCATAAGACATATTGCGATTATTTCTCATATCCCTTATCGTTTTAGCCACATCATTATTTATCTTTCCACTATATAAATTTGACTCTTCACCCTTTCTTATTTTAAACAGCCCTAATCTTATGGCTTCCTTAGTATTATAAGAAAGTGTACACCATTCAAGATTATCATAGTTATTATTCAATTTGTTTCCATCTATATGATTTAAAACATTTAAATTTTCATCATATTTATCAACAAAGTAAATACCGACCAATCTATGAATACAAAATGATTTATACTTTCCATTTTTACATAAATTCACATAATAGTATCCTCCTTGATTTATCCTTTTCTTTAAGATCTTACTCTTTCCTGATTTAAAAGAAAAAAACATCTCCGCAATCAGAAATAAAATAATCTCCATCATATCCTTTAATTTCTACCAATCTACTCATTTTATTGATTAATTATAGAACAAGTAGGTATCTTTTCAGATACCTACTCATAGGACTTAATTTTAGATACTCACTTTATTAAAAAACTCTCTCTCAACGCAAAGTTAAGTACTAACCTAAAATATGGCAAACTTTAAAACATAAAAAGATTAAAATAACTCACTTCTTTTTTTTCTTCTTCTTTTTAGTGTCTTTTACTTGTTCAGCTTCGTTTTCGGACTCCACTATATCACCGGCTTCTTCCTGAATCACATCTGTATCAAGAAGCGTATTGTATTTCACTTCTTTATTTTCATCAAATTTCTCCGATTCTGCCACATCCTTATTCGACTCCTCATCTTTATCCAATTCCGGCTCAGCGACATCGTTTTTGTCTTTACCGATTATACCTATCTGGTAGCCTCTTAATTCTACTTGCATTAATTTCAACTTCGATTCTAACTCCTGTATTGCCTTGGCTCCAGCCGAAACCTCATTTTCCAAATCTCCGATTCTGATCCTGGCTTCAATCAATGCATTTGATTTCTTTTTTAATTCAAATGATATACTGTTTTTCTTTTCTTCCAAGTTACTGATTTTGTAATTAGCCTCATCAAGATCGGACTTAGCTTTGTCAAGATCAGCCTTGGCCGCATCAAGTTCTTCCGTTTTCTTCTTGACGCTTTTTATCAGCTTTTTCTGATTTTCCTTCAAGGCGTCAATCTTTTCCTTAGACTCAGAAAGATCTTTGCCAATAGATAAAACCTCTTTATCCTTTGAAGCGATATCTGACTTAAGTTCGGAAAGCCTTTCCTTGTAAAAATCAGCCTTATCCTGCATTTCCTCAATTTCTTTTGCAAGATTTTCGGATTTAATAGCTTTCTCCCTGTACATTGACAGCTTGCTGTCTGTGATGAATGTAAAACCTAACATGCTCATTTTCAAAATATTTAAACATTACTTAACTCCAGAACTACCAAGACCTTTTTCTCCACGTTCATTTCCGTCTTCTACCTCAATATCTGTCACCTCTTCCAATACCATTTTGTATTGTGGAACTATTTCCATCTGAGCTATTCGATCGTTTTTATGGATTACGGTCGGTTTTTTATTGATTTTAGTAAGATTAACCATATACTCTCCTTTGTAGGTAAATTCGCATTTACCTGGCGCGTTAGTAACTACCACTCCCTCGTCAAAAGAGAATCCTGATCTTCCTTCTACATTCGCGCACCATCCTTCTGGGATATTCAACTTGAAGCCGGTTCCGATTCTAACAGAATAGCCTTGATATAAGGTAATTGATTCAAAATCGGAAGGAACATCTATTTCCACTCCCATATCATTCACCATCTTCACCACTCTATATGCACGAATATCACAACATGCATCGCCATCATGTTTGTATTCAGGTACTACGACATCAGGATAAAGTTTCTTAATACCTACCTGCACAGTCTTCTGATAACCTGGAGTCAAATACGATTCAGGTATTTTATTAACAACCTTATCTTCTTTTTTATGTTTGTTGTTCTTTTCAGAAACAGTATCCTTCTTGCTATCTTCTTTTTCAGAAAGAAGTCTTTCAATATCTTCTAACTTGTCCATAATTATATTTTTATAGTACAATAAACAATACCTTCTTTTTTTATATCCTTAGTTGATTCATAGCACTCACGAAAAGTACTTATGTCTGCATCATTAGGATCATCGACCCACTCATCTCCTTGCTTATATTTTTCTCTGGTTTCTGAGTAGATCATACATAATTTATCCCCATGCTTCGCCATAATCCTTTCTTCTGTCACTTTCCTACGAAGTTTAATAAGGGGAAATCTTGTAACTATTTCTACTATCATTCTACACAATCTTTAAAAGCCCAAGAGATGTTATTCTCCTGGGCTGATGTTTATATTAAAATGGAAGGTCTTCTTCTTCCATAGGAGGGAAGTTCGGCATCTGTGCTTGCGGCTGTGGCTGCGTCTGATGCTGAGGCTTGGTGCTCCTTGTAGTAGGCGCCTGGGCAGGTGCAGCAGGCTGAGCCGGTGCCTGATACTGTGCTGGCTGTTGAGCAGGCTGTTGGTAATTCTGATACGGAATAGCACTCGGAACAGACTGAGGTTGTTGAACCTGTTGAGGCTCTGCCGGCTGCTGGGGATAAGTCTGAGGAGCTGTAGGCTCTTGCTGAGTATTTCCTCCTAAACCTAATTTAGCCATTATACCTGCTCTTATATCTTTAATAGAAGCATTGAACCTGTTTGAATATTCAGTAATCTTCTGATAAGTAAAGTTGTTTTGAGCTGAATAATCGAGGCTTTTCTTGCCATCAAATCCTGTAACTTCAACAGGGTCAGGCCAACCATTTACGCCTTTTTTATAAAAACGTTCAACAAGCTGATCTTCTTCTCCGTCTACTCCGGCATATGCGATAATAAGCTCCGAAGATCCAAACTCGTCATCTTTCTTCTTCTTAAAGACATTGAAATAAATTTCACGACTGAAATCGATGTTTTCGTAGTATTTTACGAAGCTCTTAACAAAGCCCTTGATATTTCCTTTTTGATTGACGAGAGGTATGGAAATACAATAGTTTTCATTAAGCTCGTAATCTTTTAATACGATAAGGAAATTAGTAACAGTATTTCCATTAGAGAAAGAGCTTGACTTTAACCCGATGTAGTTAATGTATCCAACTACTCCATTATAATACTCTTTCCGATATCCCGCCGGCTGACCGCTATTAGGATTTATGTGCTGAACAAAACCTTCTTTTGGTTCGTTACTTTTTTCATACAAGTTACCATCTGAATTAATATACAAATAATAAGTTGTACCAAAACTTCTGTTTTCTCTAAAAGCCATATTATTAATTGTTTATAGATTATACAATGTTTGATTTAAGACGTATGTTGATTCGTATTTAGGATTGAACATCTTTATCATCTTATACTGATCAGACCAATCCATGACAACATCTCCTTTTATAAGTGATTTTACGGAAGACAGTATATTTTCCTTACCGATAGAAAAATTAAAACACGGGCCTTCAAGCGCATTCAAAGGCATTGATTCCATTATCTTTTTTCTATCTCCAAAATCCTCAGACATTACTGTTATGCCGCTTTCTTTATCTACCTTAACATTGACAACATTATCCACTAAAGTCATAGAATTAAGAACAGATATAAGCAAATCCCTGTCGAACTTAACCCTTGAAGATTTTTCGAATTTATTACATACGTATTCGTAGTTAGGATACTGTTGTTCTACGTTCATATCCGATATAATTACATTATCAAAGCATAAGAACGTTCTAACGCCATCTGTGGAAATACTGATCTCCGTATCTTTATCAGATAGAAAGCGGTATAAGATGGAAGCCGCAACCTCACTTAGCATAATCGACCTTTCTTCTACTGCATTAGCATACTCTTTCCTGTTTATAAACAGACGGAACATATCAGTAGAAACAATGTCAATATAGTCTTTCTTCACATTAAGAAGAATCGAGCATATAGCCGGTCTAAATTCATCCGATCCAACAAACGCAAAAGATCTTTTCATAGACTGAATGAAAGACGAGCTCATAACACGAATACCATCACCTACAGGATAAAAGAAATCAGGGAAAGCCTTATCCTCAATCCAAATAGAAGAAAAAGATCCTCTATCGTATTTAAAAACGATACTGTAATCGTTTTTAATCTCTATCTCTATATCCTGGTTATGATTTTTAAAAAACGAAATAAGAGTCCCGGCATCTACTAAAAGAGAAAACTTATGGTCACAAGAAATATCAGTATTCACATCGAAAATATCATCCGTATATGTTATACGTTCGTTCATGGCTTGTATCCGGATATGATCAAAATATAAAGTAATTTTTATATTCGATGTGACACAATCCTTTAGAACCTTATCAAACATCTTTGAAATGTTTGAAAGTTTCTCATTCATTAGTATGCCAGGAACTCTTACTTTCATTTTTTTAAAACTTACGATTATAACTATCTAACACTGCAAATGTATTATTTTAAAATCTAATTACGAATTAATTTGATTTAAAATGATTTAAAATAGATTAAATGGTTCTTCTTGCTGCCTCTGCTATAAGCATCGCATCAACTATACCGTCATGGGCTGTCTTACATCTTTCGTTTTTAACAAACGTATCGTTTGGCCACAGCCTTTTAGCGCAAGACAATGACGTTTTCTTAGTATTCACCTTACTGGCCTCCATGACCTTATCAGAATGCGTCCAAACCAATTTCTGCCATGTTTTAGGAGCTATGAAATTAACGGAGCAACTTATGTCCGTAAATGCCATACAGAGGGAGAGGAACAGCCCATGCAGTTGGCCTTTGTTCTCCATGAGGGAGGCTGTAGAGGATGTGCTGACCCCGTACAGTGCGTGGACGTCCTCTATGACAAATACTACCCTATCAGGATTGTTTTCTACGATCGTATCCCGGCAAAAAACATATTCTTTAGTCAAGTCTACTGGTCCTGAAGCTGATATTCTTGGAGTGGAGATTCTTGATATTAGTTTGCTGTCTTGATCGATGCAGGCTATAGCTCCATCTTTTCCTGGATCTACTGCTATATATAACACCATAACGCACTAATTTAAATTCATGTCAATTTTGCCAATGTTGTCATCATCGCCAAAACCTCCATTGTCAGTAAGTTCGTAATCAATAGCCACAGCGCCGTTGCTAAGGATGTAAAAACCTTTAAACATCTTTCCTATTTCAATAGGATACACGACATTTACGTCCCTTCCAATATCCTCAAACGGCATAGCGATATCTTCTGTTTTAGCTTCCTTTTGTTTTGCTAATACACCAACGGGTATATTTTTACCTTTTATAGATGCGTATGTAACCATATACAGAACATCGTTATTAACAAACGCCCTATCACTGCTTACCTTATCCAAGCTGACATATATAATATGTTTTATAAAACTATCGATATCTCCACATATGTTAATAGCTTCTACTCCTTTAGGAATAACGACTTCCACTTCTTCTGGTTTTATATTTTTCTTTTTCATTGCATTAATCTTTTCGTGTTTTGTTTCACTTCTTCAACAAGATCCTGATCTTTCATCATCTCTTGCTTAAGTTTCTCATTCTCCTTAATTCTTTTCACCCTATCGGCAAGAATCTTCTTATATTTCTTATCCGATATTTTAATAAACCAAGGACAGTTCCTTGATGGAATCCTTTTACATGGATAGTCAGTGAGACCGTTCGGTCCAAACTGCTCGCATCGGTTACATTTTTCTTCGCCTGTCATTGTACTATATTTTAGGGAAATATTCTTCAAGTTCTCTATAAGAGCACTCTACTACAACAGAATCTCCTTTAGGGAGAAATACTAAAATAGAATCGATAGAAAAAACACTATCTACTTTCCTTACAAGTTGGCCATGCTTATAAGAAGATATGACCAACCTAATTCCATACGCATCTGAATAAGATCCTTTCCTACATGGAGTTATGCTTTCAACAATATAATCAAAGCCTCCGATATTAACTTCATCGCCGGCACTGATTTCCATAATAGGAATCATTTTGGCTCTTCTATCTATGCTTATTTTCATTTCGCAATCTCAAATTTTATTTGCTCCTTCGGTTCATAATTCCATACCTCAAAATCATCAGCTACAAAATCATAAAACCCTTTCCCTTCCATACGAGATGAGATAGTAGCCTGCGGAACCGGTCCGAAGAGAGAGCGACGGAGGAGCTCGTTTGCCTGTTCTTCGTGACGGTCATACACATGCATATCTTGTATAAAATGAGTGAAAACTGCGGGCCTTAACCCGGCGTCGTGAGCAAACATCATCATCAACGCCGCATATTGAGCTACATTCCAGTAAGAAGCTGTAATCATATCCTGGCTGCGCTGATAAAGCGTCATATACAACTCATCTCCTTTAACAGATAAATTGATCTGAAACGCACATTCTTGAAGAGGTTTTAGTCCATTGGTTTCAGGATCGAACATGGATGCTACTATTCTTCTTGACGAACGATCATTCTTTAGTGACCAAAGAATGAAGTCTGTTTGATTAAGAAAACCGTAAAGACCATCATGGATATCTGTCATACCCTCTGGAGCTTTTCCTGTTCCCATATAAACATGTCTGTTCACCATATCTCCATAACATCCTTCGATCTTTCCATTATCATCAGCCCACTGATCCCATATATGAAGACCAAGATCTTTGATATCTACCGATCTTTTTTGCCAAATCCACAATATTTCTTTTATGGAGTTTTTAAGATTAGTAGGTCTAAGTGAACCAAGAGGAAATTCCCGGCGAAGATCGTACTGGTTGCATACTTGTAGGATACGCTTCACCTTGACGCCTGTCCCGTCACCGTAGACCGGACGCTTCACTTCTTCCCACGGCTGGCTCATTATAAGAGCCAAATTGTCTTGAAATATTTTATCTACTCTTGACATATTTATATTTTTTATAAATTAAACTCTGCAAAATCTATTTCAGATCCGGTTGACAAATTAATCATTGACTTTTCAAGCTCTTCCATTGGAACCGGTTTCACAATACCTCCATTACCAAGAGTCCTTTTATAGAAGTTTATCACCACCTGATCGCTGGTTTTTACCGTCTTAGGAATAGGTTGACGAAGATATAATCCATCAAGAGACTTTACTCTTGAAAGAGCTGTATATAGCTGTCCTGTTTCAAAAGAATTAGATACGTCCATCATAGCCGCATCCAATGTCAGACCTTGGGCTTTATGGATCGTGATAGAATAACCTATTTTTATAGGATACTGAATAATAGCTCCTACTACTTCAGATTCTATCTTATATCCGTTTCTTACGTATTTTACTTTCTCAAACGAACATGGTGTTATAACAACCTTAGTATGCTCATCATCTTTCGGTTTATCAAGGACTACTTCAATCTCACCCTTTTTTATAGATAATACAGTACCAAGAGAGCCATTGAAGTACTCTCCTCCGTTTCTTGTTATCATAACTCTTGATCCTTCTTTCAAGAAAAGAGTTTTTTCAACCGGAGCATCTTTAGGATAATCACCGTTTATAACAGCTTCTAATTTTCTTAAAGAGCCTGGTAACGATGATATTCTCATTTCGTTAATAGCCGTAGCTTTTGAGTTGGTAGTTACAATCTCAACATATCCTTGATTATTATCAGACTGAATACATCTGCTGTTTATTGTATCAAATACATCATCATCCATCTGCCCTTCACGCACCTTATTAAGGACACTAATAAACTTCTCATCTTTCTGACGGTATATTTTTTCAAAAGAAACCATTTCCATACCAGAAGCCATTAGAGACTTGGAGCTAAAGAAGTAAGATGTATCGTATATTTCTCTAAAAAAATCCTCCTTAATTACTGGCGGAAGTTGAAATAAATCACCTACCATAATAAGTTTCACGCCGCCAAACGGGCCCTTGTCTCCTCTTGCATGACGAAGTATATCAGCTACGTTGTCAAGAAGATCAGGGCGAACCATAGAAATCTCGTCTATGATAAGATACTTTATATTCTGTAAAATCTTTTCCGAACCTCCGTTGAATTTATATTCGCAGTTATCCATAAACGCACCTTTTCGTATTTCAGGTATATACGGCTGCATTCCTATTCTAAAAAACGAATGAATGGTTTGACCACCTGCATTAACAGCAGCAACACCTGTAGGAGCTACAACAACCGCATTTTTTAATGCCGGTATAATACGCTTAAGGAAAGTAGTATTATGAGTTACAATATAATTATCTGTTATATACAACTCGTCTTTATTTGATACTTTTATACATACGCATTCAGAATCATCTACCTTTTCCACGCTTTCTATATACCTTGAAACTCTTGCCGGATTAGGAACATATCTTTCTTTTTTTCTTTTTAATGTAAATACATTATCGTACATTTTTATTCTTACGGTATATTCATACACGTATTTCTTATCAGGTCTAAAAAGCGTATTTATCTTAGCTATTCCACCTAACGACTGTACAAGATCAACAATGTCTTCAGCCAATCTCTTGCTTGTAGTAGAATACGTCAATCTATTTCTTTCTTTCGAGCATGTTCCATTGGTGTCCATTAAACCATTTAACAAATGCATTCTCTGATCGATACTGCCAAGTTTATATTCTTCTGGTATAAATTTATACCCAGACGTAACATTTAGTCCTAAATCCTTTATCCTATTTATAAACCCACCACCTTTTGTATGATTTTTTTGAATCACACTGTATTGAGGACATGTGATGGCTGGATGTTCCTTTTTTTTACTCAATAGAAAATCTTCTCCAAGAAATGACTCTACTCTATTTCTTATTTCTACATCAAAATCAGAACAAGAAAAAATAGCCATATTACCATTTAAACTCCCATCACCTATAAGAACTCCCAATACATACGGATGTATAGAAAATTTCTTTTCTTCATATTCTATAGGTCGGCACACTGGAATTTCATATCTTAACGGCTGTTTTTCACCATTTTTTATTTTAACATTCTTCCTGATACCTGTACTTATAATTTCTTTTAGTGTACTGCATCTCGAAAATGGAGTTTTACCATAATGACTGGATAATCTATATGACCACAAATGCTCTTCATCGCAATATGTAAAATAACCATCATTCATAGTTACCTTATATACAGGTCTAATCCCCTGTGGATACACACCCAATACAGTCTGTTGTTTACCATCTGCGCCCATAACTTTATCACCAACCTTTATATCCCCCATATTCTTAAAACCATCTGGCGTTAAAATTTTAGCATACAAAGGCTGTGCTTTTCCACTTCCTCCTTTACCGGTTATAAACAGCGGTTTAGGTGACTTACAAATAGACTTAATAGCCTTTCCTTGTGCGACATTACCTTCGGACATAACTGAACGAAGAACGCACTCCATGATTTTTTTGTCGTAACTTATAGCCATCTTTTTTCTGATTTTGTTCTACAAAACAAAAGTATGAAAATAAAATAAAACCTAAAATATAAAATGAATTAATTAGGATTAAAAAGAAATAATAAGTTGGATAAGTAGTTTTAGATCAGACAGTAATATGATTTCGTATAGATATGGTTATGGCATAGTGGTGGCTAACGGGTGTTTCCGTCGATGTTCTACGAGATTATCGTTTTTCGGCTCTGTCGGCGACTACTAAGAACAGACCCTCTCTCAAGTACCAAACATTACAATGATGAATACTGAGATATAGGATAAAGATAGGTATCATTATAGAATGATAGCTCTTCAAATGGTATATCCTTGAATACAGATTCACCATCTAATTCTTTATCATTGTCTACTGTTGTATTAATGTTAGGTAATGATTGGATAGATATATCCATATTCTCTATCTTTTCCTTAAACTGTTCTGCCTTAACATACGTATAGATGTCTTCGCTTACCGATCCCACCGCTTTAGCCATCTCGCCGGCGAACTCAGCATACATATCCCGTACCTCATTAAAACCTGCCTTTTTGTCAGGAGCGGTATTGTTATAGGTTTTCATTCTCCTACTTACTCTACCGCAGACCCCGGCAACGGACGTCCCCACCTCAGCACAGCAGGCTTCCGCATCAGCCATGCCTGCCTTTACTGTGGCTACCTTCTCCTTGCTCCATCCACTAACCTTGTCGTATGATTGTTTAAGACAGTTTAAGAACATGTCCATTCTTCTCTTCTTATCTTCTGCTATGATAGCGCGATAGTACTTTCTTACAATCTGGTTTTGTGTACTTCGCTCATATCCGTCCCAGAAGTCTTTGTGCGCTTCTTTAGCCATAACAGAAGCCAATGATCTTGCTTCTTCTTCTTTTGTCTTTTTACTATCTATGCCAAGGATCTCCCCATCTTCGGAAACAACTTCTTCTGCGTTTAGGAAACGTAGGATATGAGTATTGTCTTTTAAGAAGAAATTGAAATCGTCTTTCTTACCTACTTTTTCTTTTTCTCCTTTCTCTATATCCTTCTCTCCAAAATACCATCTGTTTGTTGCTCCTTTTTTATACAAGGTCCAGGTATTTGCTATTTGCCAGAAAACGGCTCCGTGCCTATATACCGGAATCAGCTTACCTATTGGGTAGTTATGTTCGTTTGCTTCAATGTAAGCACGAGGATTATCTACGTATGTTATAAATTGTATGTTTTCGAACCTTTTTACGAGCTTGTCTTTTATCGCCATACCGACAATCTCTTTCGCTTTTGTTAGTCCTACATTCAAGTACAAGGCAATTGTTTTATTACTTATCGTCGAATCAATTAATCCATAATACGAGTGGCTTCCGTCTACGACATCCGCCTGAGAGTTTGTCTCTCCACTGTTCAGTACAGACTCATTGTTTCTGACTAAATTAACAAACATCGCCTCTCTTATCCTGTCAAGGACTTTTTCATGGTTTGTTATTTCATTTTTCTTTATCTTAATTAAAATCCTATTCTTTGGAAGATTCACTTTACCACATCCGAGAGTAAGTTGTACGCCATTAACACGATACCTTCTTGCAACGAACGTACTATCCGTCATACGGAACAGTTCGTTAAACATCGGATGTCCTGTCATGTTCTTGAACTTCGAATACCCGATTCCAAGTTTATGAAGAAGATCTTTCTGGTTTTTGAATCTTATTCTCGAATCCCGGCGGGAGATTTTTATCATACAGTATAAAGCATACAATTCCATGAACAGCGAATCATCTGACCACTGCTCCAAAAGTCTAAGACTTATGTTAATATTTCTACCTAATTGTAGCTTCATAATCTGTAACAAAAAAAAATCGGATGGATTTTTGGGGATATCCATCCGATTCATGTCTTTTTTTTCGTCTGGAAAACTCCGAAATCCCGTTACAAATTTGAATCAATCCAAGTAGAAAAACAACAAGACACTTAATATTTTATATTCTTGCTGTTTTATTTGAATTGGCTTCATATCTGTAACGCGCTACAAATGTAGAAATAAAATTCAAGAATCAAACAACAAGAACTTATTTTTTTTAATGCTACAGTGCAAATATCGGGATAAATCCTGAATCCATTGTCATAAAATACGTTAATTTTAAATTTATAAATCCTTAATCCTTATCTTTGTATCAAAACGATAATCTCATGAAAGAAAGTGATAATAAAGATGTTAGTAATAGGGCTTATAGGCTTTTAGTACCTTATTCCAATACGGTAGATATGGCTAAGAAGATACTTCTGTTTTATAACGGATACCTAATGGCTTCCGGCAATGAGAAGAATGTCATAGATGCGAGGCACTTAAATCTTCTTGCCTATTATTTTGTGTTTGGATATTCGTATGAGACGAAGAAGAAGTTTTCTCATTGTTTCAGTACCGATCTTCAATATGTATCGGTTTTGGATACGGAGATGAAGAAACGTGGTATTTTGATTGACCGTGAAGGGAATTACAGGACAAGGTGTTTGTGCCCGGATATAGAGAACATGCGCCGTCTTTTTGTATTGGAGGGTTCAAGAGATCAATGTGCGTTGGTTTCTTTATTTTACAGAAAAAAAACTTTTGAAGCCGATGGCGAAGAATAATTTCCCTATATCATTTGAGTCACATATTATAGATGATGTGATGGATAAGACCGGGAGCGTTTACGACCGAAACCAAATACGTGACGTTTTCAGAGCCAGTATTTCTTATGCCAATAACTTATGTACGTACACAGATAACGTGTCTGTATCGTTCCCGTATGTAGGTGATATGGTTTGTAACCTTCATGAGATGGAGAGGCGCAAACACAATCTTGAGCGTCTTAAATCTAAGGTGGAAAAATTATCTAAGTATCAGGAAAAAGAACTTCAGTGTCTTGATATTAAGATAAGGATGATAAAGGATGCTTATGACTCAGGTGAGATAAAAGGTGGGGATATGTTGATAAAACACAACAAATTATCTATCTTTAAATCTCGTAAGGGTCATAGTTTTAGTGAAATACAAAATATTCAAGAACAGGAATTTAACAGATAAGTTATGAAAAAGATTTTGCAAGCGGAAGTTATATACGATGCTTTTATGGATACGATATTAAAAAAACTTCCAAGAAAAAAAGAAGATTATCCTGATTGGTACAAGGAACGTCTTGAAAAGTGTGAAGGATGTAAATTCAATACCAAGAACGTCCCTAACTCTATGCTTCCTCTTTCTTTGTACGTAAGCAAGAAAATAGGTAAAAATCGTTGTTCGGTATGTACGTGCTTCATCAAGCAGAAGGCCTGGAGCAAGACAGAGGAGTGTGCGCTTGGGGAGGGGCTTCCCCGTCCTTCGTGGATGGATCGTCAGTATTCTATTGATTTTTATGATGAGAAGTCAAGATGGAACAGGTTAGAACTTATTACAATGGATTCTGATGAATTTAATGTTATTTCTACAGATGACAAGCAATATAATATTGACCTCTCTAAAGACGGTAAATCATTTGAAATCATTTTCGAACCGGTAGAAAAAGGGAACAGTATAAGGTTTTCATTTGTTCTTGAGTCGAAGCATGATATGAAGATAACAGCATCAGAGACATCTTGTGGTTGTACGTCATCTAATTTGAATATCATAGACTCCCGTCACTTTAAGTTCAATATAGAGATACATACAGCAGGATTTGGAATAGGAAGATTCGTAAAGCACATGACTGTTCACTATCAAAAAGATGGGTCTAAAAAAGAGGAAAAAATTCCGTTTAATTTTGAAGGTACTATAATTCAAAAAAGTTAAGTTATGGGCGGATGTGGTAAAGCAAGGCATTTACAATGCGAGGATAAAAGGAAGTCCTTATTTTCTATGTTGCAGGCATCTTGTGACGATCTCCCCGATTATTCTGCCGGGGACATTCTCTATGCCGTACTTAGATCTTTTGCAAAGAAAAGAGGATTGTCTGTTTCTTTTTTAAGGACGTTGACAGACAGCGAGCTTTTTGAAGTGGCTGATTATAATTTATCAATGGAGTTGATGGACGTTATTATTCATGATAAAAAGGTTATTGACAATGAAGAAGATTGATTTTGATTCAGATATAAAGCATCTTATTTCTTATTACAACCATCTACTGTCTGCGCAAGACAAGGTGGGGGAGGATATGGAAGAGCTAACTAAGGATATTATTAGAAAGAAGGATGAGGAAGACAACATAGAGTTAGAAGACTTTATTGATCTGGAGGAAAAGTCGTTTATGACCAACTTGTATCAACAAGAGATGCTGAAAGTATCTTCTTCTATAAAGGCAGTTTACAGGTTATCTATTAACGCCGGTCATGATCTCAATGTAGATGATGACAGTAAGAAGGTTCTTGATAGGATAGTAAATGACGGAGAATCAGATTTTATTATGTACGTTGATAATAATACTGGTTCTGTTGTGTTCAAGGATGAATTTGTTGAGGAAGGAATAAAAAACATGTGTAAGTATCGTGTTGATCCATCTTCTCTTGAAGACAGGTTTAATATGCTTAAGTCTCAGTATGAGGATTTTTTAAAAATAGTGAATAATGAAGGTAAGAAAGCCGACTAACGATGATGTCTCTTACGTAGATCGAAAACTTCTTGTGCTAAGGGATCAGATAGATAAAGCTGAACGTTATCTATCTGAAAACCCTTGGGATAAAATAGAAGATTCTGATAAGAGGGAGAAAGAATTTAGGTTTCAAAAAAGCTTGTCTGATAGCTTAATGCAATGGACTGAATCTTATATTAAGATGTGTGGGATAATGGATGTCTATAATCAGCTTGAGGCTGCCAAAAACAAGAAAAGTCTAAAAGGAGGACAAACAGTATCAGGTATTCAGTCTTTTGTCAAGAATGAAGCTAAGAACAAGCTCGATAAATAGTTTTGTCATGAATTTTAACAGTAAAGAGCTTTATATAAATATGGGTAACGATATCCCGTTATGGAATGACCTGTATTCTTATGAAGAGCAAGACGATGATGTCAAGCAATTCTGGGAGAATGAGGCTATGAAACTCCTTAACGGTGTTACCATAAATGGTGTATTTATCCATCCCTGGCTATACTGGCATATCAATTTCTGGAAGATGATGATTGACGTAGGAGATGATCGTATTCCTGGAAATTCTCAGCTTCGTGATAATGAATGGATGTTTGCCGAATTTCTAAAGCAGGCTGAAGAAGAGAATAAAGGAATATTCATGTTCGGGTGCCGTCGTTTTGGAAAAGCCCTTCTTGACTCTGAGATACTTTATCTTGAGGACCGGGAAAAGATGATAGGAAATATCGTTGTAGGGGATAAGATATATGACGATAAAGGTAATTTGGTAGAAGTCGTAGGTGTCTATCCTCAAGGAAAAGTAACTACCTACAGAGTCGTATTTGAAGACGGTCGTAATGTTATTTGCTGCGGTAATCATCAATGGCGTGTCAATCATGGAGGAAAATGGCATGTTAGGAGTCTTAGAGCCATAGCCGGATTGGATTATAAGAGTATGTCTATTCCAGTAGGTGAGGCCCTGAACTACCCTACGGCAAAGCTGCCGGTTCCTCCGTCGGCCTACGCCTCGATGCTGGCGGCTTATCTCGGTGGCTATGGAGGGGATATGTTTTTTGATAAATACGTTTGTAAGAAGTTTTTAAGATCGTCCATAGATCAAAAGAAAGATTTTATAGAAAACTTCATTCATTCTTTCAGAAACGTAGTAACCGGAGAAGAAGAGCTTATGTTGTCTCATATTGACATGGATGTCATAAATTTTGTACAACGTATGTTTTGGGCTTCAGGTTGGTATGCTAAATTGGAGGGGAACAAACTTATACTATCAAGGAATCGTAAGGAATTAAAAATAAGATACATATCGATATACGGAAAGGAGCATGCCACTTGTATAACCGTTGATAACGATTCTCATTTATTTTTGACTACCAATTACATCGTTACTCATAATACGGCCATAATGAGCTCTCTTCTGGCTCGTAATGCTACAATGACGTACAATTTGACGCATAATGTTATTGGAGCAAGTAAAGAAGACCTTGCCAATATGGGTGAGTATCTTGAGTTTGGACTTGATAATCTTCCTCCTTATCTTACTATAAATAGGACTGGTAATGATTGGACTAAAGAAGTTATTTTAGGTACAAGAAGCATCAATAACCAACGTGATGTTCATGCCAGAATAAGAATCACCAACGTTGATGATGGAAAGACACGAGGCTCATTGAAGACCGCAGGCGGAACTCCATATACGTCTATATATGATGAGGTAGGTAAATTTCCGGTGCTTGGAGCATGGCTTGCCGGTAGGCCGGCTCATATGATGCATGGTAGAATGAGGGGGGTTTGTCTCATGGCTGGATGTTGTTGTGCTGGTACAATAGTGTACAAATCAAACGGAGAACCGTGTAGGATAGAGGATTTAAAACAAGAAGATGGAATAATAGGATTCGATAATGTATCATCAAAAGCTGTAAGTCAAGACATAACATGGATGAAACCTCCTGCCGAGAAAGAGTGTTATAGAATAACAACAAAAAGAGGAAGGGCACTTGAATGTAGTGGGGATCATCCCATATTGACTGTTGTAAAGAAAAGGAAGGGTAAATTTAGGTACTTTGGATCTGATTTTAGAAGGGCTGATTCTCTTAGAGTTGGACGTAAAATATGTGTATCAGATGGTGTGGATATATGGGGAGATAAAAAAATGTTTGATCCATACCTTGTTGGCATTCTAATAGGGGATGGGAGCTATGGTTTTGATAAGACTCCTATTGTGTCTACCAGTGATGATGAGGTGTATGATTATATACGATCTAAATATGAGTGTTGTATAGAGAAACAGTATAAGACTAAGGACGGAAAAGACTATAGGGAAATAAGAATAAAAGGTATATGCCATGAGTTAAGGGAACTTGGTATATATGGTCAGACTAAAAAAAACAAAACACTTCCTTTAAATATACATTCATATAGAAGAGAGGATGTTATTATGATGATTAGGGGGTATTTTGATGCTGATGCTACTTTTTATTCTAATAACAATAATAGGGATCATCGTATAAGTTTAGGATCTTGTAATAGGCATCTTCTTGAAGAAGTAAAGGATGTTCTTTTTAAATTTGGAATACATAGTACTATTTCTTATAGCCCATCTAAAAATCCAGCAGATAGATCAATTATTCTTGATTCATATGTATGTAATATATTGGATAAATTATCCATGCTTAAATATTGTGATATAATTGGAACAGATATGGGATATAGAAGAGAGAAACTTGATTCTATAAGGAAATTCGGTTCTAATTTTAGCACATTTGGTTCTTTTAGGTCAAAATATTTAGATGGAGTGATAATAGAAAGGATAGATAAGATAGAGTATATAGGAATTAAGCCTGTTTACAATCTCACTGCATCAGATACTCACACTTATATAGCAAATGGTATTATAACTCATAATACCGGAGGTAATGTAGAAAAGTCTCAAGATGCCCAGAAAATCATGAACTCTCCGGACGAATATGGATTCATTATAATGAATTATGATATTCTAAATAAGAGAGTTATTAAACCAACATGGCGTATATGTAAATCCGGATGCTTTGTTCCGGCCCAGATGTCTCATGCGTATGAAAAGAAAGAAACGACTCTTGATAAGTATCTTGGAGTAGAGAATGCTCCCGGTCTTAAGAAGATAAAAATAAAAGTTTCAGACTTTGATAAAAATACTGGAATAATAAAATCACGTCTTGACGAACTTGTCAAAAAGGATAGAGCTTTATACGTCCAGGAACGAATGGCATTCCCTTTGTCTATAGATGATTGTTTCCTTAATACGAACGTAAATAGGTTCCCTGTAGAAGATGCGTTGAAGCACAAAAGCCGTCTTCTTGAAGAAGGTAGGCCTGGTAAAACAGTGGATATTTATCAGATAGACGGCATGAAAATGGGGTATAATTTTAGTGATAAGCAGCTTGCTGATTATCCGTTTCAAGGTGGTAACATAGATTCTCCTGTTGTTATATATGAGGATCCACCAGAAGAAGGAGGTGTTTTTGATTACACTTATGTTTCATCGCTTGACCCCTATAAATCTGACAAGGCTGATACTGATTCTGTTGGTTCGTTTTATGTACTTAAAAGATATGTAAAAATCAACGATCCATTTGCTTATTGCATAGTAGCATCATACGCATCACGTCCTCCATCTTCTGATGATTTTTGTAGGAATTGTGAAATACTTCAAGAAGCGTATGGGGCCAAGTGTCTTATGGAGAATGCCGACCGAATGTATGAATTTTATCTTACGAGACGAAATAAGCAGCTTATGTTGCTGGAAGATGGCGAACGTCTTGCCGGTAAGATTATCCGTGCTGGCGCCCGTCAGAACAACAAGCTCGGTTTGGCTCCTACGGTTCCCAATCAGCGCATGCTTTTCAATACCGTTATTCAATATTGCTGGGAGGATGTTGTAGTTGGGTATGATGATGATGGTAATGAAATAACACAGAAAGGTATTTACCGTATCCCTGATATAGAACTTCTTGATGAGATCATAGCCTTCGGCCCCGGGACCAACACCGACCGTATCATAGCCTTCGGCCACGCTCTTCTTCTGGCTAAGTATTATGATGATATGGGTTACATGCCTGAAAGTACGACTCAGAAGGAGAATCAAAAGGAGAGAGAACGTAAAAAGATGGAACAGGTCAAAGGATTTACGGTAAGAAGACATAACCCGTATAAAATGAGGTGACGAGAACAAATTCCTTATCTTTGTGAAAAATAGGATAATAGGATGGAATATTTCAATAGAGATCAGGCTTTTCCGGCCAGAGGAGTATTTTCAGGTTTGCCGGTGCAGGCTATACCTACCAAGAGAAAAACCAAGGAGTGGTTTAAAGCCACTATGGATTCTCTTGAATTGATTGGTTTGAAGCAGCTTGATGAGAACCAAAAGTTCAAAGATTTTTACAGGATGATGGAAGGGAAGCTGTCATTTATGGAGCTGAAAGATGTAATTCCTTATCTTAAGGATGTTCAGTCTATAAGGGACAATGTAAATATTCCATCATTCTTACGTCATTATGATATAATAGGTACGATCGTAAACGCTTTTGTAGGATGGTTGGGCAACCTTTCTGACAAATATAATGTAGTTGGACTGGATGAATCTGAAGTGAATCAGTATTCTTCCACGAAGGAGAATCTTCTTTATAATTACATTAGAGAGGAATTGGACAGAAGGGTTAGGCAAGAGTTATTAAATAGAGGATTGGATCCGGATTATAATAATTTTGCCAGCGAAGAAGAAAAGCAGGCTTATGCTCAGCAGATACAAGAGGTGAAAGCATCTATGACCCCTCCTGAGATAGAGAACTTCATGAATACAAAATGGAAGACTGCTGAGGTTATATGGGGTTCTCATACGCTTGAAGCAGACAGGGGGCGTTTTTACATGGATGAGATAGACACCGAGAATTTCATTGACTATCTTCTTACCGGTCGTTGCTTTAGAAATTATCATGTAGGATACGACTATTATAAGCCGGAGAGGTGGTCTCCGTTGAATACGTTTTATTCTAAGACATTAGATAGCAAGTATCCTCAATATGGGGATTATATTGGTCGTGTTCATTATTATACTGCCAATGATATTATAGTAAGGTGGGGGCATCTTCTTACGGCAAAAGACAAGCAAAAGCTTATAGGAGGTGCTGATAATTTCAATGGCACTTATAACAATGGTGATAATGGAAGCTATGTAAGTTTATCCAAATCGGCGAGTGTAGGGATGTTATATCAGAATAAGGTAATACCTTGGAAAGGATATAATGATTATGCTTCTATAAAAGCTTATGAGGATTATTACGGTATTCCAGCCGGCACATATACCGGATACGATAGTAATGGCAACGAATATCACAGAACCAGATTCATGCCAAATTTAGAGCATGGTAATTATTATAACCGCGCCCAGAGTTTGAGCGACGAGCATGTTCGTAGTGATTTGTATCAGGTAACTGAATCATATTGGGTATCCCCGGCTCAGGTGTATGCAATTACCTACCAAACTGAAACCGGATTAGTAACTACTGAAATGGTAACCGACGAGCTTCTTCAAGACTTTTTACAGGAAAATGGTATTAAGAAAATTACCAGGACCATGAGTAAGGGAATGGAGAACCCGGAGATTAATACCTATTTCGTAGATTACGTTCCACAGGTGAGGTACGGAGTTAAGATCAGTGGCGGGGCTCTCGCTCAGGACAACCTGTATCTGGATGGAGAACCTATCGATCACCAGATAAAAGGGGATAGCAATATCTATGACTTTGTTCTACCCGTTGCCGGATATATCGGTACTTCTATGGCTAACAGGATTCAGCCGTATCAAATATTTTATAATTTCTCCATAAATCAGATAAACAATATTCTTGAAAAGGAGATCGGTAAATTCTTCTTAGGGGATATAAATCTGGTTCCAAGTGAATACAAGGATTTGGGTGAAGATGTGGCTGATATATGGGCTAATCTTCTTGATGTAGCTAAGTCTGTAGGTGCTCTGACATTAGATACCTCATCTCAAAACACGAAAGGAGGTGTTCCTTTCAACCAGTTTGCCGTCTATGATTTGTCGCAGACAGAGCAGCTTAAAACAAGAATGGAGCTTGCTGAATGGTCGAGGATGAAGTGTTTTGAAATGGTTGGTATCACGCCTCAAGTAATTAACGGCCCCAACAGGTATGAGACTGCCACTGGGGTCCAGCAGGGTGTTACGGCATCTATGTTACAAACACAGATATACTTTGATAACTTCGGTTACTTCAAGAAACGCGCTCTTGATCTTCATCTGGCTGTCGCTCAACAATGCCAGCAAGAAGGAAAGGATATTTCTGTAATGTACACAAAAAGTGATCTTACCAGGGCGTTTTTATCTATAGGAACCGACGGTCTTAGTCTAAGGCATCTTGGTGTTCAGGCATTATCTAATTCCAAGAAAAGGGATGAGCTTGAGAAATTTAAGACTTTCATGTTGCAGCTAAATACGGCCGGAGGCGATATTTACGATCTTGCATCTATCTTCACATCAGACTCTATGGTGGAACTTATACAGAATGCAAGGAACACTCGCGCATACAACGAGCGTCAGATGCAGCAGCAACAACAGAATCAGATGCAGCTTAACCAGCAACAGATACAAGCTGAAGCTGCTGAGAAGGATAAGCAACGTCAGCATGAACTTGCTTTGGAAGACAAGAAAGGTCAATACAGGATACTTCAAGAGAAGATCCAGGCGGCAGGCAGAGCGGCAGACGCCAAGAGCGACGCCACATCCCTCAACTTCCTGGCTTCTGTTTCAGATCAGACCGTAAGGCAAGCTGATATAGAAAGTAAGGAAAGGATAGAGGATAAGAAAATTGAAAACGATTCCAAACTTCATGATGATGAAATGAGAATGAAAATGGAAGAGTTAAAATTAAAATCCAAAGAGCTTGCTCAACGAGCGAGGGAAGATGCCACCAAAAGGTATGTAGCCAGAATCAATAAGAATTAAGGATTAAACATCCCCAAATTTCATTAGAAAATCTCTAATAAAATTTGGGGATGTTTAATTTTTAGTGAAGATTAAACACTTATAAGTTTTTTATCTGAAATATAGGTATTTAAATATTTTTGCAGTATGGGAAAATTAGAAAAAAATGGAATAGTAGAATTGGACGATATTTTTAGTATCGGTCCGGTTGATGATGTTTATAATAGGGAAGAAGATATTCTGCCTATTAATGGTAATGAACCGGCTAAAAAAGATGAGAAGCCTGTAGAAGAAGGTTCTCAAATTAAAGAAGAGCCGGTTGTTGATCCTACTCCTGATCCTAAAGAGGATAAAAAAGGAGAAGAGAATGTAGTTGATGTTAATCAGGATCAGGTAGAGACCCCGGTTATCAATTACAGAAAAGTATTGGATGCCCTTTCTTCAAGGGGAATCATTCCCGATTTGAAAGATGTGGTATTTAGTGGTGAAAACGGCGAAGAGATCACTATCAATGATCTTGATTTTAGTAAAGAAGATTCGTTGTGTGACATACTATCTACAGTCCTTGAAAGCCAGAAAGAGGACATTGTTAAGGATAAGATAGATGTTACCTCTGTTTCTGATATTACTAAGAAGCTTATCCAGGCTGATAAGGCCGGCGCGAATATTGTTGATATTCTTAAGCAATATGATACAAATGTCGCTCCTATAGAAAAGCTTGACATTGAAAACAAAGCAGATCAGATAAAGATCGTTCGCCATTATGTTGATCTTCTTGGGTTGCCTAAAGATGAAGCTGATGAGTTTTTCAAAGGCATTATCAATAAAGGAGAAGAGTATGTTGAAGCAAAGGCTATAAAGTACAAGGCTGAGCTTGATAAGAGAATGGATGATATTATCCAGCAACGTACTAAAGAGGCTGCCGAAAAGAAGGCGAAGGATGCAGAAGATTTTAGAAGGTATAAGAAAGACCTTAAGTCTTCTATCCAGGCAAAGTATCAGCTAAATGACACTATGGTATCTAAAGCTCTTGATTTTGCCCTAAAACCTTCTGAATCGAATCCAGGAATCACCAAAGCATTTAATAGGGTAAGGGAGATGATGATGAATCCGGAAGAAGCACCAGATTTGATTATGTTTCTTATGAACCCAGGAGAGTTCATAAAACAGAAGTCGAATCGAGCTGTAGTTGATGAGAAAAAGAAAATTTATAAGCTCATCAGCCATACAAATAAAGACAAGAGGGTGGCTCCGGTAGATGATAAAGGTGATCAAGTTCAAGGTGTGAAGTTCGATGAAATCAGTATAGATTAAAAATTAAAACATTTTTTCGTTCATGGCTAATGTACTTTTAACAAAAAATTTCCCGGCCACCATGAATGGTGACACGGTGATTGGATATACCGACGCTAAAGTCGTTAAGCAAAGTATCGTAGAACACGATCTTAGCTCTTTAGAAGATTGGTACTACGAAGATCCGGATAAGAACCATCTGGGTATGCTTGAGTTGTTTTCTAACATTACAAACTATCCTCTGCCTATGTATATGGGTATGATCAAACAGGATGCTACTATTACCGTAAATGGTATTAATGGTTCATTCCGTTATGATCTTCCAGTATCAGAAACGTATGAGGTGGTTACAGTAGAAGACACGTCTTTGAAATATGCAAAACCCGGTATTGATGAAAGCTTCTTCGAAATTGTGTTGAATGCACAATTTAAACAAGGAGATGTTATTACTTACGATGTGATTAACGGTTGCCAGGCTCTTATCTCTACAGAGCGTCCTCCTAAACAAGAAGGTGAAAACTGGAGATACTGGTGTAAGCTGTGGGGTCGTTCTCGTGCTAAATACTTCCCGAAAGACATGCTTCGTGCCGGTATTAAATACTGGAAGGTAACAAACGTTCTTGGTGAGTTCTCTACTCAGTTCTCTGGTGTAGGAGGTGCTTCTAAGGCCGGTTCTATGACTTGTGAATTTACGCTTGGTGGACACCGTGGTGTTGAAGGTGAAACGACTATGTACGCTGGTATTAAGTCTTTGGCTTATGCGGACGAACGTACACAGAATTTCATCGACAAGGCTTACCAGAAAGTTCGTCAGCTTTCTGAAATCAGAGGAGGTGATGCAAGTTATGCTATCATCGGTTCTCGTCTTGGTGACGGAAGCATTGATATGCGTACAGCACGTGTAGCCAATACAGTGTCTTTGTTCTGCTTGGCTGAGTTGGCTAAGATGGAAGCATACGAACTTATGTTCATGCGAGGAGGTAGAGTCAAGGGTCATAATGGTGTTTTGATGAAAAACGAAGGCCTGTACCATCAACTTCGCCGTGGTTTCGTTATCTCATATGCACGTCCGGGCGGTATCAAGCGTGAACACTTCCTGGCTGCTGCTGACTATATTTTCCGTGGTCGTAGCGATATGCCGATTGAAAATCGTGTAATGAAATTCAAAGTAGGTGCTATGGCTTACAAGAACATCGTTGAAATCTTCCGTGATGAGTTCTTCTCTCAATTGGGTGCCTTGGCTCCGCTTATGGGTACAGAACGTATTATCAATAATCCGGTAACAGGATCAAACGATGCTCTTGAATTAGGAACTGTAAAGATCAAGGGTGTTACTATTCCGGGTATTGGTAAGGTCATTGTAGAACACGAACCTTCTTTGGATTACGTTGATATGGTAGATAGAAGCCAGTTGGTAGACGGTATGACTCCTATCACATCATATTCATGTATTATGGAAGACTTGACCGCTCCTGAATACTCTAACGCATTCGCCGGCATCCCTGCTTCAGCCGAAGCTCGTATTGGCAATATCAACAGCAACGTATTCTACGTTAAGCCTGATATCGGTTCTATGTGGTGGGGTTACGAACAAGGTAGATGGTCATCCAGGGTATCGGCTCAAGAAATTGTATCCAGCCATCCTCGTATGTCAGAACAATTCTGGTGCCACTCTGTATCGGCTTGTTGGGTAAAAGATACCAGCCGGTTCGTAACAATTGAATTATTACCGAGTTCTTTGTGATCATAACTTTTAGTATTAACTTGCGGTCGGCTTTAAAACCGGCCGCAAATTTTGTTTTCATAGGATATATAAAAAGATGGGAAAAAAGATTTTTAAAGAAAGCCATGAGTCCAAGAAACTGCTGGCTACCGTAGGAGGAATGAAGATATATTCCGACTCTATTTATGTTATAACAGGTAAGATGGATGAAGAAGCTCCTTCCGGATATCAGGAAAGAGGCATATCCAAGACTCCTTTCCCTGGGAACAAGACAGTATCTTGTTGTGGATGGGATAAGGATCTTAGGGTATATGATACCGGTTTCTTCATTAATTCAGCATGTTATAAAGGTTACTCACTTGAAGACAAGAAAGCTGAAATGGATATGCGTATTAAGAATATTCGGTATCCGTTTGAAGAAACTGTCAATGAGGACCTGGACCAAAAGAATTTCGATTTCTGGGATTCTTACAGAATTGACTTGTATGATGGTCGTTTGTTCTATACTAATGACGTTCGTGATTTATTTGAGCTGTATATAGCTATTTTATCCAAGTCTCTTACTCCTAAAGAGGAAGACGGTAATCCAATGTATGTCGAATCTTATTATTGTGTAGAAGACAAGACTACGGCCGTAGATATCAGGAAACAACGTCAGATTGACAAGGCTGATATTTTATATGAGTTCATGAACAAGCTGAAAGGGTCAGAGGCTGAAAGGAAAAGCATCTACGATCTGCTTTTGTATCTTGACATCATATACAGCGTAGAGCTTGATCAGAGCATGGTTCAATACATATTCACTAATTGGATTGATGCTAAGAATACGAACGTTGACATGTATAAAGAAGCAAGCTCAAGGTTCTTGTCTGATGATGAATCTTCTGAGGGAATGCAGGTGATTAAATTCCATCGTATGATCAGGGAAATGATTGAGGGCCTGGCTGTCACCGTCAACACCGACGGACTGTATCTGAATGGCGAGCTCCTGGGCGCCGACGCCATCTCTGCATCTATGGCTCTTGCTTCCAATAAGTCGATGTTAGAAACCAAGTCACGTGTCCTGGAAGCGTATAACGCTTTAAAGAACAAGCATAAAAAAATAGAAGGCACTAAGTCTGACAAGAAGAAAAAGGAAGATGAGAAAGGTTTCGATGTTGATCAATACGCTGACAAAAAATAATAATTTATGAAAATCGTTGATTGTTATCTCCGGGCCTTACAGAAGGCTGAAGAAAACATGACCAACGGTGGTATAAAACTTGACAAGGCACGTTTTGTTCAGCTTTTTAATGACGAGCAAAACCGCCTTGTTCGTTATATCCTTGATAAGAAAAATGAAGAGGATATACGTTATATCCAAAAGCTGGTTGTGTATTCGAAAGAACTTGATGAGAGAGGAGATAAAGATAATCCGGAAAGCACTTTGTTTTCATTGCCTTCTGATTTCTTTTCTTTTTCAAACATATCAGGCGTATTTACCAAAGGTGAATGCACGGTCACTGATTTTACTATGTGGGAGGCTAAGAACGAAAATCCGCATGAGCTTCTTGCCGACTTTTTTAACAAACCTGATTTTGATTTTAGGGAAACATTCTATACAATAGGCGAAGATTCGGTAAGGGTGTATAAGTCTGGTTTTGATGTAGACACCGTTTACCTTACATATTACCGCTATCCGAAGGAAGTTGACATCGAAGGATATATTAAATCCGATGGTTCTAATTCAACTGATATAGATCCTGAATTAGATGATAAATTAATTGGTATTATCCTTAACATGATTGAAAAGCAATTTGCTTTGAATGAAAGCGAATACGGACGTTATCAAATAGATTCAAACAACGTCCAATCTCCTTTGTAGCAGAAGAAAGGCATATCCTAAATTAAAGATTATCAAAAAGCATTAAGAATTAATTAATTCATAATGCTTTTTGTTGCTTATATGACTATCACTATTTTTGAGACAGATAACAGAATATTAATTTTTAAAATATTATAAGGCTATGGCTATCCATAAACCGTATGACAGACACATTATCTGTCCTCCGCACGCTAAGTTGGCGGACGTAGATTCTTTGTTGCTTCAAGAAGGTCAGATCGCTATCTATGATTTGGATGGTGAGCAGACTAAAGATGGTTTGAAAGCGTTGAAAGACTTGAAAGGATATCGTAAGGACGAACAACGTTTCCAGATCAGAATCGGACGTAATGAGATGGTGAACGACCGTGTATCTGATGATAAATCATTCTCTACACCTACGTTTGCTATTGATGAAATTATAGAAGTGTATGCTTCTGCTCCGAAGAGTAAAGAAATTAAAGTAGATGAAGTTATTTTCGGTTATAACGGAATTGACGACAGTACCGCTATTACAGCAAGAAAAGGCGATCGTATTCCTATCCATATTAAGCTGACAGGACGTTTGTTTGAGCTTCGTGGTTATCCGATGGGTGAGGTGAATATCGATGATTACATCATTTTCGAAAACTGTCCTGGTCGTGAGGATATGTGCTCAGAATGTGATCCTTGCGAAGATGTTGATATTTTGGCTGCTATTCTGAAAACAATCGAACGTATCAAGAATCAGCCGATTGCAGGTGGTGGCAAGGTGGGTGATTTTGTAGAAATTCATCCTATCCATTCTTGCAATGAAATGGAAAAAACTCCGGTGGAAACCGACATGAATTTCTATTGCATGGAAATGTGTGATACCGGTGATGCTTATGCCCTGGCTCAGCTTAAGGCTGCTTATCCTGGTTTGGATATCAAGAGAGTTGGACGTCATCTTTCTACATCTAAATATCAGGTGATGAAAGAAGGTGGTAAGCCTTCTGATTATACTCAAAAGCTGTCTTCTATCATGAAAGGCTGCGAAGAGTGCCCTGACGGATATACTAAAGTGGACGGAGGTTTGATTTATGCCGTAACGTTAGAGGATGATGGTGTTGATCAGTCCACTGTAGTAGAAAGCATTAAGAATGCCGTTAGTAGCACTGCCAAGAAAACAGCAGCCCAAGATGGCGGCGTAGGTATGTACACTGTGGCCGTAAGCAAGAAACTAACGAAGGCTGATATCGATGCATTTGTAGAAACTAATCCGACTGCCACAGTAACGTTCGTTGCTAAAACAGCAGATATGTGTAGCAATCCTACTGTTACTACCGTTAGCTGGGAAGCATGTGGTTCTTGTAAGGTTTCGAAAGAAGCTTATGAAATTACGTTGCCGGATGATGAATGTGGTAACAGTGCTAAAGAAGAATTGCAGGCAGCATTCCCGTATCTGACAATCGAAGATTACGGTACACCTGGTGGATGTCAACACAAATTCAAAACAACGGTCGTTACTAACATGGTTTGCGACGAATGCGATAAAATTTTCAAAGACTTCTTCGTATCTAAAGCTCCCGAATCTTATCGTGGACGTAACTGGAAGCGTTTGGGTGCCGTAGCAGGAGATCAGTCCATTATCGCCGATCCGATTCCTAAGAACTGCAAATGCGGTATCTTGTTCCGTGGTATTGACTACATGATTTCTCCGTCCGACTGTTTGATTGACCGTCTGACATTCCAAGAAGGATCTGTTCGTATTGCTGTAAATGGCGGTTATCCGGATGAACAGCGCGAGGCTATCAGCACGTACTTCAACCCGATCTATACCGAATACAAACAGCACTGGGCTCCGCGTACTCACCTCGGCGCTGAATTGCTGGATAAAGAACGCGAACAACGTATGTTCTTCGACTTCCGTAAGACTCACCAGGAACTTATGGAACGGATGTTTACCAACGAAGAAACTCGCTTAGATCTGTTGGCTCCGTATGCTGATTATTCAGTAACGCTGAAGCCGGCACGTTACTCTAACGGTTTCGGTAGAGTAATCGATGATCACATTACAGTACACTTCCATGTACCGTATGGCGCTCACGAAGGTATTCAAGACCTTATGGACTTGTTAGCTGCTTCGGCAAATATCAAGCCCTGCAAGATTTGATTTTCCTTTTTTCTATATATCCCAAGGGGGAGGAGGCTGGTCCTCCACCCCCCTTTTTGTAATAAAACAATTTGAAATAGATCGATTTCATATGAACGGCGTGGATTCTTTAGTTGGTGCCTTAGGTAGGGGCATTGACAAAATAACCAACATAGTTGGAAAATGGGGTTCCTCCCAACCGGTAGATGACAGCAAATCCGGTATAAAAATAGGGGACAAAATCTACCAGGTGGTTGTGTCCTTAAATGGCTGTTATTGGTATCTTGACGAAGAAGGCAAGAAGCATCCTGTTTCTGGTATTCCTGCTACAACAGAATGGGAGTGGATTAATATAGCTGAGAAAGTTATCAAAGATTTCAAAACCTGTTACCGTACACCTGGTGGAAAGGTTGAAGTATGGAGTTGGTATCTTCTTAACGATCAGATGGATGTTCTTAAAGAAACCCATAGAATTACCGACAGTACCGATATGGATAATCCGGTAGGTAAAGTTCTTGCTAAAATACCGGACGAATGGGTTATGATCGACTGTGATCTTCCTGATATGACAGAACGCGACATTACGTTCGTCAACAGATGTTATAAAACTCCGGATGGTAAGGTTGAAATAGAAGGATTAGAAGCCATAGATGATAAGATAAATATCAGGGAATCTATTTATACCGTTATTCAATCGACGGACGATAATTTCCCTGCCAGCCATGTTTTCAGGCTAATTCCGGAAAATTGGGTTAGAATGGTTTGTGACTTTCCTGACATGACAGAGCGAGACGTAACTTACGTTCTTGAATGTTACACTACTAAAAAGGGGAAAGTGCAAGTAGAAGGTTTGGTGGCCATAGATAACATTCTTGGAGCCAGGGAAAAGGTTTATACCGTCCTTCAGTCTACCGATCCTGATATTAAGGTAGGGGCCGTGCTGGATTCCATTCCAGAAGATTGGGTGAGGATGGTATGTGATTTTCCTGACATGACGGACCGGGAAATTGTTGAAGTAGACGAATGCTACAAGACAGATGGTGGTAAGGTCAATATAAAAGGTTATCAAGCTGTTGATGCCGTTCTTGGCGTAAGGGAACAGTATTATTATATTGTTAAGACAACGGACGCCGCCTATCCTCAGTGGACAAGAATAGATAAGATACCTAACGAATGGACGAAAACCGAATGCGACTTCCCTGATCTTACAGAAAGACATATTATGTCTGTAGATGAATGTTATACTACTCCTGGTGGTAAAATACATCTTGGTGGATACAGGTCGGTAGATAGCATAATAGGAGTCCGGGATGAGTATCTTATTGTTTTAGAAACGACCGACCCTGATATACAAAGAGGCGCCACATTCAGCAAAATACAAGAAGGATGGCAGCGTATTGTTTGTGATTTCCCTGATGCTACTACATCTGACACAGAAATAGTAGAAAACTGTTATAAGACGGAAAAAGGCAAGGTTCAGATCCGGACATATATAACAATGGACGGATACGGAAATACAAGGGAATTGAAACATATGGTGCTTAAAACAACCGATCCTGATTACAATATCGGATCCAATATCGATCAGATACCGGTAGGTTGGTTAAGTATCGAGTGCGATTTTGCGTCTGCTACACAGCGTCATATAAGACAGGTGAAAAACTGCTACGTTTCTGATGCAGGGAGCATTTACGTTGAGGGAGAAATCGTTTACGACAATGACCTTTACGTGGACAAGATGGAGCTGACGGTCATGGAAAGCACTGACCCGGCGATAGCCGTAGGGACGGAGCTGGCGGCTATTCCCTCTGGCTACGTGAGAACAGTTTGTAGATGTAATTGTTGCAACCACTAAATCTTATTATTATGAGCTGTAACGAATATTTTTTAGTAACACTGGGGTCTAAACCGACTCCAGTTCGTCATAAATACACGAATTTAACAGACGAATGGTATGGTCCTGATGGCGTTAAGTACGAGGATCCTGATACGATAACTAAGATCGAAGAACAAGCTACAGATAAGAATCGTATAGGGGATAACACCTTATATCAGAAACTTATTGAAATACATTCTCAAGGAGAGTCAATAAAATCGGACATCGGAGACATAGGTTCGGTATTAGATTACATAAATGGGGAGGAAGTGTAATGGGAACCATATCAGATAAGTTAATGAGGATCATAAATACCAAGGAGGATATAAGGCGAGCCCTTATATCCAAAGGGTATGATGTACCTACTTCCATGCCTTTTAAAGAGTATGCGAAAATGATATTAGATTTACCATGTAATGCTGATTCTTTCCCAGATATAGAAGGAATTGTAGCTCGTTATTCAGCATTAGGTCTCACTAATGAGCAGATGGCTACCAATCCTGTATGGGTTGATAAGACGGGTAATGGGCATGATTTGCAAATGAAGAACTTTGCTTGGAGTGGAATGTCCGGGGTTGGCGGGTATGAAATGAATTTCAATTTATGGACAAACAATGTTCCAAGCATTTCAGATATTTCTATGTCTAAGACGACCACCTCAGTTAGTGTAAGTGTTGGAAATTCCGCTGCTTATAATAACAATCTTATTTATATTCATATGAATAATTGGGATATAAATAAGAATCACTGGTTAAAGGTCACATCTACTTATGAAGATGGAGATCTCGTCTTTAAATTTTATAATGATAATAATAGTAAAAATATTGAATTGCCAGCTAACGGCTATGTAAACATACCTGCATATCCTGAATTTAAAGGCAATTATATGTATATCTCAACTACATCTAATAAGCAAGGTTCATTTACCATCGAACAACTTCCCCTCTACCCCGGTGCACTCGTTTTTGACGGAGTAGATGATTACGGTACCTGTGATAACTTCCCTATTTTGACTAAGGAAAAGGGATATACGGTTGTGGCGTTGAGACAATATTTATTTAATGCAACAGATAAAATTAGGTCTTTGGTCACAAATGCTCCTAGTTCTATAGTATCACGTTCTACCTTAACATTTGAATTAATAGATTTAAAAGGAGAGAAAATAAATTTTTTATTTGGAAAAGGTAATCTGGTAAGCGATTTTGAGCCAAATGTGTTTTCTTATATGACGAGTAAGTCTTATAATGGGAAAACCATCACCCCTGGAGATGTCACAGAATCCAATGAAAGGATTTTAGTTGGAAATTTTTCTGAAAATGGGAAATATGGGAGTAATGTTGCTATCTGGGAACTTGTATTTCTCGACCACGATGCCACCGAAGAAGAACTGACCAAGATCAAAGACTACTTCGTCAAAACTTATCCTTGGCTCTTCCCCGATCAAGCATGGACAGTGGTAGGCAAAACCAACGAGGACGAAGATCGTGCTACTATTGCTAACATTACAGGCAATGGTAATAATCTTGTGCTGTCGAATTTTGGGTTTGCAGAAGGGAGTGGGTATGGGTTGTATTATCAATATTTTGGTAATGAATTTAAGGCAACCAATGGAGAAATAGAAGGTGGAGGATGGAATATTATTGATAACTATAATATTTCTCATGATAAACGAATACCTATTAATTCTATTGGTAAGTGTTTTTGGGGTAATAAAGCGTTAGTAAATGGTATTAAACTACGGTTTAAACTTACTGGCATGACAGAAGGTGATGTTCTTGCTTTTGGTTATGCCGCTACATATGATCTCACATATACATCCGATGGAATCTATGCCATAGATTTACCTCCTGTTGATAAGCCATATGGGTTTTCATTGCAATCTTCTTTAACAGAAAATCTTCCAACCACCCCAGTTACCATAGAACTCTTACCATTTGAATACGAAGGCTATCTAGTTACTGATGGGGTGGATGATAAAGCGGTTAGTAAACAGTTTAAATTTGGCGAAAACTTTACTGTTATATTAGATTTTAAATTCCCCGTTAAAAAGATATCTTATTGTGGTTTTGATTTATCATCAAAGGTTAGAATCCAAAATCTTCAAGGTAGTGGTGTGTATGTCGTATTAAAGGGAAATAAAACCTTGATACCATCAAATATAGTGAGAGCCGTAACTTCAGAGGGTAAAGTATATGATGAAAATTGGAATGAATACAATATTGTGCCTGGCAATATATCATCAAATTATACAATGGTAAATTTAGGCTTTGATGGAAGTAATCAATTTGCTGAGTCGGCAACTAAATTAGCTGGAATTTATAGTAGTGCTTTATCCAAAGACGACTGTATCAAAGCATACAACTATTTACAAACCCTAAAATCAAAGTAATATGAAATTTATTATCATACCAAAAGAAGTATATGATTCCGTATCTGAAGAAAAGAGACGTGAATTAGGAATAGGCAGCCCAAGAGCGAGCGTAGATGGCTCTAAAGTTATTTTACATGTAGAACATTATGACCTTCTATTTAAGTCTTTAGACATGCAGGCTGATGACGAACCTCAATATCCGTATCCGGTATATGACAGCCCTTCTTCTGAGTTTGAATCTGTTCTTTCATCTAAAGAATGGGTGTCTAATGTTAATGACGAGCGTCTTTGATCTTGTTATGGTTGGGACAATTGCTATATTTGTAAAAAAGTTGAATAATTAAAGCGTGTGGTAGCGTTATCTACCATATAATCATCATGTTTCAGATAATAATCGGATGCGTTTTGGCTAATATCCTTACGATAGCAATCATCGGTTTAGCCCTGTATTTAGTGTATCGTAAAAACGAAGACCGTTTAAAGGCTTTGGACTCTAAGATCGATCAGAAGGTTGAGGACGTAAAAAACAAGGTTGGGGCGGTGATGGATATCGTAGATCAGATCAAGAAATTGTTGGACAAAATCAATAAAAAATAAAAAATGGCAGAAGTAGGTTATAACAGTAAATTCGAAGGTCTGGAGGTTGATTCCAGACTTGAGAATGTGGTGCAGGCCGCCCCTGGAACAAGTTCGGAGTCGGGCAAGGGAGGCCTCATTCCGGCTCCCCCTGCCGGAAGTCAAGACGGTAGTAAGACTCTTCTTAGTAACATGACATGGGGCGATTATGTAAACAAGAAGTATATAGATGATGCTGTATCGGCAGCAGGGTGGAAGAAGCAGATTGTTAGCAAACTTCCTACTGTTGAAGAAGCGAAGGATAATGTCATGTATCTTGTAAAAGACGATGTGGCATCTACAGAAACTAAAAACGTGTATAACGAATATATTTTGGTTACTGAAGAAGGTGGAACTAAGGTACTTGAATCGCTTGGTATGGTAAGTACCGGAGTAGATTCTGGCTATCTTGATTTATCCATATTTTCTGGTAATTCCGGATCTCTTGATGAAAATTCGTTTGCAAAAGTTTTGGATGCATACAATAACAATATCACATTAGGTAAGTTAGATGGTGATTATTATCATTTGAATTATTTTTTAGAAGGTAATGATTTTGAAAATAATTTTAAATTAAAAATAGTATTTGCCTCATTTGCTAATGCCGACTCAGCGGTAGGCGCATCTGAATATGATATAGAAATTCAGGTGGGGACTTTTGTTGTTATTCAAGATAAGACATATGAGGCTATGAACAATATGGTTACGTTGTCTAATACGATATTGTCTTATTTGAATTTTATGGCTATGCCCCCTAAGGTTGTTACAACATTGGCAAATTTACCAAAAGGTGCTCATAATATCATAGCCAACGTCGCTTCTGCTACGAATCTGTCTATGACCGTATCTTCTGAGCATGTTGGGAGGGAGTGGCAGGTGCGGGTTAACAACACCACCGGCACGGACATCACACAGCCGCTTCCTACCTCTGGACAGTTCCAGAGTATGTCAGGCGATAGCGTAGTGATACCTAAAAATAGTTTTATAGAATTAAGTATCTGGTATATCAATGATAAGTTGGTTATCAGAGTAGGTGAACAAGCTTAATAGAAAGGATAGAGTATGCTTTATGTAAATAAAAACGTAAAAGGTTTTTACTGGGAAGGATACGAGTTGGACTCCTCTTCTTACGAAGTAGGGTATTCTTACCAAGATTTCTTAGATGGTAAATGGGTTCAACTTGACTCCGATCAAGAAAAATTCCATCAAGACAATCCTGATGCGAGTGTGAAAGAAGTTATTGCCATGCAGCTTGACCCGGAACCTCCTGGACCAACTGAAGAGGAGTTGCTTGCCAAGGCTAAAGACAAGAAGGTTTCTGAGGCCAGGGAATATGCTTATTCTGATACTGTCCGTTCTTATAGTTTGGATGGTAAACAGATATGGTATAACAGCAGCATGAGACAGAAGGTTAAAAACGATATTGATGTAGCAAAAGGAAGCGGGATATACACCGTATCCGTAGCAGATTCAGAATACGAGCTTGATATTGCTAATACGGCAATGAATGAAATGCATGTATATGAATCTGAGTGCAACGATCGTACTGCTGCCATAGAAAAGGAAATAGCTTCTAAAACCGACAGGAGTGAAGTTGAGTCTATGAAAGTAGATGAAGGCTATCCTGAGAAGTTGGTAAGAACAAAGGATCAGATCATAGAAAAAAATAAGATCCTTGAAGCTAATGATCCGGAGAAGGCTACAGCCATGTACATGAGGGCGATGATCAACACGCCGGCTATGTTGGAAAACACTGACCAGAATCTTGCTCTTAAGATAAAGGGATTGTACCCTATCTGGGATAAGGATGGAGTTTACGGAGACAAAGGTCTTCCTATGGGTACGGCTGTTGTAAAAGGGCAGCGTTTCCGTAGCAAAAACAAACCTTCGGATTTGGATTGGACTCTGTTTGAAGTAAGGCAAAATCACAATCTACAAGCCGACTGGGTTCCTGGTCAGGGAGGTGGAGCTGAAAGCCTGTATATGGTTGTTCAGGAAAAGCATTCAGGTACGATAGACGATCCTATTCCTTGGGTATATAATTCTATTTTAGAGAATGGAAAGTATTACATTGACAAAGAAATTAAGTATCTTTGCATAAGAGATTCAGGCATCCCTTTGGCTTACGAGAATCTTTCTGATCTTGTATCAGCAGGATACGTGAGGGTTGTTTAGGTCGTGATTTGTTGTTAATGTTATGGATAACCCCTGTATATTTATTTATGCAGGGGTTTTTCTTTAATCCCGACTCTACTTATTTTTCATATCGGTAAGGTTCTAATTATCTTTGTGAAAAAGGTTAAGTTATGGAAAGAAAAGATATTATAAAAGAATTGAGTCAGTATTTTAGTATTGTTGAATTAGTTGGTCCTAAAGAATACGGTAGAGACAAAGATCTTTGCTGGAGGTATTTAAGAACTGAGTTGCTTCACACGATACTGGTTTTAAGGAAAGATATCTTGAAAACTCCGATGACGGTTAATACCTGGGAGTCGGGTGGAAGGTTTGATGAGCGTGGTTTTAGGAACAATATCTCGGATATAGTAAAATCCAAGACCGTATCAGGGTCTTTGTATATCAGTCCTCATATGCTTGGGGCAGCCATCGATTTTGATGCCAAGGGTATGACGGCAGAAGAGGCAAGGAATAAAATAATTCAGTCGCAGGATTTACTTCCTTGTCCCATTAGATTAGAATCAGGTACCAATTGGGTCCATATTGACGTATATGACTCTCTTGGAAGTAGCAAGAAAGTAACTATGTTCTAATATGGCTTACAGATTTGTAGGAAGGATGAATTTAGAAAGTTTCTGGGCTTTTCTCATTTCCGGATTATCAGTATTGTGGATGAATTTCCAGGAGATTCACCACCTTATATATTCTATATTGTTTATATTAGCTATAAATCTTTTGTTAGCTACTATAAAAAGTATCAAACACTGCTATATCCGAAGAAAGAGAAAGAGGCCTTTTAAGATATTGACATGCATAAGCGAAATTGGAGTTTTGAAAATCCTTCTTGAGTTCGCGGCCTGCTCTTTCGGGCTGTTTACCATATCCGGAATGGATCTTATTATGTCTATGGGAGGGCATAAATCCCCAGAGTTTATAGACATGCTTCTTCAGTGGATTACGATATTCGCCTTAATATTATACGGTGGAATGGCATTCAAACGCCTCGGCGACCTTGCACCTGATTTGATGATAGTAAAAGGTGTTAAGTATTTCTTTAGCAAAGTAAGTTGGTGGCAGAAGGTTCCATTCGGAGAAGAGCTTAAAGAAGGTATTAACAACGGTGATATACAAGAGCTTTTAGACGAAGATAAGGAGGGTAAAAGATGTGTTTGCAAAAAATGAGAGCCAGGCATGTGTTAGGAGTTCTTCTACTGTGTTTTATATCTTTCTTGTTTGGTAAAACATGCAAGAAACAAGAAATAATACACGATATAGAAATAGATACTGTAATAGATACCATTATCCAACCTGTTCCTGTTCCTCAGTATATAGTTGACGTAGGGGAGGTAGAAATACCTTTCCCTATGGATGCTATAGTTGAAAAAGATACGATAAAAGACACTGTCTATATCAATATTCCTATACAAAGAAAAACATACAACACAGATGATTATCGGGCTGTTATAAGCGGATACAGACCTAATTTGGACACGATGATCATCTACCACAAAAAAGAAATAATATACGAAAAGAGCCGGCGCTGGGGCATAGGACTGACGGCAGGGTATGGGGTTGGGCGCGAGGGCTTCTCCCCCTACTTAGGCGCTGGAATCTATTATCGGATATGGTAATAATCACGTCCTATTTTATTTAATACACAACATTTTAAACTTTTATCACCCCATTTACTTATCTTTGTGGAAAAAGGTAAGTTATGAATTATATCGATATTTTACCACAGATAAGAAATAACATTTTCTATGTCAGGATAGTAATGACCGACTACGATGTGGAAAATCAGATGGTTATTAGAATAGTAGCCAGAAGAAATGACGGTTTGTACAAGACGGAAGTAGTACAGTATCCAAATGAAGGAACTGATTACAACGGAGAAATCATTGTTCCTATGTTTGGTATGGCTAAGTCATTGGTGGCCCAAATAGTAGGAGTCAAGATAAATGGTACCGAGGTACGTATTAATAGTACTGAAGTAGAGGGAGCTGATATAACAGCCAGATACGATGATTCCCTTACCAGAATGGGATGGGAGGAGAGTATGAACAACATCCATCTTGATTTTGAGGTTATAAGCACCAACAACCCTAAAACGCTTCGCATAGCCGATCAGTCGGAATGGGGGATACTGGCAGACAGACCGGCTATTATAGAGATTGTGCCACCTGAAGATGAGAATAAGTATGTTTATTATCTTGGTAAGAATCAGTTGAATGTATTCAATAGTAAGACCCTTGGCATAAATCCTGGTCGTGGAAATGATTTTGAAAACCTAAAAGATGGTATATACGATATTACCATAAAAGGCAGTCCTTCCTCTTATTCATTTAACAGAAAGTATTTAAAAACAGATCTGATCCGTCTTAACATAGATAAGATATGGGCCAGGTCAACTGTGTTATGTGATCATGAGGATGATGACGTTATTGACAAAATAAAAGAAATAGAGTTTCTGCTGGCTGCGGCTGAAGCCAATATGAGATTAGGGAATTTTGAAAACGTAAAACAATTATATGAAAAAGCATCTAAATTGATTTACGTTCTCAATAATTGTGAAAATTGTGGTTGTAAAATATAATCAATTAAATATAAGTGAATTATGGGATGCGGATGTGGAAGAAGCAACATTGCTTCTGTTAATAAAAGTCGGGCTATAAAGCCTCAGTCGAATACGACACCTAAAGCTGATTCTAATGCGGCTTGTATTCAGAAATATGATGAACTTGCTGTATTGGACAAGAAAATCATAGACCTTCATCGCAAGTTCAGGTTTGTAGGAGGTGTAAGTAAAAGGTATGCTGATATTCAAAAGCTGGTAAGAGGGTGGATTGTTAATTTGAAGAACGAGTGCCCGGATCCGGATGATCTTGCTACTTATTCTGAATACATAAATAAAGAATACGCCAGGTATTTTACCGTGAAATAATATGTCAGCTACCGGAAGTACACAGCAAATTCTTTTCCCTTCATCTTACTTATGTGAGTGTGCTGATCGTTTTATAGCATGTAAGGCTGATCAGTATCTACAATATCATAAGTATAAGGTAGGTATCAAGCCTGATATGGATACGGTTCTTAAAATAGATCGTATGAGAAGAATCGTATGTGAAGGGGAATGCGGGTTGTGCCCGGACGAGATTCAGAAATTTAAAGAAGAACTTAATAAGATCTTGTCATGAAAAAGATGTATTACAACAAGGAATACAGAAAAGCTTTCAAGAAATCTGACTGTCCGGAAGATCTTGGTTCTGAAGAAACGTTTATCGTTCATGAGGCTGAATTTTGTTCGGATATAAGCCAGGATGATGCAGATAGGAAAGCGGAAGAGTTTGCGGATAAAGAAGGTCCGTTGTATGCTAATAAAGTAGGTGGCTGTTGCGAGGTATATTATAACACAAGACAGGAAGGGGATTTCTTTAAAAATGATTGTCCTGATGGTCAAAAACAAGAACAACCCACACATCACATGGTAGAGGCCGGGCGTGTATGGTCTAAGTTCAGTACCGAAATAGCTAACTACGAAGCTGCGAAGATTCTTGAGCAAGAAGGGCAGGCTGCCGCTAACGAATCTGGAGTATGTAAAACCGTTTATTACAACGAAGATCAACATGGTTGGTTTAGTAAGCGTTGTAAGGAAGGATGGAGGGCTCCTGAGAAATACAGGAGGATATACGCTGGTACCGTAACGTCTTTCATTAGCGTTGATGATGCCAATGAAAAGGCTAAGAAGATACTGGAAGAAGAGGGCATGAAATGGGTTAATGAAAATACCAAATGCGAGCCTGTTGTTGATGAATGCAAATTTGATTTTTGAAAATGAGCAACGTAAAATTTAATCCGACAGAAGGTGAGAATGATAAACTGGTGTCGGTGTTTTCTGAAATAAATGAAGGTCTTGATACGACTTTGAATTACACTATTTCCGATGAAGGGAATAAGGCTAAGAAGAACATCGTCGTTAATCAAGTTGGTAAAAGGGAAAAGTTTTTATCGAAGAAAGGGGAGGAATCTGAGCCTTTTGTTTTGTCTGATGGTAATACTTTCAACGTTCTTAAAGAAGGTGCTTCAGGATCGGCATCCGCTTGGGCTGAGGATCAGCTTCCTCCAGAAGCCACAGAATCAGTTGGCGACAAAAGCCTTCTCCCTTCTTGGGATTTTTATCTTATAGACATGACTCAAAATACCGGAGACAAAGTGCGTCCGGTAGGAAAGCTTCGTAAGAATAATCTCCTTAGATTTGAAAACGGAGATTTTGCTCCTACGGTAGGTATAACCGAGGAAATGAGAGCCGAATGCGATGTGGAACTGTATTTGGATAACGGTCATAAAAATAAGTATTGTGATGCCGGAGCATTTGACGCTAAGGCTTTTTACGAAGAGTATGGTATTGGTCAAAAACTTTATAATGTATCAGGATCAGAGGTAAGGATTTTAAGACCTTGGGAGACTACTTCAAAGAATTATAGCATATTCTTAGGATGTAGCAAGAGCCTGTATGTAGCTGATAAAGTAGTTGGAAAAAGTGGAAAAATATGGTCTGGGGTGTACGACGCAGACACGGTCCCTATGCTGGACGGACTTGACCTGCGCCAGACGTGCCCTGTGCTGCCTCCCACAGCCTTATCTCCTGGACCGGTATGTACAGTAGACTCCAAGGCAAGATCTTTCTTTTTCTTGTATGAAGGAGAAACAAATTGTAAATCCGGAGCCGGATTTGGTAACGCCTGCACAATGTTTCTAAATGGAAGAACTTATCCGAGATGCAATGATGTAAATCAAATCAATATAGCTAAGTATTCGAGGGCTAATAACGTAGATCCTGAATCTTCTTATCCTTTTTCTGAAGGTGGTTTTTTGACCTTGAATGCCTATATCATATACCTTGAAATGCTGTACGGTACTAAATACTTGGTTAATCCAGATACTTTTGGGAGTGGGATATCGAGCAACAATGGAATAGGTAATGATGTTAATTATAGGAAATATGGAGGGGTAAAATATCGTAAAAAAGGAGAAGAGATCTGGTTGTATAGCGCATGGTCTACAAATTCTCCTATTATCCATTATGAACCTACTAAAAAAGCTCATTTCTCTTACCTCATAAATTTAGAGTATCCTAAAGAACAGTGCATGGAAAGTCAGATGGCGGCTTCTTTTGCATTTGAAACAGGCGTAGAAGAAGGATCAGAGTTTGATTTTTATGGAGGAAAATACTGGTATAAGAACGTCCAGGGAGCCAAGAGTATGGCTGAAGGTCATATGAATGTTATTGTGTTTAAGGAAATGACTGGTACCATATCGGCCTTAAACGAAAATGACGAACCAGCAGAATTTGATTTGGAAGTTATTTTAAGGATGTCTTTGCACGATGGTATGAATTTGTCTGGAGACGTCTTTAGGTATTGCGGAGGAGGATACGAACAGGTAGGAACTTGTTTAAATGATCCTAATGTCACTCGAATAGGTAATACTATTGATATTTATATAGAACCAGATCAAAAGAAATGGACATATGAGAAAAGGTCTACTATAAATAATGGTGAGGTTTTTGATTTTGAATCCAAATATAAGAAGATAGCAACTACCCAAAATTTAGGAGATGGTCATGTTTTACATCGTATCCCTTATACCGGATGGAAGGGTAAAAGGGGAGGAAATTATAATTCAGGAGAATGTTTTTATACATGGGACGACTGCTACTGGGCTTCATCTGTTGGTATAAAGTCCAGAGTGGCTGCTCGTTTCGGCGGTTATGCGACCTCTGGCGCTTGCTCGCCTCGTACTCTGACTGCGTTTTACGACGCTTCTACTAAGAATCGCACCCATTGCGGCCTTGCCCAGTTGTTATTAGACGTCAGTCAACCGCAGGTTTGATGGGTGCAACCCATTGATGGCGCAGCCATCATAAGCGCAGCGCTAAGGCGCAGCCTTATATACTATATCACGGCGCAGCCGTATCTTGTTAATATAATATTTTATAGCTACAAAACAAAAATTTAAAATATTTAATACAAATTGTTTTGTAGCTATAAAATATTATACATATATTTGCAATGTCATTAGACAACAGAGGTAGTTAACATTATAAACAATAAAAATCTATTCAATGAAATCCGTTAGTCTGCTAACAAGTCTTACATTGGGATCTGACCTCTGAAATAGCAAATAACGGTTGAGAAATAGGTTAAAAAGAATTGGCTGCTCGTTTCGGCGGTAATGCGAACAATGGCAATTGCTCGCCTCGTAATCTGAATGCGAATAACGCCGCTTCTAATACGAATCGCAACAATTGCGGCCTTGCCCTGTGTGGGCTAAAAAATTGGGTATATTCTTTTTAATCTTTCCCAGGAGTGGAGAATCAATAAAAGACAAGCGTATGAGGTTATATGATAAAAAATATGATAGAGATGCGCGACGGTCGTAAGCCCGTCATTAGCCCACAACTGAAATCAGTTTCAAACTATATAGATGTAAGTTTGGATGATATTAGAGAAGCATGCGAAGCAGCATTTAAAAACCATTCTAAAAAGAATGATGTTGTTAATTTTAATTCTGATTTTGATGGTAATTCGTTAAAATTGTATGAATGGTATTTAGATGGTACTTATGTTAGCAAAATCAAATATCGCAAACTTGTAAAAGAAAACAAGAATGGTAAGGTTCGTGAAATAAACAGCCCGGATCTTACCACCAGAATCTATCAGCATCTTGTTTTAGTAAAGTTAGGTCCTTTGTATTATGAGAAGGATAATATGAATGGTCTTAATTGTAAGCCTGGATTTGGCATAACAGCATCGTCTAAATCAAGGTCTCTTATTAAAAAGATGAAGCACGTTTATTATGATAGACTTGATTTGAAGTATTGTTTGGTTATAGATCAACGTAAATGTTATAACCATGTAAAAGACAAAGTGTTTAGAAAAGTACTTAAGAACTTTATTTCAAACAAAAAGTTTATAGATTTTGTAATAGACGTAAGTTTCGTATCTGGAGAGCTACCTATAGGAACCCCTACAAGCCCTTTCATTCATCATCTCCTTATGAAAGATTTTGATGATCTTGCAAAGAGAATAGCTCCTTTTTCATTGAGATATGCCGACGATAATTTCCTTGCTTTCTATACTAAGGAGGATGCTAATACTGCCAAATGGAGGATTAAGAATTATTGGTGGTATGAGCTTAAGATAAGATCTAAAAGGCATACTTGTATTATAACAGACATGGATAAACCTCTTGATTTTTGCGGGTATGTTTTCCACCGTAACAACAAAGGCGTATCCGAACACAATAAAGGTCATGTGAGAATAAGGAAGAGGGTAGCCAAAGACGCGAAGAAGTGTATTACAAATGAAAGCTGGTCTTCTTACTTCGGTCTTTTAAAACACTGTGACAGTTATTCATTAATGTCAAAAATAGAAAATATCATGAAATTACGAGATTTAACAAGCACGATTCGTATTGATAAGAAAATGGATGCGGACAACATCGATGTAAAGAACCTTGAAGGTATTGTATTTGATATCGTGAACTATGAAATACGAAGCAATAACAAGAATGAACCAAACTGGATAAAGTGCTTGATAGGTATTCCTGAAACCAATAAAGAAGGGATTCCTACCGGTAGGAAACTCGCAAGGGAATTTCATGGTAATTATCAAGGTATAGTAAATTTTATTTCAAAATGTGAACTTACTTATGGCAAAGATGCTATTCTCCCTATTACCGATGTAGAGATAGAAAACAGATGCGGATACGTTTTTAAAGGCAGCACTAACCGCTTGGAATACATTGATTGACTTCTTATTGTGATGGTGTGAATGAAAATTATTATCTTGCACCAAAAAAAGAAAGTCATGAATTGTAACACTTGTAAAGATGACAGACCTGATATTCTGAGATCTAATATCTGTATCGGGTCTGATCCGTGTAATGACTGTACGGACAATTGCGAAATTCTTCCAAAAGAATGCGATTGCCCGTATGGTCATTTAAGCGATCATTGCATTCATTATACAGGATGCAAGACATTCATATCCAAATTAACTCCAGGCATGCCTTATAATGAGGTTATGCATAATATAGAGCTGGTTTTTGAAAACATAGATAAGTTTTTGGATAGGATGGTTGAAGAAAATACGCTTTTAAAACAAAGAGTTGAAAAACTTGAAAAACAACTTCAAAATGGAAAAGAGTGCACAAATTGGTAAGGACTTAAGTGGTAAACACGTATATGTTCCACATGTGGACGAGACGCCGGTGCCATGCCCGGACGGATATACATGCACGAACTGCGTGTACTGCGCTGACGGCATCAACGCTGGCTACTTCAGTCTGGCTCAGAAATCTGATCTTACGGCTTTAATCAATGCAATGATATGCCGTATGGAACACCAGGATAGGGAAATAGAATTTTTAAAACAAAAAATAAATATTTTGAGTAACAATGGCAATAACAGGTAACGGTTGTTTTGGCAGTCATGGTGGGTGCGAACGCCCGCATCATTGCAATATTCCTTCTTCTAACATATTCTATGATGGAGAAACTATAGAAGAAGCTGGTTTGTATCATGGTATGCCTTTAGACGGAGCTTTAGCTAATTTAGCTAAATACGTTTCAAGGGCTATTAACGTAAGTGGATCTGTCAATACAGAAGTGTTTGACGGTACTTCTCATGTGGTTCTAAAGAAAGATCCGGCAGAGATTTTGCTTGTATCTTATTGCGGGGGTGTCGTACCTTCTGATATGTATAAAGTCCAGGGTCGTACTGTTAGGTTCTGCCGGGATATGTGTCAACAGGATGAACTTGCTGAAGTGAGGGTTGTGTACCGAGAAGAAGCAAATAGTTCTTATGGGTTCCATTGTTAATTTAGGAGGATAAGAAATGGCAGAAAAATGCAAAGGATTTATATGTGGGGGTAATCTCGTTGATGGCTCTGTGCCTTCTGATAAGTTAGATAAAGAAACCATTGTCGAGCTTATTAAAGAGATTCTGAAAGAGGAAATGCACGAATCTTGGCTTAAGGAAATAATAGAAACCATACTTAAGGAATCCATTGATTCGGATTGGCTTCGTGAGTTCTTTAAAGAGGTTCTTAAAAAATATGCTAAAGAGGAATGGTTTAAGGACATTATCTGTGGCTTAGGATGTGTAGGTGTACAAGAGATATTCGACGTTATTCCTACTGACATAACATTTGAAGCTACAGGAGGTACGGCTACGGTTCAGGTGGTTGTTGATGATGGAGTCGAATGGGAGCTGACACTTTAATGAAGGAGGGTTATTATGAGCAAAGAAAGAATATATAAGATGGATGATGGTTCTTGGCTTACCTCAGATAAGAAGGAAGGTGTCGGTCGTGATAAAATGAATTTCGATGCTCCATCTTGGAAGGGAAGGGAAGATAGGATCACTATCCGAATTGTGAAGAAGTCCGATACCGAAAGCATGAAAGCCATTACTTTCAAGCAAAAAGGTATTAAGATCACAGAAGTGTCGGTTAGTAGGCTGGAGTTCCCTATATCTGGTGGAGATAAGCAGATCCTTATTACTACCAACGCCGCTTCTATCAATGCCCTTATTACAGGAGATAGTGGTATAAAGGGTGTTATAAAGGCATTTACCACCGCTTCTGGTCTAAATATTGATGTCAATGATATTAGGCTTGATTATGGTTTCCCTGGTGATCCGGGTCTTGAAGACACGTTCCAGGTTTCGATGATTGTTTCCATGCCTGGCAATGAGGATGGGAATGAAGTTAATGAGAACATAACTATAAATGGTGTACTGATTCCTATTTATCAGCCTGGAAAGGTCGTTCCTTACATTAAATTGGATAAGGAATTTGAACAAATTGAGGGTGATGAAACAAGCACGCAGTTAAGTATAGAAAGTAATATAAAAGATTATGTTATTGAAATAGTTGAATGCGAGTCTGTGGATAAGGAGGAAATCTACCTGGACAAGGATGTTGTTGATCTTGATTCAGATGGATCACCGGAGGTAATCAACGTAAGTACAACTCCCGAAAATTTAAGATGGAGGATTAGCGAATGGAAGTAGGTAATTGTTGGGCGAACATAGATAAGAAAGAAGGCAGTCTTAACAGTAAGGTTAATATTTACTTTGATGAAAATGATACTGGTGCCAACAGAAGTGTCAAGATAAGGGTGTCTTCCAGGGATGGTAGCGTATCTGAAGAATGTACGGTAGTTCATAAAAAAAAAGAACAGGTAGTTTATAGAAATAAAAGGCAGTCGGCTCTTTTCACAAAAGAAGGATGTAATCCTGAGACAGAGAAAGGGGAAGAGCTTGAGTACGTTGTTGAGGCCGGAAAATACACGTCTATCATATCTCAGTCTGATGCTGATGACAAGGCTATGAGAGACATTGAGCAAAATGGTCAGAACTGGGTTAATGAGCATGGTCGTTGTATAACCATATTATGGTACAATGTCAAGAAATCAAAGTCGTTTAGAAAGAACGACTGCGATCCTGATACCGAAGAAGGAAGTTTGGTTACGATGACGATCGAAGCCGGGCAGTTCTCTTCTTCCATAAGCCAAGAGGATGCTGACCGTAAGGCTGAAGCCGAGTTGAATGCCAAAGGTCAAGACTATGCTAATTCTCATGGCACTTGCAATACCATAAAATGGTACAACGACAGGAAATCCAAAATGTTCCAAAAGACAGATTGTGAGGTAACTGAAGTTGGATCTATGGTAGAGTACGTTGTAGAAGCCGGCCGTTTCTCTTCTTCTGTTTCTAAGGAAGATGCTAATCAGAAGGCTTTGGAAGCCTTGGAAGCTGAAGGTCCAGGGTATGCTAATGAGCATGGCACCTGTGAAACCAATTTATGGTATAACATAGAGAAGTCGAAAGTATTTTATAAGAATGACTGCGAAGATGGGTTTATCGGAGCACCTTACACTTACACGGTAGAAGCCGGTAAATACACATCAGACGTAAGTCAAGAAGATGCTGATCAGAAAGCTCTTGATGATATAGAGAAAAATGGTCAGGATCAGGCAAACCTGAATGGAGAATGCGTTACTGATCCAAATTATTTCGTCGGAAAGGCTTCGGCTCGTGTTCAGAAAAATGATTGCGATGCTGAATCTCAGACCGGAAGCTTTGTCGATTTAACTGAAAAGGATCTTGCTGGATACCCGGATGCTTTTGTATCAAGGGAAAGCCAGGAGGCGGCTAACGCGCTCGCTCAGGCTGCTATGGAAGAACAGAAACAGGATCTTGCAAATAAGAAAGGCACTTGCATAGATAAAAACCAATTTGTTGGTGTATATAGCAAGGTATTCACAAAAGACAATTGCGACGGAGAAGGCGTAGGTTCGCAGGTAACAGTGGACCAAGATGATGTAATCGGTGGTCCTTTTACTTCATACGAAAGCCAGGAGGCGGCTAACGCGCTCGCTCAGGCTGCCGTCGAGCAGCAGGGCCAGGCCATAGCCAACCGGGACGGACATTGCACGTGGACTGGTAAATACAGTGAAGAATTTACTAAAAACGATTGTAATGAAGGTCAGGTAGGGTCTAAGATTACTGTAACCGAACAAGATGTTGTTGGTGCTCCTTTCACATCTACCGTGAGTCAAGATGATGCTAATAACAAGGCTAAAGCTGCTGTCAAAGAACAAGGACAGGCTATTGCTAACAGTAAGGGTAATTGTGAGAATATGACGGTCTATACCGGTCATTACAGCAAGAGATTCGTTCCTGAATGTGAAGCTTGCCATAAGGGTGTAGAAATGGAGGTTACGGCCGAAATGGTTAATGGTAGTCCTGTTACGTCTACAGAAAGCCAGGATGCGGCAGACGCAGAAGCTCGTAGGATCGTAGAAGAAGGAGGCCAGGCCTATGTTAATAAAAACGGCAACTGTACGCCACTTAGCACCGATCCTGTATGGGAAGACGTTGTTCCGGAAGAACTTAGATGTAATGAAGGTAAGTCTCAGAAAAAGCAACATGATACCAACGAATGTTCTGAAACCCACAATCAAGAACGTTGGGTAGATGGTGGGAACAAAGTTTGTAGCTGGACCGGTCATTACTCAGAAACGTTCCAAAAGAACGACTGTGAAATACCGGATTCAGGAACAGAAGTAGAGGTAAGTGAAGCTGATGTTGAAGGCAATCCTTTTACTTCTTTCGTAAGTCAAGAGGATGCTGATAATAAGGCTAAGGAAGCCGTTAAAGCTCAAGGGCAGGCTATTGCTAACCAAAAAGGTAAATGTAGGTTCGTAGGCGTATATAGCAAGCAGTTTACAAAAGACAATTGCGGATCATGTCAGCATGGCGTTCCGATGAGCGTAACACAAGACATGGTGGGTGGACCGTTCTATTCTAATGAAAGCCAGGAAGAGGCAGATAGGTTGGCTCAGGAAGCTGTAGAAGCCCAAGGTCAGGCTTACGCTAACAAGAACGGGACATGCGAAATGGACAACACCGATCCTGTATGGGAAGATTCGGAACCGCTCGAAACCAAATGTGAAGGTGGTAAATCTTATAAAAAACAGGTTAATACCAACGAATGTTATGGTGGAGAAAATGAACGTTGGGTAGAAGGTGGAGATAAGGTATGTACCTGGACCGGAACATATAGCAAGGAATTTACAAAACAGTGTGCTGACGGCGGTGTCGGATCTAAGGTTACCATAGATCAGGATGATGTAACCGGCGGTCCTTTTACGTCTACCGTAAGTCAGGAAGACGCAAATGGCAAGGCTCAGGCTGCCGTCGAACAGCAGGGTCAGGCTCTTGCTGACGCGCAGGGAACTTGTACTTGGACCGGTAAGGCAAGTAAGGTCTTCACCAGAAACAATTGCGGAAGCTGTCAGCATGGTTCGTCTGTTACCGTAACCCAGGACCAAGTAGGTGGTCCATTTACGTCCAATATCAGTCAAGCTGATGCTAATAAGAAGGCTCAAGATGCTGTAAATTCCCAAGGTCAGGCAGTAGCTAACAAAAACGGTGATTGCGTAGCTGATAGCACAACACCTTCTTGGTCTGATACCGGAAGCACCCGTTGCGACGGTTGTACGTCTCAGAAGCAACAACGTGACACCAATCCATGTTCTTCTTCTTACAACAACACAAGATGGGTTAATGGAGGTGGAGAATCTTGTACAGACTGGTCTTATTACGGAACAGGAGATTGCGTAGGTCATACTCAGTATAATGCTTATCGTGATAGCTGCTCTGGTAGCATAGATCGTCAATATTCTGTAAGTTGTAGGAATTGCTGTAATTGCGGATCTTACAGTTCTTGGCAAGAAAATGGATGTAAGAATGATCAAGTTAAATACGTTCGTTATGATGATTGTGGTAATGCCGACTACAAATACAAATATGAAGTTGGAAAATGCGGATATGCGCCATATGTCTTTGAGTTTGTAGATGGAACAACTGGTAAAGTATGGTCTGGATCAGGTGAAGCACAAACTATACAATATACTATTACAAGTACCAAAAGTGGATCGTATATTGGATATAGTGTGCAATCTAAGCCTGATTGGTGTTCTGTAGATTATAGAGACCATACATCTACGAGTATGCTTGCTAAAATTACTATGACAGCTAACTCTTCCTCTTCTTCTCGTTCCGGTACTATTACTTTCGTCCAAAATGAATCAGGGAAAACTGTTAACGTTAACATTACACAGGCTGTTGCTGCCACTTATGAGTTTAGTGCCAACCAAAGCACTTGGAATGCCGATGCAAATGGAGGTGCAAATAACTCATATTTATGTATTCAATTAAAAAGTAAAAAGAATGGAAGTAAGATAGGATACACTGTATCATCTAAGCCAAGTTGGGTTACAGAAGTTGCAGAAAAACCATCAGGAGTAAGTTGTCCTGTTTTGTCAGGTTATGATTATTCATTTGTAATAATCTCATCCGCAAACAGCTCTTCATCTTCCAGAAGTGGCACTGTGACATTGAAGCAAAATGAGTCTGGGAAGACTGTTAACATAACAGTCAACCAAGAAGGAAAGGCAGAGGCTAAACCTGTTCCGGCGCATATTACATTGAAAAACGGCTCTTGGGCTACATATAGGAGGGATAATGTTTCTTATAATCCTGGCGCCGGTAAGTGTATTGCCGGATTCGAATGGACTGGTGATGAAAATGGAAATATCCGAATCTACACCTGTGATATTAAGGTGGTGGATGCTGATTATCGTGAGATATCTGGAGCTACTATAAGCATCGGAACAACAACCCATAGAAAACAATCCGGAAGCTCTTGTTCGTATTTCGGGGCTGTAATGGGTGGTATATTGGCAGGATATGTTCATTCTGGAGATGAGAATGGAGATACTACATGGTATATACGAACTATAAACGTGTCTTACGAAGGCAAAGTGTATAAGACCGCTACTGTTAGGCAGTATGAAAAACAAAATATCTCCAAGAAAGGTGGTGTTTTCAATGTATATAATGAATCTCCTGCTTCTTACAACTTTATCGTAGATGGAGCTGAGTGTGGTGATGAAAATGGTACTTTGAAATACGCTTATTCTCAAATGGATCTTAATCCAGCATAATTAACAAGGGGAGGGAATTTAGTTCTCTCCCCTTGCTAATTATGCTGGATTATAATATTGTGTTTTAAGTATTGTCTATTAGAATAAAAATGATTAATATTGCACATCATTCAATTTTAAATTTTTAGTATCATGGCTTGTAAAAAGAAAGCTCGTCAGGGTGGTGAAGTCGATAAGAAAGACAAACCTAAAATGCGCCAAGGCGGTAGTGTTGGAGGCAAGATGAAAAGAAAGAAGACGAGCACTAAAAAGTGATTGAAAACCAGGGGAAGGTGCTGATCGCCTTCCCCATTTTAATAACATAACAACAACATATTATGAGCAACAAGTTTATTAGCAAAGGACAGAGGAATGTCTGTGTGACGTTTGTGAAGTATTATCCTGTGTTGATGCAGGTTATTATGTTAGCCAGCATTTTTGATGAGTTTTATCCTTTTAGTATCACTAATTGGCTGTATCCGATATTAGGTCATTCTCTATCATGAGACCTATTTCTCTTGGCTTTTTCAAGAATGTTCAGGTTTTGTATATGGCATAGGTTATTGATCTATAGCATGATTTTTAATATCTGTGTAGAATGGGTTACGGTTAATATTGAGATGCCTATTGAGCACAATATCGTAGTGTGGTCTGTTATGGCTGTTACTCTTCTGATAATCATTGCCTCTATTATTTTAAGATTTAAAAAGGGTTGCTTTAAAGAGGATGAAAGAAATTCTGACAGAGACGCTGCGTAAAAGCGGTGCGGCGGTATGCGATAAGATAAAGGAGATGTTTTTAAGCGGAGAATGCGATCATCTCACAGCCAACGATCTTGAGACATGGATGCAGCTTGCTAATCCGGCTAAGTACTATACCGGAGAAGAGGCTGTTTCTTATCTTAATGTAACTTCTAAAAGATTTTATGAATATCGGAAGGCGAAGTTAGTTCCTGATCCGGTTAAGATAAAGGGATTCCCTAAACCTTTATATACGAAAGTTATGTTGGATGAGGCTATAAAAACCATATCCGGCATGAGTGAAAGAGATATTTATATGGGGATCTTGAATGCTAAATCAAGAGAATCAAGAGCAAAAGAAAGGAGGGGAGCATGATCACTAATGGTGAATTTGTATCAAGAGTCGTAAACGGTATTCATGCCCTTGACAAAGATTCGCATGTTAGTCGGAGATGGATATTGAATATCGGTAGAACTAAAGCCGAATCTTATACAGCCCAGAGGTGGGATGATGGAACGTTACTTGGCGACCACCGGCTCCTAACTTACGTTACTTGCCTGGAGATGATTGAAGTTGATAAAATAGTTTGCTGCGATGCCGAATTTGCGTTGTGTAATACACTTATGCGGTCAAAGCATAAACTTCCAGGACTTCTTTATTCTGCCCTTAGACCGGCTATTACCAAGGTGACTAACGTAGATAACACCATATTTTTTAAGTTTGCTGAAATAAAGTCGTATCGTAATGAACAAAAAAGACCGTATGCTAAATACGTTAAAGAACGTCGTCCTTTTTATTATGTAGAAAACGACTATATTTATATACCGGATTTTCATATAGAGCTTATTAACGTAGAGTTCTTCACAACAAGAAGAAAGAAGGCGCTGGAGTTAATGGCTTGCGATCCTACACCTAAAGGGTGTGAGTCTGAATGGGAATACGAATTTATCTGCCCTGTTAAGTTAATTGAGTACGTAGTGGCAGAGACGATAAAGGAAGTAGCATTCAGGCTACAGATTCCTATCGATGAAAATCCGAATCTTGATTCCAATCAGAAAAGTCAAATTGTTCAGTGATTCTTTTTATTGGATACCCGGCCATAGCTATGTAGCCACGACCGGGTGTTTTTTTGTACTATTTCAATGCAAGAACAGGATTCCCCCATTTTCTTTTCCATTTATCTCCGAGGTAGCTTATCAAGGAATTGTAATCTTTAATAAAACCGTCATCAACAACAGAGGCTATGACGTTCTCTATGGCTATTATATCATTGAGCTCATCTTTACTGGCAGTGTTCCTTATCCCATCTTCGTGTTTATTAAAAACAATGAAATTAATAGCTTTAGCAACTCTTTTTATATTGTCTTTCAAGTCATTCTTGTTTGGAACTATTCTGCTTATTGCGCTGCACATCCTAACGTATGCATCACCGGCTTCATTCCGGTTTTCTATCAAGCCATCCGTGAGCCAAATGACAACCTCTGCGTAAATCTCTGGATCCATCTCTAATGCAATCATAACAAACAGATAGGGATTTACAAACCATCTCTGATTAACACCCTTGCCTTTTTTGTAAGCAAGATCTAATTTTGATAGATCCATTATATTGTTGATTATCAACCCATTATCATTGAGGTGGATATTTCTCCGCCTCAATAAATCCCTGTCGCTCAGCTTATTGACAAGTTCGAAGCATCTTTCGTTGAATGACATTGTAACCACTATGTCATTAACCTTTTTATCTTTTAGCCCTTTTTCTTTTCTCTTTTTATTCATGGCCGAAACGGCGTCTGTTATACACACATAACCGTCTTTAGACATAACAGAGACGTTCATTCCTAACAAAACTCGATCTTTTGATTGTAAAACAACATTCGATTTCATAACTTTACTACGTTTTTAAAATTAATACTTATAAGTCTACCTGTCCGTGAGGATCGGTAGACTTTGCAAACATAGAATAGTATTTCAAAGCAACAATACATTCTAATGTTAATTATCTGAAATGTATAATTTTAATTTTTGAATGATGAAAAGAACATCAATACAATCACCGTATTTTGTAGCCTACTACCATCGTCTTATGAAGAGAAAGAATGGTTTTAAGAAAGGCATGATAAGAGACAGGGGAGAGGTTTTAAGGTTGTTGTCTATTATATGGAAAACCGTATCAGAACATTATGTGGAAGCTGATGCCGGTGTTTACGTAGATAACGTAGGATACTTATGCCATGTACTTATACCGGGGCAGCGCTTTGCCGTCAGGCGGGACCTGGACATCGTGAGCAGGCTCGGCACCAACGGCTACCTCTACAACCACCTGGCTATGGATTTCGCAGACTCTAAAAGATATTACCATTTTGTAATACAAGATAGCTTGAAAAAGAAGTTAAGGGTTAAAATGAATAAAGGACGAAGATACCGATTTATGTATAATGAAATACTTGCTAAAAGAAGAGTGTTTAAAGATTTCCAGATTAAGAGAGTTTTCGAAGATCGAGAACTCAATCATAGGAACATGTAAAAAAATATAGCGATTACCCTTTATTGATATAGGTTAATCGCTATATTTGCATATCCGTCTACCTTCTCAGGCTGGCGGATATAAAAAGTAAAATTCCTATTATGGGAACAAATGTAAGCAATTTTCAAAACAATGCGAAGAACAGTAACATTATTTTGACGTCGGAATCCAACGAAATGGAATTTAGCAAAGAGGTTAAAACCGTATCATCTTTCAAAAATTCAGATTTTGGAGAGCTAAAAATTATTATTATTGACGAAGAACCGTATTTTATAGGATCTCCTATAGCTTCATTTTTAGGGTACACTAATCCGAGAAAAGCGATAAGGGATCACGTTGATGAAGATGATAGACTAATAATGAAAGTACCTGATACTCAAGGGTGGAACGAAACGTTCCGTCCCTACACTCCAAACACTAAAATACTGATAATCAATGAGTCTGGACTGTATAGCCTAATTTTTGGATCAAAGATGGATTTTGCTAAAAAATTCAAGAAATGGGTAACATCTGAAGTCCTACCCTCTATAAGAAAAACCGGTTCCTATTCTATAACACCGAAAGACTATCCATCTGCATTAAGAGCATTAGCTGATGAGATTGATGCTAAGAATAGAGCCATAGCCGAGAGAGCACAAGCAGAGGCGGAGAGACAGCAGGCGATTAAGACCATAGAAGAGCAGCGTCCCGATGTGGAGTTTGCAGAGTCATTTAAGAAGGTTGATCATGAAAATATGTGGCTAATCAGAGATGTGGCGAAGAAGCTTGAGCAGAATGGAATCATCATCGCCGAAAAGAATCTCCGTTTGTTTCTTGAGGAAGTCAAGTTCATGTTCAGGAATGGGCAGGGTAGATGGGAGCTATACAGTGATATTGTCAAAAATAAGTTTGGTGTTTACAGATCATATTTTGTTGACAAATATTCTGGGGAAAGAGTTAATCAGCAAACCATCTACATGACAGGAGCCGGATATGAGGCTACGCTTAAGGGGATAAAGGAAAAGTGTAGGAGCCTTTTCTTGAAGTATGGTAAGTTTGAAGATCCTAACTTTTGAAAATACAAAATAGGGTATTAGACAGATTATTTATATCTTTGTGGAGGTCAGGTTCGTTTCCTGTCCTCCATATTTTTTGTTATGACAGTCGAAGATTATATCATAGAGTTAAAATCGTCTTTAAGATCATTTGACAAGCGTGATCTGATAGATGAGGTGTCCATCTACAAATGGGTAGAAATTGCCCTGAAGAAGTTTGGAGGTGATATTACTATGCGCAAAGAAGCGGTAGTGGATGTCAAGCGAGGGCAGGCCCGTATGCCTGGTGATTACTTTGATCTTATTCTGGCTTTCAAATGCGATTTTAAAGGATATGAGGTGCCTGAAGGTGATAAGGTGATACCAGAGCTTCAAAATACAATAGCTTGGAAAGAACGTACCGAAAGAAGCTATAGATGGTGTTCGTGCAACGAATGTTGTAAAGAAGAATGCGAGAAGGTGATAGTTGAAAAATTTTATATCAATGTTCATGATCGCGATCATGAAGTTCGTTGCTATTATGACCGGCCGGTAATGTTAGGTCTTGCTAAGCCTATGCTTCGTGATTCTTGTTTAAGCAAATGCCGGAATAAGGTAATAAAGGATAGTCCGTATGAGATAAATATCGTAAACGGATTCCTGTATGCTAATTTCGATGGTCCTATTTATATGCAGTACCGGTCTCTTCCCTTTGACGGAGAATCTAATATAATTATACCAGACACGCCTCAAGGTCTGGTATTGGATTATGTAGATAATTTTGTAAAGATGAGATTCTTTGAGGAACTGATGTATAATGGAGAAGCACAAGGGGCTGCCGATTTGTTCAAGTTGTATGCACAGCAAGATTTGGTTAAGCTGAAAAATGCTAAGACCGAACTTAAGATGATGGGTATGACATTAAAAGGCATGTACGAACCTCTTAGGCGGCGCCGTGCTGAGTTTGAGATATATACTAAGGCGTATCCTATAATTGACAATATACTTAAATTGGTATGACGGAAGTAGTTCTATTTATATACTTGCTTGGTGTTATTGTATCTATGATTGTTTGGTCAATCAGGCAATTTAAAGGAGATGCGAGTTTGGTAGAGACAATGTACTGCCCAATAGTATTTTTGTCGAGTTGGATATACGTATTCGAAATATTAAAAAAATAAATAAGATGTTAGAAGTTAGTGCAAGCGAAATAGTAACTGCCGACAAAATGAGAGGCGTAGGACCGGCAAACATCATTTTCACAGCCGGACCTAATCCGGTAGCTGAAGATCGTAGAGGCGTAGCTAAGGTAACGGCTGGTGGAGAGAGTAAGAGTGTTACAATCACACAAGCTGCCGGAGAGCAGGTCGTTGTAATTCCTGAGTTCGATTATCTTGTTCTTAGATACGGATGGGAATCAGAAGACGGTTCTGATTTTGATACTGCAACTGGGTTCGCCAATACAGGCATCTCGGATGTAGATAATAAATACGTTGGATGGAGTAAGCAGTGGGCTACTACCCAACAACAGGTAGGTGATTACCTTATTTATGGTGGTGATAACATGCAGTCAGGACTCGAAGGGGCACTTATTAAGATGAAGACCTTGCTATCAGCGCCGGGCATGGACGAGTCGGAACCTAATATCAATGCCGATATCTATGGTAATTGGTATGGGAATAGAGGACGAGGAAATGTTGTTGTGTCTTTTACAGCCTACCTTGGAGGAGAGATGGTTAAACAAGGATTTAACTTCATTAACGAAGGTGGTGAAGAAGTTTACTCCGACAGCATCACTACCAACGTTTCGGCTCATGGTGAAACCAATTACCAAAATATAAAAGGTTTGTACACTAAGATGGGGACGATGGTCTACAATAAAGAAAAACGAGATTGTGTGATCGTAATAGGGTAATGGCATGGAAGATCTGTGGAGTAAATACGATAAGATAAAAGAAGTCTTCTATAGGGATTTCGTTTATGATTCCAGCTACACAGAGCAGGCCTCGTGCATCCCACTGTCGTCGGTGAAGAACGGGGCAGGCTGGGTCGGCGACGGAACCATTAACCTGGCCCAGTATCTTCAGCTTGTATATACGGAAATGATTCTTGGTTACAAGACAAAAGATGATGTTCGTAATGCCATACTGGTGCTTACCCGTCTTGCCGATACTACTTATGATCTATTTTTTAATAACAATAAAGGTATTTATTTCAAATTCGAAAAAGGATTTTTCTTAAGAGACGATATCCATAGCGAAGATGCAAGCAAATTCGGTCTTACCAAAATAAGTTCCGGGTACACTAATGGTATAGAGTTAAAAGACGAAGATCCATGCTTCTCTCCATTCACTTCGCAAGATCAGATCTGGAATCTGGCTCCTATATTAGCTTTCTTGTCAGAAAAAGGATTTGAAGGAGCCAGGCAAGTAGGATACGATATTTTTGAGTACGTTATTAGAAACGGGCACAAGATATACAATCCTTATTACAGTGCCTTGCTTCATCATTGGACATTCCTTCCTGATATGGATACCGATAAGGTCAAGCCGTGGGATAGGGTTAGCAACCGGAATAAGAATCTTAAATACAAAGTTAAGGTTAAGAGAGGGGCTAACAATTGGTACTTCTCTGGAGGGTTCAGATGGGCTTTTAAGAAGTTTGGAGGCGAGTGCAGTACATTCTGGCATTGCCTATGGTATAAACCATTTATATTCTTAGCAGATAGAGTATATCATCCATACATATGTAAATGGTTTGGTATTAAGGTTAAGAATAATTCTTACTATTGTCTTGGATCCACAAATGAAAAATCATGGTACGGCCCTAAATTCAGAAAGAGGTTGGTTAATAAGTTTAACAAGTCTTTGGAAGGGGGAGAGCTATTCATGCCTTATCTGGTTTTTCTTCATGGGTGTGAAGACGTTGATAGAAGCAGCTTAGAGTCCTACCTTAATAAATGGGAATGGGATGGAGTTAATTCTCCTATAAAGTTTTTAACTTTGTGCAATTGGTATAAAATTATTTTTTTTAGCAATGAAAATATACTATAAATCAAAAATAGCTAAGTTATTTACGTTCATTGACGGCTACAAAACAATTATGTTATTTGGAGCCGTATTTACCGAACGTGATGCTATATCACTGAAGGCCGAATATCATGAAGAGTCGCATTGTAATCAGTATCATACAATGTTTTGTTTTGGTATGTTCGTGTCTTTGCTTACAATAGGATTGTGTCTCTTATTCGGTAATGTAGGATGGTGGATGCTGTGGTTGTCTCTTATTCCGATATTTTTATACTATTCATGGTATTTAATTGAGTACCTGATTAGGTTGTGCATATATCGCGATCATGATAAGGCATATCATAATATCGTATTTGAAAGAGAAGCCTTCGACTTAGAAAAGTATTGGAATCGGCATGATGTTTTGAGGAAGGAGTCGGAAGGGTTTAGTTTCCTCGGTTATTATAGAAAGGAGTATCATTATGAGTAGGAGAAGATATTTTGAAGAACAGAGATCTGGTAATGGAGCTATTTATCATTGTGTAGAAACAGAAATCGATCCTGGAGATAGGATCAGGTTATTTAATTTAATGAATAAAATCAAATCCGATACAATTAGCCAGGATAAGATAAATAGCGTATTGAATCAACTTAGAGAAGGAACGGCCTTTAATATTCATACTCATAGTTCAGTTTCTTTTTCGTTTTCAAGCACCTCTGCCGGTCACGAACCAATGGTAATATGGATTAGATTTGACCCGTATCCTGCAAGTAAACAACAGGGTATTATATACAAGTTTCAGATAAATGACCAGAGGTACGTTTTTATGTTTTCTAATAGATACAATGGAATGAGAGATCTTATTAATAATGCAGATGAAGATGTTGATTGTATTACTTTTGCAACAGAGAGTAGTATATATCGCAATGATTCTTTTTATATATTTGCGTAAATTATGAGGAGGAGATTCGAATATAAAGACAGGGAGCTTGAAGACTTTCTTATAAGGTTTTATCCGGCTGGCAATTACACATGGATAGTTCCTGATGGCTGTTTTCTCGTAGACGTTTTTTTAGTTGGAGGCGGAGGCGGCGGTAGCTCTGCCGGCGGTGGAGGTGGTTATACCAAGACCTTCAAATCTGATAACAAAGGCTGGAAAGACGGAGAAGCTATTGCTGTAAAACCTGGTCAATCTATTTCTATAACAGTAGGAAAAGGAGGAGCACAAGTTTATCAAGCCGAACAAAATTCTCCTGGTAAAGATGGTGGTTATTCTCAATTTATGAGCTCGTCTTATAGAGCAAATGGAGGAAGGGGAGCTAATAAGCAGAGGGGAGGAGGTGGTGGTAGTGCCGGCGGTTCGTCATATACGCAAGATGGTGCTTCGGATGGTGGAGACACTAATGGAGAAGAGTATGGAGTAATCAAAGGTCAAGGTCATACTACCAGAGATTTTGGAGAATCCGGCGGTAAAAGAAATGCCGGTGGTGGAAGCGGAGAAACCAATACCGGAGTAGTATTCCAAGGGGGAATATCCGATTATAGTGAAGGATCTGGAACAGGAGGATCAACAAACGGATCTGGTAAAGGAGGAGGAGGTTATGGCGGCGGAGGAGGCGGCGTCAGATACTCTATGGTTTATGCCGGAGCCGGCGGTGATGGTACTGTGTTAATTAGGGGTAGAAGATATAAATCGTAAGTAGATGTTATGAGACGAAGATTTGAAAATGTTAATATGGCTATGGGTAATTGTTTCTCTCCTGTAATGGAAGGGAGTCAATTTCAATGGAATAATATTGTAGTTAATAGTCCAGTATATATAACTCCAATAAGAAGAAAGAAATTCAAGATAAGTTTTGGAGAATTTGATTTATCCAAAGTTTTGTCTAATGTATCATCTAATCGTGATATTATAATAAGAGATAAGTCTGCATATACGTTTCTATTGTTACTTCTGTCTGCTGATCATTCTAAATGCAGTTTGTTTAATAATCATCTAACAGTTAATACCCAGGATTTACCAAGATATATTTTTTTTACATTGATTCCGAACATGAGGAACTGTATTCATACAAAGACGGGGTTTTAGAAAGTAACGTGACGATAATGGATCCAGTTGATAATTATTTCTATAATTATATTGATATTCAAATAAGAAATTTCAATGATAATCCTATCCCCGATTTTTATGTAGGTGTGGTCGATAAAGTAGGAGACTGAAAATGTATTTCTTTTCTTCACCTACTTTAGAAATCCATGATTAAATCTCTTTTGTTATCTTTGTGACAAACAGTTATTAACATGGCATTAGAAGATAACAGAAACATAGCGGTTCCTCAAACAGGTATGAATCGCGATCTGTATCCGTCGAGTCTTACGGATCAGCATTATACGTTTGCCTTGAATGCCAACATCGAATCCGAGGATGGTAATGTTGGGATGAGATCTAACGAGCATAGTAATCTTAAATGCATTGATTTCGATGGGTTTAAAGTTATTGGTTACAAGAATGATCTTACTTCAGGCAATATCTATTTTTTTATAACAAATCCTGAAACAGGCGTATCTAAAATAACTTATTTCAAGCCTGAATCCGATACAAGTATCTTATCCGATTCCGATATAGAATCTATGGTAGAAGGATCGGAGTCGTTGTGTTCTGGCATGAAGACCTTGCTGGAAGACAACGAGCAAGATCCTTGCCTTAAGTTCTCTATCTACCATCCTATAAAAACCATAGAAATAAAGACAGAGAAATGTGGAAAATGTATTTACTGGACTGACGATTATAATCCTCCCAGGTATGTTATTGTAGACAAGGCTCTGACTCCTGATGATGAAGGTGATATATGGTATCATTATCATGGGTATAAGATATGCGATAAAGAATACGATAGAGACAAATTCATGCAGGAGAATGGTTGTTTTCTGGCATGTGAGAAACTTAGGGTGTTTCCGCTACTGGACCAGCCATGCGTAGAGCCGGTACAGATAGAGTACGGGGGCAGCCTGCGTGCGGGCGTGTATCAGTTTGCTGTGGCCTTGTGCGATGAATTTGGTAACGAGAAAACTAACTATACTTCATTAACTAACCCTGTTCATATATTTGACGAACAATATATTAGGATAAATGATGGTAAATGGGGAGAAAGAACTAATCTTGGTATAAGACTTAAGGTGTCTAATCTGGATAGGCAAGTCAGCCATTATAAGGTGGCTGTTATTCAGAATACTGTTGGATACAATGGTGAAACACAACCTGTAGTGGATTATTTTATAGAAGGTATTCATCCTATTACAGAGAAGACTATATACTATTATTCTGATCTTAATAACAAAAGAACGACATTCGAACACATTTCTTTAAAAAGAGCCATATATAATACATCAAGAGGAATAGTGTCAGTCGGAAACCGTCTTCTTCAATATGGTCTTACGGCAGAAAAAGAATGGAATTTACAGCCTGTAGTTTCTCTTATGGGGCATTTTCTAAAATGGCAGGCGTCTGTAGCCCACGAAGACCTGTATAAGGATGGTAATGCTTGTTCGTTGTATGTGGGATACATGAGGAATGAAGTGTATCCGTTTTCTATCTCGTTTAAGACATCTACTGGTTATAAAACTCCAGCATTCGTTCTTGTTCCCCCACCTTCTGATAAGGCAAGAGAGGAAATGAACAAAGACAGTATCCCATACCAGTCTATAAACGCATATGCTCCGGATTGCTCAGGTGTTGATAGGAAATACGTATGGCAGTATAGCAATACGGCAGGAGATGGGGTATTGATTGACGACGATGCGGTTGTTATAGATGAAGAACAGAAAGAGTGTAACAACCCGGCTACTGTAGGTCAAACTGTTATAGTGGAAAGTAATTTCGCTACTTTTAAAGGGAAATCAAGATTTATTATCGATTATGATGATATTGTAGGAACCCCTATAAATTATTTGTCTGAAAATATAGGTCTTGTAGCTTGTAACAATAAGGAGAATGGAGACAATGAAAGACAGATATGCGATATAGCTACCAAATACAGAGAAGACGGAACACAGGATTATATGGAACCAATTGATCATATTGGGTTGCCAGAAATGGAAGGAGACTGCGAAGTTCCCCATCGTCAAGAATCTATATTGTCTGCTCCAGTTCCACTAATAACAGGCCTTGTAGAAGATTATATCTATAAGGTTCTTAGCGAAATGGAACACGTCTCTACAGATTATCTATATACCACAGGGGGAGAAAATCAGAATAAGTATTCTGTGTTGTTTAATTACGAGACAATGGATTCTTTATCTGAATGGATGGAAGAAGCATTTTTTGGGTATAGCGCTGGCAGCATATCAGGTGATGGCAATCAACACCTTTGTTCTGAGTTTTATCCATACTTACAACCTGGATCTGTTTTAAAAACCGTGTCTGATGCTATATACGTATTAGATACCATGCCTTGTACATGCGGATGTTATATTGAGAGTTATTGCTCTGATCCTACTGTGTCAAGAACTGATTATAACAACTTTCAGAATTATAATTATCTTCTTGGAAGTTATATTCTTCATATAGATGGATGGAGCCAAAAGATAAATGATGTAGGAGATTGGCGAGCCGGTAGATCTACCAGTACAGTCATAAATAATCAGTATAGATCAAAGAACGGACCCGGGTATTGTATTGAGCAATTTTGGCCTGAAGCTTCTGAGAAGTTGCAAGATATGATATATAAAAATTCGGATACCGGTATAGATGAAACTGATTGGAAATTTGAAGGGTATGTAAACAATGCTACATTTAATAATCCTACAGGGGATAAGCTTAATATTGGATTCGCATCTGAATTTGTGGTATGGAAGTTTGTCAGAAATGTAATGACAAATGCAAGATTTATTAGAATCAATAGACCAGAAGAGTGGGACATAGAAGGTTATAAAGACGAGAACAAAGTTCTTTATCTTGAAGCTCTTGGAAAGATAGATGGCATAATGGATGCTGTGTCTACCAATTACGTTCGTGTTTCTTTTTGGAAGGATGTTGAAACATGGTCCCCTCTTGGAATAGTACCAGTTGAATTTGATAGACCTGAGTATGAATCATCTCATTCCGTTATTGTTAACATAGCAAGACCGGCTTTCGGAGAAATAAATGAAGAGTTTTTTGATTCTATAGGTCAAAATTATTTTTATGTTACAATAGAATCTCCTGTTGTAGCAGTTCCTTGGATAATGACGTTTAGACAAATTCAATTTTGTTCTTATAAAAATTATGATACCCCAGAAGAAGAGGAAGAAGAAGGAAAGAAACCTTCCCGTGCTATTCTTGGAGTCGCTTTTGCTACAGGTAAAACTATATATCCGTATATTTTTGGTATAAGAGAAAAGGAGGTAAATAAGATTGATTTGTCTGTGGATTCTATAACACTTAGATCAACTGTCTTATTTGCATCAAAATGTCAGACATGTGGAGATAGGCCCATCAATTGCAAGCCTCGTCCTTATAAATACGGGGATTTTGCATATTGGGAATCATCTGAGAAATATCCTGCTAATTTTGAACTTTATGATAGTAGCAGGATGAAAATAGACACAGGCAGATCTTATGGTGATCCAAAAAAATCAGAAGCTTATTCTAATATTATGAATAAGTTAACAGAATATTATGGTGCTCCTTTGTCAGACAAAAATGGATTATCTTATTTCAAGGGTCATTCTTATGGAGGGGTAGATACTTCTACCGTATTTTGCCAGCAACCTATACGTCATTACCGGTTTCCAGATAATAAGCATATACCATTCATGAACAGTGATGAACGTGGATATGACATAGCTTCTGAAATATATCCGGTAGGTATTATGGTAGATGAGAACACCATACAAGTGTTTTTGGATTTTGCAGTGGATTCTGGTTTGATTACGCAACAACAAAGAAATACGATTGTAGGATATGAACTGTATCGTGGAGATAGGAGACTAAATAGGTCGGTTGTGGCTTCAGGATTAGCCTATGATATGCTTAGATACATAGGAGACGATGGTAATGTGAATATCTATCCTAATTACCCATATAATGACCTGTCACAAGATCAATATAATTATACGTCTGGCAAAAGAGACGAGTTTATATCCCATCCTTTCGACAAAGGAGGAAACGTGTGGTATTCATTCTGTTCACCTGATATTTATTTCAACAAGCCAGAACTTCCAAATGAAGTATGTATAGACGGGTTTCAAAGAGGAATGTCTGTGGGCAGTTTCGTACCTGTAGAAGATCATCCAAAATGGACTATCTTAGGTCCTGCCGCATACACGATGGCTGCGTCGCTTGCCGCAGTTGAATCAAGTGCTACAATAGCAGCTATGATAGCAGAAGAGCTTCAGATAAGGGCGCAGTCTGGATACATGGGAGGGTCGGCCGGTCTTACCGGAGGAGGATTCCTGACTAATTTAAGCGTGGCCATGCTGTTTTCTTCAATGGTGTCAACCATCAGTCAGACTCTTGCTAAAGGCCCGATATTGTACGGTAAGTACCGTTATGATTGGCTTAATACGTTTATAAACAATGGACCAAGACGTAATCATGCATGGTATTATACTTCTGTGGGATTATATAATTCAATGATAGGCATAACAGATCAGGATAAGTATGAACGAAATTTTGCCCGTGGTTTATCTTCTGTTAAGTACATGAAGTCCGGTGTATATCCTATGATGGATGCCAGTATGTCATCTAAATGGGGAACCGGTAAAAACGATAATGAGGGACGATTCTTATTTGTTAATAATATAGATCGTGAATCTTCGTTATTTTTATCATTTGGCGATCCAGGTGAAAAAGGAGATGGTAAATCGAAATATTTATTGGAATATCCGAACTATGTCTACAACTACGACAGTAGCCGTATAGATGATTCGGTTATTGCTGGAAGTGATGTTGTAGCAGGAAGAACATTCGAGCAATCCAAAACAGTATCGTACATCTGTTCTCCGTATATGAGACTTATGCGATATAGGCCGGATCAATATGGACAGATAGAAGATATAAAATGGATTTCCATAGGTGGATGTGGATTTTTCACTAATGAAAAGAAACTGATATTCGGTGGCGATACGGTGATAACCAGATTTTCATTAAAAAGAAAATTCCCTGTTTTTTATAATAGTGCTTTTGGTATTGGAGATATGATACCTTTCCCTTACATGGATTATAGAAATGTAGGATATCCAAGATATTTTGTTAATTATGATACAGGGGAAGATGCGCTTGAAACCACGGATAACGAACGTTTCAATAGTTGGACATCGTCTAATAAAGGAAGATATGCTTTTTACCCAAACAGGAAGAGCTTGTATGAATTGAATGGTGACACCTCCGGTAAGTATGTAGATGGCAGATTTTATACATGGTTCTATGGTATTCCTCAGTTCCTTGTAGAGTCTGAAATAAATTGTAATTTCAGATTAGAGGGCCCTCAGCCTCATGAATTATTCTATCCAAAAGTAGGAGATTTTGTTTGGTGGACACAAGAAAAGAACGTATCTATCCATAGGGACAATGATTACAAGATAAGTCCTATCTATTCATCAAGAATGACATTAACACCTAATGTATTGCCGGCAACATACGAACGTCGTTTTTATGATTGTGCTTACCAGCGACCTAATGGTGTTATATGGAGTAGGGCTGACGTATCTGAAAACAGTCAAACAGATCCGTGGCTAACGTACAAGCCTATGGACTATCATGAGTTCCCAACCAGCAACGGTAAGCTTATTCACATAAAGCGTATTGAATCTGATCAGATCCTTGTCAGGTTCGAGGACCAGGTTTCACTCCATAACGCCATAGACGTAATCAAGGAGCGCACCTCCCCAGGGCAGGCTGAGATGGGCACCGGCGGTCTGTTCGCGTCCCGGCCTCTGGAGTACAACACGACCGACCTCGGTTATTCTGGAACCCAGAGCACTGAAATAATTAGTTCAGAATTTGGTCACTTCTGGGTAGATACTAAAAGAGCACAGGTGTTTATGACCGATCCGAACGGACGTAATCTTAAGGAACTTAGTGTAGGTATCAGACATTGGCTTAAGCGTCATCTTCCGTTTAAGATTCTTAGATACGGAATAACTAATATCTTAACCGGTACAGAGATGACAGAAGAAGATACAGACAATAAATTTATCGGTCTTGGTCTGTCTCTTGGATGGGATAACAGGTATAAGAGGGTACTTATCACGAAAAAAGATTATATACCTGTTAAGAACCCGGCATATTATAAATATGATGGTGGAAGGTTCTTATACAATGAAACAGAGGTGCTGTCAAACGATAAGGAAATATCTTTAAAGGATGAACAATATTTCAAGGACGTGTCGTTCACTATCGGATATTCGTGTCTGAAACAAGAATGGATTTCTTATTATTCGTTCTGTCCTGACTATTATATAGAACAGCAACAATATTTCCAGACAGGAATAAACTTCCCGGCATCGGATGAAGAAGGTGGCTTATGGAGCCATTTGCTGACGAATAAGAGCTTTCAGACATTTTACGGAGCAACATATCCATTTATATTAGAAGTGCCGATAAAAGAGAAATATAACGGTTCTACGCTGGCTTCTGTTGAGTATGAGCTTGATGCAAGGAAATACGTCGATGATGTGAATTACACTCTTGACAGGAAAGTAGGTTTAGATACGATAACTATCTACAACGACACAAACAACTCAGGTGAAATTCATCTTGTTCCAGAAGAAAAGAATAATTTAGCACAACGTATATCATATCCGAAGATCGTAGGTGACCATACTGAGGTCCTGGATACTGAGGTATATAGAAGACATAAGTTAAATGACTTCTTCAACAGGGTTGACGATGACCGATCTGAAACACCTATCTGGATCAAGGACGATAACGATATAAATAAGTCGGTTAATTCTGATGCTCTTAATTTCAGACGGTCATGGCTGGACAGGTTAAGAGGAAGTTGGATGCTGATGAGGATAAAGAAAGTAATTAGCAACCGGAAGATTATATTCCAGTGGTTGATTTCTGAAGATAAGATTAAGAATAGATAAATTACAATATTTAATAAGTTGAAAATAAGTAGTTTTTATTTTGTGATTTAATAATAGTTGAATATGTTTGTAGCGCCTATTGATCCATCTCGGACAGATAGGCGCTTATTTATGACAATTTAACCAATAAAACCACCATGCTTTAGTAGGTGGATGAATTGGGTTGATTAATTTTGAATCAAAATTACAAATAAAAAAATGATTTCATACAAATACAACATCTATCATTCAAAGAAAACGAAGTATCTTGACAAGATGTTTCGTGAATGTTGTTTTGTGTGGAATCATGCTTTAGCTCTACAACGTAGATATTATAGACTGTTTGGGAAATACATACCAGTTGGTAAGATGCAAAAACATTTCTCTAAAAGAATTAATAGAAATCTTCTTCATTCCCAAACAGTACAAGAAATCCTTCAGAGATTAGACTCAGCATACAATCGTTTCTTCAAAAAGTTAGCCAAACGACCTCCTAAGTTTAAGGGAGCTGATTGTTTTAACTCCTTTGTTTTTAAGCAAGGAGGGTTTACCCTAAATGGTAATAGTCTAACAATTAACAAAGGAAAGAAACGATTTAGATTTTCATACAGTAGAGTCTACAAAGGTAATGTTAAACAAATTAGAATAGTTAGAGAAACCTGTTCCCGTTTTAGTTTGATTATAGTTACAGATCATAATCCTTCAAACTCTTATAGAAAGACACATGATGGTGCATCTATAGGATTGGATTTTGGGCTGAAAACTTATCTAACTAAAAGTGATGGTAGCAAAATCGATTCTCCATTATTCTTCAAACGATATCAAAACAAGATTAGAAAACTAAACAAACGGTTTTCTAATGCAAAGAAAGGATCCAATAATAGGAGAAGGAGACTGTTTGAACTACAACAAGCGTATCGTAAAATAAACGATCTTCGATCGGATTTTCAATGGGGATTAGCTCATCAGTTATGCAAACAGTATGATTATATTTTTATTGAAGATCTAAACATTGAAGGAATGAAACGTTTGTGGGGAAAGAAGGTTTCTGATCTTAGTCATTCTTCTTTTATTGATAAACTTACGTATGTTGCCTCAAAGTATGGAGTAACGATACACAAGATTGACAAATGGTATCCTTCTTCCAAAACTTGCGAATGTGGCTGCATTAATAAAGGACTGTCGTTACGCGACCGCACGTGGGTATGCCCGTCGTGCGGCGCAGTCAACGACCGTGATGTTCTTGCAGCCCGTAATATACTTCGGAAGGGCATTTCCGAATTGGAGAGCAAGAGTAATTCCAGCGATAGTAATATCGGGGTTTCTTGCGCTTGTATCCAAGAATCCCATTCGCTTTAGCGATGGGAGTATGTCAAAGAGGATCTAATATCTTGAACATAGCTGGCTGGTCAGAATCTATCTTCGATGTTATTAACAGCAAGTTCTGTGGATATAAGAATATGATTGAAGAAATTAAGAAAATAAAAATATAATCATTGATTTTGCTTCAATAGTAAACAAGTTTTAGCTTTAAAGGTATAGCCGAAGAAGTACGTGAGTATATCTTCGGCTTTTTTGTTTATCTTTGTTGAAAAACAGTTTGTTATGAAACAAGTATTATATAAAAATGATATATACCCCTATAATGTAAGGGTATTGCTTGGAGCAGATGAAGAGTATATAGTTAAGACGTTCGCCAACCTGGAAGTAGAAGATCAGAGCTAGGAGGGGTGGACTGATGATTATGGTGGCAGAACTATTTTCGTAGGAAACCGAGCCAATCACAGGAAAGAAATATGTTTCTTGTTTCATTCACTGTCTAATATGGATGTTAGAACCATAGGACACGAATGTCTGCACGGTCTTTCCCTTTATTGTAAGTATCTTAATATTAACTACAGTTTTGACGCCGGAGAAGATGAGCACGCTGCCTATCTAATGGGATGGTTGGTTGACAAGGTTTGTGATGCTTACCACAAATTTAAGAAGGAGGAAGAAAAATGAAAGAAAAAGAATTTGATTTTGTGATATATCCACTAAAGTTGATTATCACCATAGGGTTAGATTACAAAACATTGTGTGATCGTTTTGAGAATGCAGAATTGGATCATGAAGGAGAATGGGGAGATGAAGGCGATTTAGATTCAGAAGTCTCTTTTATGAATCTTGTTCGTGATAAGGGAGATGATAGAGCTTTTAAGTTATTATGGAATTTTCAAAGTGAGAATGATATGACTATACAAAACATATGTCATGAATCATTTCATGCAGCTATGTCGGTATGCCAACATTGTAATATGTCTCTTGGTTTTAAGGTGGGAGAAGATGAACACGCAGCTTACATAGCTGGATTTGTTGGTAACTGCGCAGGTGAAATGTTTGGATTCTTAGAGGAAGAAAAAGATGGCAAAGAAGAATAAATCAGATTGGAAGCCCTCAGAAAATATCCTAAAATATTTGAAATCGTGGGAAAAGTTTGAGCCTGAATTATATGACGATAAGAAGGGAAATATAACAATCGGGTACGGATTTCATCTTCCTCATCTTCTTAAAAAATACAAGAATGGTATAACAGTAGAAGAGGCCGATAAGGAATTTGAAGGTGTAGTTAATACGTTTGTTCCGGAATTTATACGAAGAACTCCTAATTTCAAGAATCTAAACAATAATCAGCGAGATGCTTTGTTTAGTTTGTTTTACAATACAGGAGGACCAGAGTATTCTAAAAGCCCAATGCTTTTCAAATACCTTAAAGAAGGTGATTATGATAAGGCAGTGAAAGGAATAAATCACAATGAAAACGAGAAAGGTATGGGCGGCCAGAAGAAGCGCCGTGCCTTCGAGCGCCGGGTGTTCTCTACTCCGATAGACCGGCCCTGGACGGTGGATGATGACAGTAACTATGTCCTGATTGAAGACAAGCCTGTAGAGAACGAATATATAGAAAAAGATACTAATGATTCAAAGTATGAAGACGCTCGCCATGTGGAAGCTAAATATGGTTATACAGGTTATATAGGTGGAGGATATGACGGAAATAAGGTCAGGATATCTGATTCGAATATGAAATCAGTTGGTATATCCAATAACGCTGATCCTGATAAGTGGTATGAATCCGTTAATCCGATATTAGACACTGATCCTATTAGTTTAATAGCCGATTTTATTCCTACTATGAAACGAATGTTGGATCCTAATAGGGAGCGATCTGGAAAAGATGCGGCTACTGACTTCGAGGAAAAGATGTGGAAGGCTTATACGGATGGGGATATAAGTAGGCTGCCGGCAAGCAAGTATCGTTTTGATGACGATGATGATGATGCTCAGTACGTAGGATTGCCTCAAGAACAAGCTATTTTGATACAATCTTTATTAGATAAAGAGTATATGAACAACATGCTTGACGAGGCATATAAGGATGCTGATGAAAAAAGTAAACAAAAAATAAGAGATTATAAGAAGGTACTTGATAAACTAAATAAAAATATATTTGAAAATCCAGGAAAATGGATTTTAGTAAATGAAGGCGTAAGTCCATTTAGAGAAGAAGTATATGGTGACAATTTTGAAAAAGTGAACGAAGCTTCCGGATTAGGTGCGTTGAAGAATTTCAGTGTAAGATGGGATCCGGATGCTGGTATGTTAGATGTGAAGGATGATTATGATTTTAGCCGAAAGAATATAGCGGAAGACATCATACCGGAAAGGGATGTCCCTCTTAGAATAAGGGAACGTATCAAATACGATCCTAAGAAAGGTAGTGTTCTTCGAAATAATGACAAGGCTTTACCTAAAAGGTTTGTAAGGAAATACGAAGAAGGTGGTGTTGTAAATAAACAACGTGAAGCATACGAATACTTTACTGATAAGAGAGGCATGTCTAAGATACAGGCGCTCGCCATCATAGGTAACCTCATGGCTGAATCCGGTCTTAAAGATGACATATACGGAGACAACAGAACATCATACGGCATACAGCAATGGCATAATGAGCGCATGGATAAATTGTTCAAGCACGCCAAAAAGAAAGGTCATTCTACACCCACGTTCAAAGACCAACTTGAGTTCTTAGCTGACGAATACGAAGGGAAAACCGGATATTCTAATTTCTTATACACAAGAAAAGGAAAAGAAGGACCAGGTTATTACAACTACAGCCGGCAGGACTTTATGAACGCCGATAACCTTAAAGATGCTGTAGTAGCTTGGAACCAAGGAGCAGGACGTCCTCATAAAAGCGTGATACGAAACGATGACCGTTATAACTATGCTATGGAGGTTGCTAAAAATCTTGGTTTGGATATTGAAGAAAATTCCGTATCTTCGTATGGTCAAATGGGATTTGGAGATGATGGAGAAATAGCAGCATCGGTAACACTTCCAGAGGTAGAAGCGGCAGCCGCCCTCCCTAACCCGGAAGCTCCGTCCCAGGAGAGACAGTCCGAGGAAGAGAGATTCCGTACATGGACTGAAACGTATGGTAAGGACATCATAAATCATTTACTGACGTTAGACGGGAAAAAGGATGGTGATGACAGTGATTACAGCATGATGTATAGACAGCATGAAAAAGAAAGCGAAGAGGATAAGAAAATGGCTTTGATTAATGCCGTGCTTCCCAATATACAGCTTCGCATTAAAGGCGTCACCGAAAATTAGAACAAGACTGTATTTCTTTTACATTAATAAATTCAAGCCGGATTTGAGACTCGTTACACGGATACCGAAGGTTGAAGAACGATATCAAGATAATCCGGTTTTTTTGTGCGATTTCGTGAAGGATGGAACTATCATCGCCTTGGTTTAACAGAACAGACCTACGTACTTCCACTGTCCTGACGGGCATGGACGCCCGTCTCGCCTACCAGCCTGCCTAATTTTCCACTGGCTATCTAATATAATTATTAACGTCACTCCATCACCTATCTCCCTTCAGTCGATAGGTTCAGTCGTTTTTAAATATTATAAGTTCTTTCGCATCGTTCCCTTCGGTCACGATACTCAATCCTTTAACACAATTAGGCAAACAATACAATAGACGGAAAAAGTAATTTGTTAATCTGTTCACTCACTTAACTCCCTTCGGTCGTTAAGTTCATTCACTGTAAACAATTATATGAATAAATGGTAAAGTATATAAAATAATATAAATGATATAATGGGTAAGATCATTGAAAATGGTCTTAATATTAAGGAAAACGGAGACTATTCATAGGCGTAGTTTTAATTCAAGATTTGTTGTCCCACCACTGACGGTCAGGAGGTTACGTTCAGAGTCGTTTTCCCGTCTCTTATCCAAACCGTCATAAAACAAAAAAACCTTGTATCCTATTTCTCTCAAACCGGATACAAGGCCGTGCATTTTCTTCTTTGAGTGTATGATGAAAAACCATATCTTTGCACTAAAACAAAAAACAATATGGACACAAAGTTAAAAGAAATAACAGATCCTCACAAGTTACACGACAAGCTCTTTAAGAAAGAGCAGGTCTCTCCGATAGAAGTTATATACAATAGCTTCAGCAACTTAGGGTACAACGTAGTACGCCGTCCAGCCGGTCAGTGTTTAGGCAATTTGAGATATTTTAATCTATTTTATGACAAACATACTCATCATTTTTATCAGAAAGACAGGAAGTTGAGATATTGTAGCAATTTTCTCATATCTGATTATTGGAAAGATAGAGTGCGATGTTTCATAGTTTGGAACTTTGGTTTTGGAAGATTCTTCCCATACAATGACTTCATAGAGGCTATGGTTTATGACTATCTTCGATATGGAAGAAAGTCGGTTCCTTATCTTAAAAGCGTGCAAGAAGCTGAAGAAAAGTGTGTAAGGTTCTATATCCGGTCTCAGATAGATATGCTTCGTAAGGAAGGATATGCTGCTTATAGGGCTAAGTTTAAGGAAGAACGTCCTCAGTATTTTATTGGAGATGATAGGACGGTGTTTAGATGCCTTGATAGCTCTTTAAAAAGAGAAGAGAAGATTGCTGCATGTGTAGCCCACAAAAGGACTTTGAAAGAAGGGATAATGACTTCCTTCATCAATCATCTCAAGAAACATCCTACCACCTTGTATTCGTGGTTCTCGTCAGAGGTGGACAGTCAAGGAAAGAACAGGCTTTGTCTATCTGAAAAAGCCATTAATTATCTTAATAAGAGACTGGCTCGCAATGGGTTAAAGTCTCTTTCTGCATCATATCTTTTTAGAACGTTTAGAAAAATGGTGAAGACCTTGTTCGGTTCTAATGTCAGGTCGTTCTTGAATAGCTGTCTGATGTCTGTTTCAACAGAAGAGGTTTTAACCAAATCTATGAAGAAAATAGTTTCCAAGACGGTGCTGTTTTTGTACAAGAGAGTGCTTAAGAACTATCGTATGGCATGCGGTCTTAAGTACGACCCTGATTCGGGTGGTTTGTCTGCCGTACATGATTGATTTTTAAACGTATCCCATAACGTTGGATTTTCTCGTTCGTTTCTCTTATCTTTGTGAAAAAAGATGATATGAAATTACGAATAGTGAAAAATCGTCCGGTATTCGCTCCTGGTGGTAGTGTTCAGGATAAAAAACAGGATATTAATGTATCCTCTACTCAGCCTATTCTTGATTATGGAACGCCTGTTAATAAATGGGGTGAATCTGATATTCAGAATATATATATGCCTTCTGATGTGACTTTAGAAACAGAGGATGGGGAGATAAATCCATTTAGTAGTATGCCTACATCCGATCCGTTTTTTGAAAATAATGATGCAGGATATGCAGGATATCTCGCTGATAATAGGAGCATGGTTAAAAACGTAGAGAAATCAGTCGTTAATAATGCAATGAATGTAGGTGGTGTTGATGCTGATTCCTCTAAAGAAAAACGTTCCCAAGATGGTAATCCTCTTGATCCTATGACTACCCCATATTATTCACCTGATCTAACCGGCAGAGCTCAAATGTTCGGTACAAGTCTTGGTCGGATAAGAGCCGGTAATAAGGTCGGTGCTAATGTGGCTCAAGCTGCCTTGTCCGGTGTTAGTTTAGGATTAGGTCTTACTCGTAATATCATGGGAGCTTCATCTGCTGCGTATGCAGCCAGCAGAGACGAGCAGGCGGCGAGGGAAAAGCTCGAAAAAGAGCGCCGGCAGCAGTTTATCCGATGGGAACGTGAAGGCGGTGGTGTTAACCTCGGAAATGGACAGAGAATAGATTCTTCCGATTTGACAGGAGAATACATTTACCCTCTTCCTAAATCTATGGAGGATAATGCTAATGTTGAGATAGAAAAAGGAGAATATGTTTCGACTCCGGATGATGTTGGTCCTATGGAGGCAAAAGGTAACAGGCATGAAGACGGCGGCACTCCCGTTGATTTGCCTGAAGCTCATATTATTTCAGATTACCGTACTATTGATGATGATTTTGCTTCTTACGTAAGGGAAAATTATGGCATTAGAGCTACGGAAAAAGATACATATGCTACGCTTCTTGATAGGTACAAGAAAAAAATAGGATTGTCCGAAAAGTATGATGATCAGGAACGTGTTTTCAAGAGGCTGGAAAAGAATAAGGATGTTAAGGATAAAAATACTTCTGAGTTGAATAAGTCTATTCTTTCCAAGTACGTAAATGATAATCAAAAGGAAATAGACGAACTTGAGGTGCAATTCAGGTCTTTTGCTGATATTGTCTATAACAAACAAGAGGAATCCAAGCGCCAAGAAAAGATAGATGCTTTCTTTAGAGATGGCGGAAAGGTTGATTTAAATGCCGTAAGAAAGCAGGCTAAGGCTCTTAACGTATCTGAATCTGATGCTAAAAATTGGATATACGATGAGTATGTAAAGAGAGTTAGGAAAATGGCTGAAGGCGGCCCTACCAAAGAGCAAATAGAGTGGGGTAAGAAAGTACAGCAGCTTTTAATGAAGCAGTTTGGACGTGCTCTTAATATGTCTATAGTAGATGTTGCAGACAGAGAGCAGATCCTTAATCCTGATTCTGGTGTAAATTCTAATCAAAATCTGCAACACAGAAGCAGTTCCGGTTATGGTAGGGTAAACAACAAAGCTATTTCTAATTTGCTTGATATTAACCGTTGGGCTAATAAATACAATACGGATGGAGATTTTAATACAGAAGGATTCCAGACTGGATACAATAGCCAACTAAACAACCTATGGGCTTTGGCAGAATCAGGTGCTATAGCCAATGCCGAAAAAGCCAAGAAATTTAGAGACGAATACGGATTTTGGGGAGAAGATGCTGGTAAGTACGACCAAGGAAGTAAATCGGCATATAACTCATTTGCCGTAGATGACAAATTTGGGCAAACTACGGCAACCAGATCATTTTATGGATTGGATGTAGTTACTCCTGAACAAAAGAGATTGTTGAACGAAAAAGGGATAAAGAATTATGTTGACTTATTTGGTGATAAATCTGATGCAGCTAAGAAGATTCTGGGTGCCGATTATAATAAGTTTGCTGCTTTAAAAGATAGCGGTTTGATGCCAGAAACAGACTTTGTTTTAGAAGCCGTAGATCCGGCATCAAAACCTATAGAAGCTGAACCTGTAGGAACCGGCGCTAAATCTCCCAACCCAGGTTCTCCAGGCAGGATAGAAGTGAAGAAAGAAAATCCTGTTATTAATACTACTGTAGAAACGGAAGCTGAGGAAGAAGATGATACAAAAGGAAGAAAAGGTGTCAATCCTGCTTTATCAGGTCCTATATTCCCTGAGATGTTGAGGATGCTTGATACCGGATTAGAGATAGAGGGATTGGAAAGGCATCAGGCTCCGAGAATAGATCCTGTTCTGCAATCTGCTGATCAGTATATCAACGAGCTCAACCGCGCGACATCGGCTCAGTTGGACGCAGTAGGTGACGTGCCCGACTCCCAGCGCTCCGCTATTCTGGCTAATATGAACGCCATAGCCGGAAGCAATATAGCCAAGTACATTAACGAAGTAAATTTCAATAACGCAAGGCAAATAAACGAAGCTGATAGATTCAATGAAATGGCTTATGTTCAGACAGACGATAAGAACATAGCGGAAAGGCAACGTTATGAATCTGGATTATTGAAGGCTATGGCTATAAGGGATGAAAATCTTGCTCGTTATTATGATAGTATAAACAGCGAGATACAGAATAAGTTCAATGTTCGTACATCGTTGAATACCATAGCTTCCATAGCTCCAAATATGAGAATGCTTCCAAGTGGTCAAATTATTTACGTTCAAGGTAATCAGGATGTGATGAATATGGGTGATTATTCCACACCTTACTTGAGAAGTTTAAATGAAGAAGATGATGAAATTAAAAGAAGAAGGAGGACCAAATAGTGGCTTCACAGTATAGTATTTTAAGGCAATATGCCCCGTATGTTAGTCCTTACAACATAGATCTTGTTAAGGACGTCATGATGTACAAACAGCAGAAGGTTGATGCTGCTCGTGAAAAGATCTATACCCAGGTAGATTATCTTATGGGTCAAGAGATAGATAAACCTGAAGCCCGCGCTTATATGGAAGATAAGATGTCAGGTGTGATTGCTAACATCAATCAAAAATTCAAAGGCGTGGATCTTTCTTCTGATGGTGTTACGAGAGCTATACAAGGAGAGATTAGTTCGGTGTTAGATGATACGGTCATTAACGCGATTGCCGGCACAAAAGAAGGCAAGAGGGTCATGAAGGAAATAGAATCTATAAAACAGAATCATCCTGAACTTTATTCTCCTATTAATGAATGGCATGCTTTGGATCCTTATTACAAATGGAGGTCAGATGGTAAAGCAGGATCAAGGTTGGGAGGTCTTCATTATTCTCCTTATGTCGATTATACTAAGGAGATAAATAAGCTGGTCAGTGATTTTAGGAAAAACAACGAAGGCAAGAAGATTCAGACAACAGAATATGATGTTAAAGGTAATCCTACTGGTGGAATCATAGAAGTCAACGTAGATGAGCTTACTGATTCCCAGATAAGGAATTTTGTGTCTGCTAACTTATCTGAAAACATGAGGAATCAGATGAGAATAGAAGCATCATACATGGCAGCTACCAATCCGGTGTTCAGTAATCCGGATTTGGTTAGTCGATACATTGGATCTTATGTCGAAAGATACGATAGGCACATAGGAGCATTGGAAGCAAAAAAGAAATCAGTAGGGGATAATAAGGATATTATTGATCGTATTGACAGTCAGATACAGGAAGCTAAAAATCAGAAAGCAGAAGCCAAGAGGGAGGCAGATATGATAATAGCTTCATCAGATCCGGTAGCGGCTGCTAATTTTGTTGTTACCAATAATCTTTTCGATAAGATGACTGATGTATGGAGATACGACAATACAAGTTTTGAAAGGAAGAAAGATGATCTTCATTTTGCGAGGTTAGAAGAGGATGGGGCTCAGCAAAAGTTTTTGACTGACAATGCTAAGTCTATGGCTGAAATATCGTTGGCAAAAGAGCAACTTGCACAGGCTAAGATTGAAACCGAATACATGCGTACTTACGGTTCCAAGATGGGCACTGAAAGCTCATCCGGAGGCACAAGAGGAGCAGGCGATGTAGGAGTGCAGATGGATCCTATGGACGGGCCTACGGCTATCAATTCTGGAACGGGTAAGATAGGATCTGTTAATTTGGCTGATATCCCTTATGAACAACTCACATCTTCTTCCACAGAGCGTAGAGCAAATTTATTGAAATTATATAATTCATTATCTCCTACAGACAGAAGTAATATCGTTGCAGCATCATCCGAAGAAGAAAAAACTGACCCAGGATTGTATGCTAATATGACTCCTGAAGAACGGATATATTCTTATTTAAAAAATAATGGAGGTCAGAAAAACGGATATTTTGGACAAGGAAATAACAGACTGTCTGAAGCTTATGATGCTTTACTTCTTTCTGATTCTAAGGCAAATGGAGCTACAAAGGCTATAAATAACATAACTGATTATCAAATAGATAATATAGTTACTAAAAAAAATAAGGATATTATCAGTAAAGTTCGTAATGCCAAGTTTATGAAAGGAAATTCTTTTATAAATCTTACCGATACAGATGATAAGGCTGGAGCCTTCCTGCTCGCCACAGCCATAACAACTGGTGTATTTGATACTATTACAAGCGAGAATAATGGTTCTTCTACTGGTACATTGGCTCTTATTAATGGAATGAAGAAACTCAACGGCGATCCTGATTTTAATATATCAGATTATATGACCATAGATAAGGATGGTGATATAGATTTAAAAGATTATCAGGAAGGTGAACCATTAACTATTACCCAGCTAAGATATGCTGAGAAAAACAGTAGAGTGTCTGATATGATAGCAGGTCAGATGCAGGATGAGATAAAAATGTCTGTATCTCCTGATCAGATTTCTGATAAGTTATCTCAGTATCATTACCTTGATTCTTACAAAAGATACAATTGGAATGCCGATTCACCGGAAAAGTCTTTGCAGAAGGCTCAGTTTAGAAGATTGTCTGGTTACATGGCAGGAAAGGTAAAAAACCTGGATCCCACTGCTATTAATGCCATTAATATGGATGCCGAGATAGATAATGGCACTGTTAGAAGATTCTTGACTGCTCAAGTAGGTTCCGATGAAAATTCTTATGTTACAGAAAGGGTTGAGATTACGAATGACGAGCTTCTTAAGGCGGGTATAGATCCTTCGGTCGAGGAGCGTAATTATCCGGTGGATGGTTACAAATCAAGTTTTGGAACCTGTGATTTTGTAGATACCGGAAAGAAGGAAGGTTATTCTTATGATAAGTATCTTATACGCAATGGTCTTCCCCGTTTGGCTTCTAAGGCTGATGTCAAGAATGATCTTTATGATATGGTAAAGGTACATGGCTCTTATCTTAAGCCCGAGGAAATGAATGTTGTTAAAACCCTTGTTGATAATTTCATTGATATGTCTGATAACATATCAGTTCAGTTGGAAGGAATGGATGACAGGGGTTCGAGAGAGGTAGCGGTCAATTTCTATGATAAAAGGACTAAAAATTCTAAAAATCCTGCATTGTTGTTCTCGGATTTTGTTCCTTTGGATCCAGGTAATGATGAGTATGCGGATTACTGGAATAGCATTCACCAGAAGTGTCCTCAGTATTTCTTTGTAAAATACGTGAAGGAGGCTGTTCAAGAACGTCTTGATCAGATGAGGGATCCGTATATGAGAGGAATAAATATCACGCCCAATATGAATGACAAGTTTAGTAAGTTGAACGATTTTTTGCAGAAAATTTATGGCTGACAATAATATAGATAGATATAATCCTGCTGCTAAAACCACTTACGAAGATGTGGCAAGGCAAAGGAAATTAGCCGAAGAAGAGAATTACACTCCGGCTACATTACCAGAGACGACAACGCCTCTGGTTCCTAATTATATGCCTGGTGAAGGTGTGTATGCCCAACCTAAATTTCCGGATTACGCATCAAGGATAGCTGCTGCCGAATACGAAGAACCGTATATAGCCAAGGAGATAAGCAACAGCTACTCGGAGGCACTGGCTCGTAACAGCTACAGGGGGGCTACACCTGTCCCGCCGCCTCTTAATCCCTATGGACCGAAGGTAAGTATCCGTGAAAGTCATCAGATGGGTAATGATGGGGTATGGCGTACAAAATATTCTAACTATATTCCGGGTATAAACAATGAAGATTATTATGCCAGGAGACAGAGCGGATGGAGTAAGTTTTGGAATGGTGTAGGCAAATTCGCTTTAAAATCCGCATTGTACGGTGTACAAGGAGTTGTGTTATTGCCTGACAAACTTATCAATATGGCATCTGAGGGAAGTTTCAAAGCTGCGTTAAACACTAACATGGATAAGTTTGTAAGTGATCTTGACCAGCAAATAGACATGCTTCTTCCCCATTATTACAAGAAAGAGGTAGAAGATTATAATTTCGGTCAGAAGCTTTTTAAGGATACCGGTAATTTCTTATGGAATGATGTCCTTGGTAACGGAATGTCTTTTACCGTAGGAGCCATGATATCAGCGTACATGACCGGAGGACTTGGAGTTGGATCATTGGGCAATATAGGTGCTAAATTAGGTGGAAGAATCGGAACTAAGTTAGCAGCAATACAAGATGCAAATAGGGGTATAGGAAGCCTTAAAAGCGTGTTTAATGACTATGTAAGAAAAGGAGTTGCTACCGGAAGAAATGTAGGGGAGGCGGCTAAAACCATGACGTTGTTGGCTACCAGTGCCGGATTCGAGTCATCGGTTGAAGCAAATTCTTTTATGAAGCAATCTGAGTCTGATTTCAAGGATTATTATCGTAAGATTTATGGTCGTGATCCCAATGCAGAGGAAATGGCTGTTTTTCGTAATTCTAATGCTGATGTAGGTAGTGCTATATTTGCCGCCAATATGGGTATAGTAGGATTATCTAACTGGCTTCTTTTTGGTAAGTATATAGGGTCAGGAGGCAAGGCTATACCAGGGTTGGAAAAGAAGCTCAACAAGCATTTATTTGGATTAGGGACGGAAGTTGCGAAGCCGGGAGAGATGGCTATTAAAATAACCAATCCCAATATAGGACAAAAGATAGCAGGCAATGTTTTCAATATCATGAAAAGGCCGGTGTCCGAAGGCTTATGGGAAGAAGGATCTCAAGGTGCTGTTCAGAATACGGCTGAGGAATATGTTAAGTCAAGATATGATAATGTAGCCATGAACGGAGCCGTTGATGTTCTTGATGCTATTTCTGAAGGATTTAAAAAGCAATATACGTCTAAAGAAGGATGGACTGAAATAGGAATCGGTGCTATTATCGGTTCTTTGTTTGGTATGAGGGAAGGCTTCTTTGGGGTTAAAGAGTATAGCAATAGTCAGATCTTGCTGGAAAGGCAAGTGAATGAATACAACAAAGCATCTTCTAATCTTAACACGGCGGCTTTGAATACGTTGAAAAAATCAATGAGTTTAGGGCCTCAAGTTCGTTCCGATGCCCAGTCTATGACTGGCAAGGAGCTTGATGATGCTATGTTTGAAAAGATGTCTATTGACAACCAAATGGGAACCTTAGAGGATTCGGCTGAAAATTTTAGGCAGATGATTGATATGATGCCTATTTCGGAAATAGCCGAAGCTAATGGAATGTCTTTGGAAGAGGCAAAGAAATACAAGGATTCTATTATTGATAATTATAACAATCGTCTTTCGGATTTCAGATCTGCCCAGAGTTTTGCCGAAGATCTTATAGGTGATGATTCTAAGATTGAGTTTAGGAAATACGTGGCTCGTAATGCCTTCCTTGGTCTTCAATCAGAATCAAGAATGAAAGACATAGCTTCTGTCATAGAAACGCTTTCGGGGCAGCCTCGCGTGGCGGATGCTCTAAGTACGTTCTCCCAGCTGTCGGACAGGGCAAGGGAGCGGGCGACGGCTATCCGTGGCATACGGTCAAGAATAGAAGAACTTGAATCCGAAATAGAAGATCTTGCTACCCGCCCTCGCAACGTAGAAGGGAAAGATCCACAAGCTGAATCCATACAACGAAAAACCAAAGAATTGGAAAGCCTTAGAACCAATTACAATAATTCGTTGTCTGAGTTATCAACGTTAATAGGAAAAGAGTTTTCGATAGAAGAGCTGGTAAGTAAAACCGAATCTGTTTTATCATCTCCTCTTTTTCCCATAAGTTCACAAGATGTGATAGAAGCCTATGATACGCTTGTGGCTTTTGATGATTATTTTAATGTAAAATCAAGACAGGAAAAGAAGTTTACAGCCAAAGACAAAGCCATGAGATCCTTGGTAAATGAATACCGAAGAAGTTTGATGGACTATAGGAATATGAATAACTTCTTGTCTAAGATGCTTGATAAAAGATTCTTAGCTGAGGAAAACAGGGAGTTTTCAAAAGCGCTGTCTTCTCTATGGTCTACTCCTTATAAAGGGGATGACAAGGTTCCTGATTTTGCAGAGTCTAATAAAGTTGGTGAATATGACACTGATGAGGTAGTAGATCAAGCTGTGTCAGAAGGTAAGATTTCGGAAGACGAAGCTTGGACTATCAAGGCTTTTATGCATGCTCTTGATAAAGTAAGGGAAGATAGGATGAAGGAAGCAGAAGATGATATAAAAGAGTCACCGCTTACGGAGTCTGTGTCGGATGAAGATTATGAGGCTGCTATGGATAATTCTATTATGGTTCCGGCCGTAAGGCGGTCTATAATTGATAAACTATATACAGGTAATGCCGATCTTCTTACTGAGAGAGAAAAAGATGTGTATGATAAATACAAACAAGATTTTGATGATTATGTATCGTCTTTGGGTGACAGTCCCGTTAATCTCATAAAATCATTATCTGAAAAGGCTGATAGGCTTACAAGTCCGAGATCTGCGTATGAGGATAATAAAGCTATTATTGATATGGCTAAATCCAATTTGGAACCAGATCAAAGGAAGGAACTTGATGATGCTATTTCTTCGTATGTTGATATAATGAACAGACGGGACAAAGAGGAGAAAGTTGACGAAGATAAGCTTGCCGATTCGGTATTTACCATAGAAGATCTTGGCCAGGTTGGAAACATCACGGATCTCCTTCCTTATATCGAACAAAACAGGATTATTGATAAAGGTCGTATTTCCGAATCTACGTTAAGTAATTTTGGGGAGGATGATGCTAATATAGATTCTCTTGTAAATGAATTAGACGAATCTGATAATACGCCGGGAGCCAATATAGATAGCGCCCAGAATCCAGAGACGTTGATGGTAAGAAGAATCTCCAATGACGGCAATGAAAGGTATGAAATTGCAGGTCTTAGAGCCGATAAATTTATATCTTCTATAAAATCATTGGTTCCTATTCAAATAAGCTCTGAAACGAACGCTAATGGCACTAAAAGGTATTCTCTTAATATAGGTGGAGAAACGGCTACTATAATTGAATTGCCTTATCATGCGAGATGGTCTATAGACAAAGAATCGGCTCGTGTTCTTAACCGTTACACAGACGTGTCTATTCAGGACGTGGGTAATTCCTATTCTTTGGTTTATAAGCGTCTTGATTCAGATGAATTGGTTCCGTACAGAACAGGTGTCGGATTCGGAGAGAATGAGGTAGATAAAATAGATCAGGAAGCATTATCTTCTTTGAAAAAAGGAGATAAGGTTAATCTCGAAATAGATGTAAATGATACTTATAATCAGTCTCTTTTTGCCGAATACAATGACGCTGTTCAGTCCGGCGATAAAAAAAGAATAGAATCTGCTGAGAATAAACTGGTGTCCAATATGGTTATCAAGGTCATGAGTGGGAACAGATTCGTTTCTGTTGTAAAAGCTGATACGGGAGGCATAGATGGTATAAGTAAAATAAGAAGAACGGCTTTTAACAAGTGGAAGGAGGACGCCGGCCGGTCGGCTACCATCGGCGTCGGCACGCATGTTGTTGCCCAGACCCTTCCCGGAAGACCGGTGTTTAACATGAAGGTGAACGGTCAAGGATATGGCCAGGTAGAAAATCTCCCCATTACCGAAAAAGGTGCTGAAAAAGTATCTGATGTCGGATATGTATTAAATGGCAAAGTCGTGCTTAAGAACGGATCTAAATACACAGGCTTCCCATTTGCTTATTCTATATTAAATGACAAGGGGAATAATTACAAAAATGTAAGAGTTCCGGTAGTTGTCATCAAAGGTAAAAACGGTCTTAATTATCTTTTCCCAGTTAGCCTACGTTCTGTAGAATCAGAGGAAGGGCAGAAATGGATATCTTTTATAGATATGCTGCTTGAATCTGGTGATTCTGAATTGCTACAGATGGGTCAAGATGATATACAAGATCTTAATGCGTATCTAACCAAGTTAGGCCTTGATCCGGCTTCGTATCAAGTATCGTATTTGAATCCTATTTCAGGGCTTAGAAAAGCTCGTGAGGCTATAGAAAAATTATCTACGGTTCCTGATGTTGTTAAGTGGGTAGAAGATGGAAGTAGGAGCGTGAAAGACATTGTGACGTCTGAAGTAGAATCTGGAATAGATTTTGAAGGTGAGATGTTTGTTGCTCCTAAGATCAGGATCCAGTTTGGTAAATCATCTTCCAGGCCTAAATCACTTATAGAGGACGATCTTCCTTTCTCTGATGAGGGTAATACCGTTACTTCTAAGGAAGACGTGGATGTTTATGAAGAGGAAATGTCAGAGGAAGGGGCTGTCCGGGGGACTCAGCCGGCGCCACCGGCTCAACCGGCTCCTGCGGCACAAGCTGCGCAGTCTTTACCTGGCAAGAAGCGTACCTCCAGGAAAAACTTCTCTCTTATGTTAAACGAAATAGAATCTCATATAGAAAAAGAAGGATTGCCGTCTTATGCTAATATTTTTGATTTTATAGCAAGGAAGATTGTAGGAGGTGATTTGAGATTTCTTCGTGAGAGAGGTAATCCTAAAAGTCTTAAGGAGGAAATGGGATTAGAACCTAAAGGAACAGTAGGTGATAAAATATCCACTCCTTCCAGTAAAGGTGGTAAGACTTTAGAAGAATACGTTTCTTGGCTTCGTTCTCAAACAGATCAGGTGGTGGTTGATTATGTTGGGCCAAGATCTGACGAACAAATTATATCAGAGTTGAAAAACTTTTTGAAATATATTAATTTTGTTCCAAGTAAGGCTTTAAATTATTCTCTTAGAGTCAATGGCATGGATACCCTAAAAGAATATGGCACAAAAGAGGAAGTAGAAAAAATGGAATCTGATATCAATAGTTTGGTTTCTAAAGTTTTGCCTACGGTGGATAATAAAACTGTAGAAGATGTTTCTACTGCAATAAAATCAAACAACTTGCCTGCCATATGGAGACCTATGGAAAGCCTTGATATGACAAACGAGGAAAAAATAGAGTTTTTGAATAACGTAGCAGATTTCCTTAGCGGCATTCCAGAGTATGATGCTGTTGTGGAGTCTATAGAGTCAGAATCAGATAATATTTTAAATGATGGAAAAGAAGGAAGTGCAGAAGGCGGTGCAGTACGCGCTGAGGAAGATGGCGATAAAAAGGGAGATGGAAAAAGAGAAGGACAACCCAGAGATGATGGCAAAGCTGAGGGAGATGTCTATTTACCTGGATCTGAAGAAGGAAGAGTAGATAACTATAGGAAGAACGGAGATAAGTTCTCTGACATTGCTGAAGTTACTTTATGGCTACTTAGAAGGGCTGCCGGCATAACCTCTATCCCGGAAGGAGAAGAGGTTTATGTAGAGGGAGATGAGGTTAATAGTATTATGACCGATATGGAATCAAGGTACGGGATAGACACCATCAACCACTCACATACGACTAAGGCTATAAGGGACCTTAACGGCGTATCAGGTTATAAAGTGGAATACGGCTTAACCTTTTTGACATACGATCCTTTTATTAGAATATCCAATCTAAGGAAAGGATCTAAGGCTGCGAAAGACGAACCTCGTATATCCGAAGAGTCGCTTACTCACATATCAAGGGTGACAACCCCTTATTTCCTGTACGGCGGCGATGAAGCATATACATCTGTTCCGGCTAAGGTAGAACCTATACCGGAGAAGATAATGGGTCGTAATGGCATTAAATTTGGTATGAGTGTAGTCGAGTTAACCAAATTAGGGTACAAAAAAGCTGGTGGAAACTGGATATATAAATTCCATATGAACTCAGGTGTGTATGATTTGTATAATATCAGTACCGGTGGAGCGTTTAGGGCAAAACCGGATCTTGGAGTTAAGATAAGTTCCAGCGCATTCATCCGTTCTTTATCTCAATCTGGTAGGAAAATACAAAATATGATTAGTAATATGAGCCAGGAAGAGATAGATAGGAATAAGAATCTTGTAGAAGGTTCTGATAATTCGGATTCGATAAATGAGTTAAATAAGGAGTGTTAAGTATGAGAAGGAGATTTTTTAATGCTGCGGATAATTTTGTGGGAGGATGTTATAATAAGTTATCCAATGAAGATATAAAAAGGCTTGGAGGAGAAAGACCTTATGTATGTCAGTTTAATAAAATTCATATACATATAGGACCTGTATTAAAAGATCATGATTCTGATGTTAGTTACATAATGTTTAATAGTAATTGGAATTATGGTGGTTATGAATCTATGGTTTATAATCATAGCAATAATGGTATTTTTATATTAGGTGAAAACAAAATTGGTAACATAGAAGATCATATACAAGATCTAACATATTGGTACGAATATGATCCAAGCATTAATGAAAATTATTGTTATTTTTATTATGAGGCTAATAACAGCGGAAATGCTATCAAGTTGAATGGTGAGTTTAGTGATACCAGTACTGTTTTCAACATTCCCAGCTTGAAAGTCACCACTCTTCGTGATGGCAGTTTGAGTTTTCCGGAGATTTATATAGAAGGAATTTGGGATCCGTCATTGTATAAGTCGGCTTTATAATTAACTTTGCAAAAAAAGTTAATTACAATGGGTGTCAAATGTCAGATAGAAAAAAAGGAAAATGAAATAAAACGGGTTAAGGCTCCTAACGGGGAGCCTTCCGTTCTTTACGAAAGTGCTTTAAAAGTATTAGGAAACAGCGAGCGGGCCCTTCAGGTATGGGCTAAGGCTTACACTCCTGGTTTTTTGTCGTATTACGGTCATTGGAATAACCCGGCTCCAGGGGAGATGTTTAACACCGATCCCAATGGCGAACCTCTTTTAGAAGATGTGCTGTCGTATATGAAGCGTCAGACTTATTTTGCTGATCCTTTAACGGCTCAGGATGTTAAGGATGTAAGGGATTTCCTTTTGTCTACTCATTATTTTTTCAATGCGTCTTCATTGTCTAATGCTATTCTCTTCGATTTTTATGTAGATGGCAGTTTGATACTGAATGAGCAGAAATTAAGGAGATCCGGTTTGTATGATGAAACAGAAATAAGTCGTATTTTATCCGATCCTTCTGTTTTAAACGAGGTTTCGACTTCCATGAGAAAGTTAATAGATTCTTCTATTAACGAACATGATAGGGAAAAGGATAATTATTTTATGTCTGTTGACTATCAGTATGGTCCTATTGTTTACAAGGAGGGAGTGTTTAACCAATTTGGTAAAAAAGTACCATATAATCCTTCTGAGCTTTATTGGGCTATGGGCAAAACAGTAGCCGGCATAAAAAACTTTTCTGAATTTTCATCTGCTTTTGAATCGTTGAGAAACTCATACCCTGAACTGGTTGAGAAATTCGTTTCTGATAAAGAATTTGCCGAATCTATGTTTGATGAGTTCTCATCTACGAATAAGATTCCGGTAATAAACATAGAAGGGGATGATGTGGTAGAAGGCAAGAGAAGATCCTTGTCTAAGCTACAAGATCTGTCTTATTACAATCCTGGCAAAATAGAGTTCCTAAGAGCTCGTATATCAGCTTATTTACATAGGGCTAATGCCGACACCGAATCCGATTTAAGAAGCATGATATGGGATATAGAAGAGGCTTGTACGTGGTTTGGCATAGATATAATAGGGACATCGGAAACTTATGATGGCACAGAAGAATCTTTGAATAAGATAGATAATTTGATGCTGGATCTTGATATTTATGTGGCCAGGCATAATGATGTAAATTATGCTCCAACGCTGGCATCTTCTATAGATGATGTTCTTGGTGATAGTACAGACTATTATTTTGGATTATTGCCGGAGTATATGGATAATTTGAATATCGTTTATTCTGAATCCGATATAGACCCAGTAGAGGCATTTGAGAAACATTCATTGCTTAAGGTAGGAGATAATCTATATCAAAGGATCAGCAAAGATGATCTTAACGAGATGTATCAAAGATCAACAGTATTAGCCAAGCACAACCTAACTCATTTTTCTACTAAAATATATCCTGAATCTTGTTTTAAGAACGGCGTTTTGGATAAAGAGAAAGTACGGAACGTAGATGATAATACGCTCATGGCTTCCATTAAAAAATACGTCAGATCGTTCATGGATTCTCAGAACACAGAGGACATGATAATGACCAGGATGGCGTTTGGGCACCCTGCGGTACTTGACGTTCCTTACGTGGATGTGGATCGGGAGTATAGTCGATACATGAACAAAAAACAAGATAGCGAAAACCCATTATCCTTATTCGATTTATACCAATCTTACCTTGACAACAAACTCCATAAAACAAAATTATATGATAATGCCTATAAGTATCTTGACTTCAAACCTGGTCCATCTTTGGGTCTTATTTCTGATGATCCTGATATTTTGAAATCAATAGAATTATCTTTATCTGGAAAAGACAGGTTGATGTTGTTTGATTATAGCATGACCAGTACCGACCCTTCTTTATCAGAATTGTTTTATTTGGAGAAGTATGACTCTTCGTATGCCGGGAATGATTTTGAACACTATTTTTACACCAGGCACCCGTATTTGTTAAAAGAAAAATCGGGCCCTAATATCGTAGAGCAAGATGGTGTTATAACAGCCGAAGGTATTTATGATAATTTTATAAGAGTAGGTAATAAGATATGGTCTAAAGTAAGCGAGAGTAGTTCCGGCTCTATCTACCAAAATCTGACAGGAACCGAATCAGAGGTGAAATACGATTCTACTCAGAAGGCTAAGACGGTAGAAACCGATTACGCTCCATACCAAAACAGATCTGGCTTGACGCAAGACATGACCGTAAGCAAGCCTGAATTGGATGATCTTAATAAATTGGAATGTAGGTAATTTTTGTGTACATATATGTAGTTTTTTCATAGTTGTAATTTGGGAAGTGAGGCTTGTGAAAGTCTCACTTTTCTCATATATGCACGTATATCAATAACATACAAGAAAAGTTAGATTTTCATTGTTTATGAATTATTTTTATTAAGTTTGCAATATTAGTTTCAGGAAGGGATTATAGAAATAGGAAAAAGTAAGAACCGGACGTAACTAATAACAGTAGGAAATGAGAATCAGTACCATCAAACGTAACAACAGCATTCATCTTATGTATAAAAACATTATGAATGATTTAGGTCAATTAAGAACTGTAGTTTCAAAATCCTATATTTATAATCTGATACAAAATCAAACCGGATTAAGTATCAGAACTATATCCCATGTCTTGAATCACACAAAAGAACAGGATACAGATTCTTTGTGAAAAGCATACATTTTCATACATTTGTGTGTTCTTTAGTTTTTAGATTTGAGTATTTCATGGTATTAGTTTAGAGATCAGGGCTCGCAGTGATGCGGGCCCTGGTTTGATTTAAAAAGTATTAAAATATTTGCTATTTAAGATCCTGTTCCTATTTTTGTTCCAGAAACAATGAACAACGAGATCCCATCTCTGGTTGTTTGATGTTGAAAGATATTTTTGGCTCATTAGGGTTTGTCATAGTGGGATCTGACATTCTCTTTTGGGCCTATTTTTTTATCATGGATAAAGTTTCTGTTTTTGAAAGTTCGGATTTTGGAGAGCTTAGAATTATTGTAGATCCAAAAGGAGATGTTTGGTTTGTGGCGTCAGATGTGGCTAAATCTCTTGGATATATAAATGCTAAAGATGCGGTAAAAAGACATGTAGATGATGATGATTCTATGCTTTTGCAAGTATCTGATAATCAATGGGGCGTAAAACGATCTATATTGAAAACCAGATATATAGATAGTATAAGAATAATTAATGAATCTGGTTTATATTCTCTTATATTATCTTCAAAATTAGAGTCTGCTAAGAGATTTAAGAAATGGGTAACATCTGAGGTTCTTCCTTCTATTCGTAAAACAGGAGAATATAAAACAAGTTCCGGTGGAAAGGGAATTTTGGTCCCTGACTTTTCTAATCCGGCAGATGCAGCAAGAGCCTGGGCTGATCAGTATGAAGCTGCTCAGAGAGCTATAGCTGAAAAATCTCAGGCAGAGGCAGAGAAGCAACAAGCCTTGAAAACAATAGAAGAGCATAAGCCTGATGTAGAATTTGCCGAGTCTTTTAGGAAAGTAGACCATAACAATATGTGGCTGATTCGTGATATTGCCAAAAAGTTAGAACAGAATGGTGTTATCATCGCTGAAAAGAATTTACGTTCATTTCTTGAAGAAGCTAAGTTTATGTTTAGGAACGGTCTTGGCAAATGGGAGTTGTATAGTAATGTTGTAGCTAAAGGATATGGTGTATATAGATCATATTTTGTAGATAAGTATTCCGGCGAAAGGGTTAATCAACAAACTATCTACATGACAGGATCCGGATATGAAGTGACCCTCAATGGCATAAAAGGAAAACTTAAAAATGTATTTTTAAAATATGGTAAATTTTCTTGAGTTTATTTATAGGTAGTGTTTTAAAAGAATAAAAAAACACTACCTTTTTTTTGTTTCTGTCTTTTCTGAAAATACTTCTCTTCTATAGGAAATAAACACACCCATATTCCACCCTGCAATTATGATCTTTGTTACGTGCTTCATGCACGTATGTTTAACAATTAAATACTATAAAATTATGGGTGGTGATAAAATCGTCCTTTTAGATGGAGCCGGGGCTAACGGTGGTGGTGCAGCCACTAACGGTCTTCTTTCAATGATTCCCGGCATGTTTGCTAATTTGATAGGTGGTAATAAAATGGATCCGAATCTGGTGGCGGCTTTGATGAACGGTCGTAACAACCAGGACGGTTTCGGTGGGGCTAACGGTTGGTGGCTCTGGATAATTGTTTTGTTCTGGCTGTGGGGTGGACGCGGCTTCGGTAACGGTTTTGGAAATGGCGGTGATTGTTGTGCCAATGGTTTGCCGGCTCAGTTGAATAACGATTACGGTCGTGAACTTTTGATGCAGGCAATTCAAGGTAATCGTAGCGCCATAGATCAGATTGCTTCTGCTTTGAACTGTTCTACTACTCAACTTCAGAACGCTATCTGCAACGTACAGGGTGCTATTGATAAAGTAGCTGGTCAGGTAGGTATGACTTCTCAGGCTGTTATCAACGCAGTTCAACAACAAGGTTGTGAAATAGGAAATCAAATCAGCTCTTGCTGCTGCAATCTGAGTTCGTTGATCAATCAAAGCACTTGCCAGACTCAGGGAATGATTACTCAGCAAGGTTTTGATAACCAGCTTCGCACGTTGGAACAAACCAATATCTTGCAGAACGGTCTCAACCAAGGTCTGGCTAACAATCGTGAGCAAGCTACAAGCCAATTCAATATCTTGTCTGCGAAACTTGACGCCCAAACCGTTATGATCAACGACAAATTCTGTCAGTTGGAAATGAGGGAAATGCAGAACACTATTGCTCAACTTCGTGAAGAAAAAGCGGCTTTGACAGCTTCGGCATTATCTCAGCAACAAACCCAGAATATCGTTGGTCAATTACGCCCGACGGCCGTCCCGGCCTACCCCTCTTGTTCTCCTTACCAGGCTTATACTTGGGGACAGGTATTCGGAGGAGGTTGCTGTAATAACGGATGCGGATGTAACAACGGATGTTGCAATAACAACGCTGCTGTCTGATTTTATTAAGAAAGGAGGCTAATATGGCTTGTGTTTCTAAAATAGGATCGTTGTATGAGATGGTTACGAAGAATGTTATTGTCAGTACGACAAATACAGTCTTCGGTATTAACCCACGGGCTTGGATCGCCCTTCCGTGTGAGGGTCTTATCCTTCTTAAGATAAGGCAAGTAGTCCCCACAGCCGGAAGTGCTCTACCGGTACAGATTGCGGTCCCGGCAAACAGCACAGTTTCAACAGTAGGAGCCGACACCTGTTGCCCGGTTACGGGAGTGAATGTCGTGAACCCTATTAACGTAGCTGTCACGGGTGCTGCTATGGTAAATGGCACAGAACGCCTTCTGTACTTCAATAAAGTTCGTGGCGTGTTAAGATTAATGGATTGTTGTGTTCCGACAACAACAGCCCAGGCGTCTGAAGTTAAAGCAGGTAAATGATTTCAGTAGGGTGATGAAGATCATCACCCTATTTTCACCTAACTAATATTTTGATCATGTTTTCAGATTTGAAGAAAGGGTTTCAGGTACATACCCTTGATACTAATACAGTACCTAAATACGAATTGGGAAAGGTAGTAGCCGTATCCGAACCCAGGTATCTTCCTCCTCAGCCAGGTCAGTATCAGGCGATGCAGACCCGCGTGGTGGATCTGACGGTAGAGCTCACTGGCGAAACCAAGACCTATACGGTCCCGGAATCCCAGAATGTGGCTAAGGCTATGGGCATAACATTATCTACCAGCATAGATCCGATTATGAACGAACTGAATGCTATAAAAAACACCAGTCAAGACATAATAAACAGCGTAGATGCCCATCGTGCCAAGATAGAGGCTTGTGAATCTATATTAGAAGACATCAATCCGGCATTCAAACAAACGAGAGAGCAGGATCGTAAAATAGCTGGTATAGAAAATAAGGTGAATGACCTTACTGATTCATTCGAAGATTTAAAGAAGTTAATTGTAGAACGTTTGAAATAAGTATAATATGATAGTATATGATTTAAATTCAGGACACAGAGAATATCCTGGATATGACGAGATAGAAGACAGACGAGGTGGAGGCAGAGGCAGAAGCCGGCGTTCTGATGGGACGTACATGGGGTACGGTGGTGGTATTTACGACCATTACGGTATGCATGAGAAGATGAAGGAAATGGAAGAACGCGAAAACGAGCTGGAAGAAAGGGAAAGAAGGCTCGAAGAGCGCGAACGTCGTCATGAAATGGAGGACCGGGAATACCGGAGGATGGGTTACGAATCCTACCCGACCGATTACTATGGAGACGACAGATACTACGGTGACGGACCTCAGATGCGTAGAGGTCGCGGACGTGGCAGAGGTCGTTCTTATTGAGGAGCAGACGCAGAGGATCCAGCTTATCAGAAATATGTAGATACTTACGGCTACCATTTTTCTAATGCTCTCGCTGATGAGGCGGTAAAGAAGATGGTCAACGTCGATGGATCCAAGAGGATCTGGAAGCAGCCGGAAATAAAAGATATTTTTGAAAAGTGCGGAGCGAAGAAGCCGGATAAAGCGACATGGGGCGATGTCCAATATGTCTTTGCAATGTACTATTCGGATGGTTTTCCGAAGGTCTTCAAATGTGAGAACGAGTTGGTGAAAGCTACGTTAATGTATTTGGATGATCCGGATGCTCCCGAAGGAGTAGCCTTTATAAGATGGCTTGCCGTGCAAGATTACCTCGGCGAAAAAATAAACTGGAAGGATCTGACCTGAGATCCAGATCCAGGTCCTTCCGGTGGTGCGGGAGCCATAGTAAAAAATATGATTCCCGCATTCCCGTTTTTCCCGTTTGGAAAAACGGGAATAAAAATATTATACCGGTCGGCGGGCAATAGAATACCCGTGGCCGGTTTGTTTCACATAACTTTTTTTTGGATATGAATATAGCACACGAATCTAAATCGAATAAAACCCCATTGTATTTAATAGGAGAGTTGATTGGCGTACCGAATACGGTTATGGACTCAGCATTGCATGAACTGAAAGATAGAATAGACAAAGACCCTAAATATAAAGATGTTAAAAATTGGCTCGAATCTTTACCCAAGATCTGAACCTATTTTTTTTCAATACCAGGCCCGATGCGATTTTAACGTATCGGGTTTTTATTTTAATTCATATTGTTTTATTTTAAATCTAATTAATTCATGGATGTCGTACTTTTGTTGAAAAAGTATTCTATATGGAAAATAAGGAAGATTACGTTGGTTACGAAGATCAAGAACTGTGTAACCGGTATTACAAAGAGGCTGAAGCCATGAGGCAAAATCAGGACTGGCCTCGGCTTAGGGCTGTCCCTGCTCCGGCTAAGGGAACGCCATCGCCCGGCTGGGGACAGCTTGGACGTGGAAATGATGTCCGTGTTAAGTATGTTAGCATCAATTCAGGATTAGGAGGAGATAGGTTATGACTGTAGAAGAATTGGCTAATAAAAGATACGGTGGCGAATTTGTTTTCATGTTTGGTCATCTTGAAGGTAGAACAAGATTCGTTTTTGAATGCTTTGATCCCAGACCTGATCACGAAGGTAAAAACACTTATATGGTTTCCTATTTTGATAAGGGACTTCGTAGAAGAGATGTGGTAGATGTGCTGTGTTATATGAATATTTTGCCAAAATAATGGAAACATTAATCTTAGATGTACCTGTATTTTCCGGTAAGATTATTTCTCCTATCTGGATTAAAGCCGTAAGAGATTTTCAATCCAAATCGAAGACAGAAAGAGACTCGTATTGTTTGATTTGTGGATGTACAGGAGGGTGTAACTTGTGCGATGATATAAGTAAATATAGGATTTCAGAACAATTAAAATATTACAAATAATGGAATTAAAAGATTCAGTCAGGGTAATGACTAAAGAAGAGTTCGAATCAGCAATCAACGAAGATATTAAATTCGTTGAAGGAATTAAGCATTTTTTTTAAACATGATGATGCTACGAGGATAATAGAACACGTAAAGTCCGTGTACGAATCTGACAACAAGAATTTAGATCATATCACATTTAAAGGTGATGGCAAAGAATCTTTTTCATTTAACAGAGTTCTTGTTGAAAATTTAATTGAGACATTTGAGACCATGCAGGATATATACTCCGATAATTATAGGCTTAAGGTTTATACTGGTAATTGCATAATTCAATTGAACGCAAATCCAAAGGACCCCAGTAAATCCTTTTTTGACGTATATGATAGAGATGAGATGAAATTGATATACGGAATAAAGATCAGTATTCTGAAAGAAATGTTTGGCATATGCATATGATTACTAAACAAGATATACAAGCAGCAGCATCGTATATTTTCCGAAGCAGTTTTGTCTCAGAAAACCAGGCAAGGAAAGTAACGATAAGAGCCGGTAATAAAGCTACCAAGAACCTTGTCAAGACCTTCAGAGGAAAGTTGTTTAAGAAGGCTTTTGGAAGAGCTCGTAGAGGAAAGGATATCAGTTCTTTTGAAAGACAAGAAAAAGAAAGTGGTTTTAATTTCCTTTACAATCTTAATAATAGTCGTATGCGAAGCGGTCATATTATAATAGACGGAATTGGTCTGTTTAAACAAATAATCTATGAAGTTCAACATTAAAGGTAAAAAAGCTGATATTCGTTTAGGCAGAGGTCTGGCGAATCAGATTAAAATAAACAAAACCATCCCAACGTCTCATAAACCAAAAGAAGAACGTAGAATGATGTTTATTTGTGGTGATGATATTGCTTCTCTTATAAAGCGGTTTGAAAACGAATCAAAGTAAAAAAAAGTCGGACATGTATCTTGTCCGACTTTTTTTATATATTTGTGGCATGACAAAAGGTTATTATTGGATACCACAAACAGATGAAACGTTAAATGGCAGAAGCTATTACGTGGCTAAGATAGTAGGGGATATCACGTTTGATACTAAACGAAAAAGAATCGTATTTCAAGCTGATAGGTATTTCCCTGTAGGATCTGTTTTTCATTTTACGCACAATTGCTTCAATTATATCATAACTTGCCGACTTCGTAAGCCTGGGCTGTGGTATGAGGCAAGGAGGGAAGACTGCGGACCTATTGGACCGGATGATGTGGAAAGGTTCGAATCGGGAAGGTTTATTCATAGAAATGGGTACAAATACAATGCATAAGCGTAACTTGACGATTTGCGTCAGATTATATTTTTTTTTCATATTATTTTTAAGCCATCAGACTGAGAAGTTAGATGGCTTAATTTTTTATGATATGCTTGATTTTTGGCTACCTTTGTCTCATAACAAAAATGTTTTATCATGGTATCAACGTGTATTATTAAAAGAGATAATAAAAAGAAAGTTGTTTCTGTCTCTACCAGATCAGGGGACAGGTCTATGTTATTCGATAAGATAGCATCTATTCCTCTTATGGAAAATAGGGAACGGGCTACTACTGTTTTTAAAACCGTATTTTCTAATAAGTTCTTAAAGGCTTTTGGTGACTGGAGAAGGAATGTGCCTATCAACAAACAGGCTTACAATAAGGTAAAATCTAACATCGGCCTTATTCCAGAGACCTATAGAGAAAGGGTGCTGGATAAGGCTTCTAAGATGAGCAACCCTATTCTTGTGTCGAAATCAGATGCACCTTATGGGATTCAAGAATCAGGCTTTGGATTCTATAGCCAAGATCTGGGTGATAATATTATGTTGGTGGATGCTATGGTTCCGTCAAGGATCTCCGTGCCGGAAGAACCAGGAATAGACTCAGGGCAGTATCTACAAGATGCTATATCTTCGGACTTCACTCCCGTATCTATGGTACAGGATAATGATGTTAATTATATGGTTATAAAAGACGGTCTTAAGATATTTAGTCCAGAAGAGCTACCAGAAACAGATTCTAATCCTGTGGGTGTAACGTATCAGACTGGAGAACCTCGTTTGTTTTTTATGAATGATCGTAATCAATTATTTGAAGATTACGGAGAAGCTCTTCGCTCTGGCGGGAATGATATCAGAATAGGATTCTTATCTGGCACCGTTCAAGAATCTGCCTGGGATGGCGTGGCAGACATTACTTACAAGGCTGGAAAGTATGTCCTTAACAACCCCAAATCTTTTATACCTGTTATGACCGCCTCTGCTTCCACTTCTTTATCAACAAAAGGTGGGATAATAAACTACCTTATAAAGAAAGGTCTTTTGTCAGGATCCAAGATATTCGATCCGGAAACAAGAAGCTATTATCTTACAGGAGAAGGACATGCAGGACAAATTAGACTTTTCAATTCAGCCTTAGCTTATACCGAACTTCGTAATCATTTCAGTTCTGATGTTTCCATGAATGATCAAGGCATGATAACCATAAATTCATTGGATAATAGTAAGGTGACTATGAGACTCGCCACCGGAGGAACAGAAAGAGTTAGCAAGGAGCAGATAAAGAGCGATCTTAAGTCTGGAAGATACAATGAATTGGATGCTAAATACGATCACTTTGATGCGCTTGTAGTTTCATTTATATTAGAAGACAATGATCTTTATGCTGATACTAAAGCTAAGATAGTATCGGATTATAGCCAAGAGGAACGTAATCAACGAAATTCTATTGTTGAGATACTGAAAACGCTGGGCGTTAGTGTCGTTGGCATGACCGATTATATAGAGAAGTACCAAACTAAATACGGACACGAACCTTCTGCTAAAGCATTGGCGGATATTGCCAATAACGTAATAGCAGTCGGTGAAGATGCTACTTTGTCTGACTTAGTAGAAGAAACAGCCCACTTCCTTGTAGAGGCGTACAGAGATCAGAATGCTGTTGAATCTGTTTTGCAAGACGTAGAAGGCACTGAAGAATGGAATCAGTATGCAAATCAGTATTATAATACATACGGTAAGGTATATGAAGGAACTGAACTTGACAATGTAGTTAGGAAAGAAATTCTTGGAAAGATCCTTGCCAGGGAGATGCAGGACAGAACGGCGCCCATAGAGCCCACCTCCTTCCTGGGGCGCGTCCGGCAGCTTCTCTCTGGAATCGTAAGCTGGCTTAAATCAGCTTTATCAACCCAAAGACAAGATTTGAATAACGTTATTAAAAGCATTCGTGATCTTGCCATTACTGACATAGATAAAGGATTTGACACCTCTCTGTTAAAGGATAATGACTTTACATTATACTCCCTTTCTTCTATGAACAAGAACAAGTTTCTTGAGTCTAAGATCCGGGCATTGAGAAAAACCTTAAGAGACTTGCGTCAGATAAGCTCTGATAGGGCTGTAACTACGTCTATGACCCTTGCTCAGCTTAAGACTATAGAAGATAAGATAAATAAGGTAGAGACCGAAATAGACAAGAATGAGATGGCGGCTGCCATGAATAGCATGATCTCTACAGCCGAAGCTCAGGTCAGATACTTAAGCAATGTGGTGAACACCATCCTTCATGGTGATACCAAAGATGGTAAGCTTCACTTCAATACCAATGATCGAAAGAACGTAGATATTATCAACAATCAGGTTCTTCCGATCATGAACGATCTTCGAGGATATATCCGTAACAGAAGTACCGAATTTGATGAACGTGAAAAGCAGGATTATACAAATAGGATTAATACCGTCATTGCCGACATTAATGGTATTCAGTCTGATATTAAATCAGTACAAGACCTTGATGAAAGCACGTTGCTTGATAAGTTAATGAACGAACTTCATGTGCCGGCAGATAAGGTAAAGAGAGTAAAAGAATTTTTCGACAAGGTTCAACACGATGTTTCTTGGATAAGTAGGTGGTTTGGTATATTAGAGCATTCTTCCAGTCCGTTCAATAACGCTCTTGGAGCTATGATTGCCAAAGACAATTACAATGCGATGGTGAATGCCCAGCCCGCCATATCCGACTTCCTGGCATATGCGAAAAAGCATGGTTTTAACAAATCTGAATTTGAAAAACTGCTTCAGAAAGTAGACGGCAAAACTTCTAATTACCTTCGTAGTGCTCTTGATATGGCTAAATACGATCGTAATAAGAAGCTGGCGCAGATGCGAGCGTTTGCGACTGCCATGAACATAGAGATATCAGAAGAAGAAATTGGTGATGTGGTTGACAATAACCGTAATTACGTATTTAAAAGAGAAGTAGTTGACAAGGATGGAAATACGGTTACTGAAAACGCTAAATTCAAACCATCGTCTGATAGAGTTAATACCGATATTTTTACCATCGAGCAGGAAAGGATCTATACAGAGCAGATGGAAAAGTGGGATGCTGAAAATTCGGAACTGGAATTTAGCGAAAGTTATGCCACAAGAATGGAATCCATATACAAAAAGGCTGAAGAAGAATTAGGGCATCCGGTTTCTCAAACAACCAAAGAATACCTTAATGCCCTATCCCGGCAAAAACGGATATTGAGGCAGCCTTTTATTGATAGCGGTGGTAATTTTGATGAGGTTGCCTATTTTAAAAGCAGCAATTACGAAGAAGAAGGACTGCTTCGTAAACAACGTAAGGAAGCAGCTTCAGAATACATATATGTAGGAACCAGGAGAGTGGAAAAAACCGGCGACCAACTTAAGATGGCCAAAGAAATACAAGCTATAAATGAAGTTTGGAGAAAGGAATCAAATAATGTCACTAATGCCGTATCAGAATCGTTTTTGCAAAAATTAAGAACGATTCAGAGCGAGTCTGGAGGAGAAGCTGCGCTGAAGACACTTATGTTGGGAGGTCACCTGTCATTCAACGATCGGTTTTGGAATGATGTAGAATCAGAACAGTCGGCACGTACCGAATCAAATAACAAGGCTTCGTATCTTAAAATGGCGCATGATATCATTAGTTCTACGACAAGTGATAGAGATGCGACTGACGTGGATTCTATTGTGAAAGATATAGAAAAAAATAAGGCTATTATCAAGGAAATAATCGGAAACAATCGCGATGTGGCTGATATCGGAGAGATTAACGAAGCGACATTTACCTCATCTGAAAGAGATGCTTTTAGGGCCGCATCTGAAGCTATTGAAGCCGATTACGCTATTTTGATAGATTATGCTAAGATGGTGGGTCTTGAAGATATTGATAAGTACCTTACTAAAAGCAGTAAGGCTGAAAACGAAGTAAATCAGTCTTATTTAAATGCTCTTGCTGACTCCAAGGAAGTGGAATGGAAGTTCGTACAACGTCATACTACGGCGAAGAAAGCAAAAAGGATTCAGGCTTTAAGGGATAAGCTGTTTAAGGCTGCTGATAACCGATATCTGTTTACCGTATCTGAAACCAACTACCTGTCAGAAAAGCTTGGTATAAGCAAAGAATTAGACGGTAGAGATTTCAGGAATGCTGTTAATGCTAAGATGGCCAGCTTATTTTTAAATAATACAAGAGAAGAGGGCGTAGAAGAAGCTAATGCTATTGTTAATGAATTTGCCAGAAGCCGGGTTTTTTCGTACTATAAACGCATGGCGCCTACCGGATATGCAGCTATGATCGACAAAATCGGTCGAGGTGAGATAGATGTGGCGCAAATGGTTAAGGACGTACAAAACGGTACATCCACCCAAGATTATGGCATGGACATATCGTACTTGTCTTTCGACCCTGCAAGGGCATGGGTGGCTGAATCTGAAGCTGAAAATAGCGGTCGTAATCCTGATTATGTAAAAGATCATGGGTATGGTCATCGAATGCCTAAGAAAAGCCTGTATCGTGACGAATCGTATTTCAATGACTTTGGTATCAAGTATGATGCTGACGGTAATGAGGTTGCTACTAAAAACGTAGAGCAGTGGAATATGATTCAAAAACTCAAGGAAATAAAAAGACAATCCCTTGATCTATACAAAGAGCAGAGCCCGAACCTGTATGCTATTCCACAGATATCCAAACAAGATATAGAACGTGTAGAAGGATTGGGTATTAACTTCAAAAATACGGTTCGTAATTTTGTATCAGATCTGTGCCTGGACAGAGTAGACGATTCTCTATATGGTAAGACCAGGCAAGGAGAAGTGTATGATCCAGAAGACAGGCTTAGGTCTATACCTAAATACTACATATATGAATTGGAGAACCAAGATGATGTATCTCACGATTTTGGCTACTCTTATTCGATGCTTATGATGCAGTCGTCGTTATACAACGAAAAGCAGAAGTCTATAGAGCTCGCTCAAGGACTGGAGCAGATGTTACTAAATAAACAATTTGAAGGTGGTAAAAAGGCTGAAGCAACCCAAGCATATCAGATGTTCAGGGACTTCTTCAACGATCATTATTATGGCATTAGGATGAACACCAAAAAACTTACGGTGAACATCGGAGGATATACGGTAGACCTTACAAGAATTATGATGGCTGTTGAAAGATTTATGTCGGTTATGAACTTGGCACTGTCTCCGTTTGTGGCAGCTACCGGCGCCTTAACAGGTCATATCAACCTCATCATGGAATCTGCCGTAGGACAGTATATAAGCAAAGACTCCCTTAAATACGCATCGGCTGAATTTTCACGCCTTGCTCCATCTTGTATAGCAGAAACCGGAGACATAGATAGGAAAAGCAAATTATATGTCATAGGTGAGAGAATGGGGATATTCAATATCCGAAATCGTATGTATGGTGCCGGATACAATAGAGCGGCCAGGACCTTAATGCGTTCGCCTATGTATGCTTTTATGGAAATCCTGAACTACCCTCTTGATCCGCAGGTTATGATTGCTACTATGGACAATGTTCGTTATTACAAAGGCCGGTTCTACACGTTCCAAGATTTCAAGATGGAAAAAGAACGCAATAAAGAACAGAGTACCATAAAAAGAGAATGGAACGCATTAAAAGATCGTACTTTATGGAGTATGGTAGACGTCGTGGATGGGAAGGTGGTTGTAAAGCCAGGATCGGGTGTTACTGTTGAGGAAGTAGAAACCCAGATGGCTATAACCAGAAATCAAGTTCGTAGCTTGTCGCAGATATGTAACGGATCTTTGAATGAAGAAAACCGGACTGCCGCATCGCGCAACTGGATAGCCAGGTTCATGACCGCCCACCGAGGATGGTTGGTGCTGGCGGCTCAACGCCTGTGGAAAAGACGTGGCTTCAATTTCCAAACAATGCAAGAAGAGGAAGGGTTGTCAATTACGTTAAAGAATATGATAGCCAAAACATTTAGCCTGGCTTCCGAGTCTGGTATGAAAAACATCATAGATGCCTGGAACGAAAATAAAGACAATATGAATGAGGTAGAAAAAACCAATCTCAAACGTCTTAGTGTCTATGCCGGCACGTTCCTTATCATGCAGGCCGTATCTATGCTTCTTGCCGGATGGCGTGATGATGATGAAAACGAAGAAAGTTGGCTTACTCAATTCGGATCCTATGTCGGATTCAGAACCATAAACGAAATAGCTTCACAGATGCCGTTTATTATGGAGCTTAACGTGGTAGATATCATTAACGATCCGTTTGTTATGGGGCGGAAACTGAAGGATCTTACCGATCTTAGGAATTACTCACTTGATAAAGTAACATCCGGCACATACAAAGGAGAGTCTAAGTTATTTAGGCAACTCGCCAAACAGACGTTTATCAAACAATGGTATAATATCAAGACGCCGGAAGACGTAGCGCGCGCCTATAATTGGTGGCAGCAGACAAACAACAAGTCAATGATGTTCTTCATCGGCGCCACTCCTGATTCGGAAGGAGACGATGATGTTAGCTACAAATAGACGAAGAATATCGGACTTGCATTGTTTTTGTATGATTCCAATATGCTATATTAGTATCGTCAAAGAGTAGATTGTACGTTTTTTGTTCTTACTTGAAAGATTATGTAGGTTTAATTTTTTCTGAAATTGTTTTCTTACCGGTTCTCAGTCAGAGATGATAGAGAACCGGTTTCTTTTGTTATGAAAAAAAGGTATATAATTACCTAAGTTTTTAAGCATTAACTTCATGACCTTCCCTATCTGTTAAAGCCAAACCAACACCTTCTATAACGTATCCTACTACAGGAGCCTTATCAAATTCTTCCTTCGTAGCCCAAGTAGCATTATCAGGCATCAGATCCTTAAATGCATCCGAAACATCACCTTGGCACCAGCAGTTATTTGATGTAACAATACCCTTCCCTTCGATATTGATATACATTTTTCTTCCACCACATCCAAGGCTATTCCATCCTCTTGGCACGTTTTCCACCATAGGCTCAAGCACCCAGCTTTCACCGTCTATCCTAACCCATCCAGGATCGTCTTTGTGCTTGTCGTACATATTTTGCCAAAAAGAGCATTCGTAGCACCATCCCTTGTCTTCCATGATAGTTCTTATCTCACACCTTTCAAATCCATCTGCATCCATCGTGTGCGGAGAATGAGGCTGGTGAGGGGTGCCACATTTTGGACATACGAGTTTTAAATTATCTTTCATATTGCTTTACTTTTACGATTTTAATAGAATCACCAATATTGTATTCTCCTTGGTATCCAACGAATTTTATAATTCTATTATTTTTAAATATTGAAACTCTTTCGTCTTCACCATAATATATCACACGTCCACCATCTAAAGGAAGTAGATCATATATAACCCATCCTTCATTAACCTGATCATCATTCGAACATGATGATAATACTAATGTTATCAATAAAATAAAATACCTCATATTATTTTCAACATAAAAATTTGTAACCTGGTTTTACTGCTTCCGCTTCTTCTCTCGTATCAAACATTAAGGTAGTGACAGCTCCTATGCCTTCACAAACGTAAGATACTTTTACCCACCACCTAAAAATACCAGAGCCGTAATCATCATAGTACGGCTCGGAAAGAACCTCTTCTACGTACCCATCTAAGTAATTCATGATCGCTCCTCCTTATTTTCAGATTCTGCCTCTTCGGGTATGCTGATCACCTTATCAACAATATCCAAATCAGACATTTTCTCAATAAAAACATCCATTGCCTTAGTTATGTCATTGGCTTCTTTTTCTTCAAGAGCAATCTCTCCACCGGTAATAGCATCAGATAATGATGTAGATAAGTGTCTTATCTTATCAATGCTCATAAACGTAAATGGATTACCACCTTGACCCCCACCCATTTCTTTCATGATCTGATATCCACCTGAGATAAGTCTGCCTGATGTCGTGGCCAAGGAGGATACGATTAGGGACAGTACCGCCGCTTCCGTCCGCTCCTCGGACACACCCTTCGACCACACGGCTGCCCTTATAGCGCCGGCCAGATTGTCTATGTATGGCATGAGACAATCTTCCATCGCTTGTGTTATATCAGCTATAACCTCACTACGCTCTTTATTTATGTAGTAGATAGAAGCATTGTACCTCTTTATCTCTTTGTCCATATTATTTAAAAGACGCTTGATATTGTGCTTATACATAGGACTGGTTTTAATTACTTCCTTTAGCTTAAGAATGTAATTATAAGCCTGGTCGTTTACGAACAACGTCATGGTCTCAACCGTTGAATGAAGCGTGTTGAGACTGTTAAGGATCTTATCGAAATTGTTTATCAAATAAGCTTTTCTGGCTTTTGCTGCATAGTTAATCATCGTATTCAAATTTTAGATTTTCAAGTTCATGTATTTGTAACTTAAGAGACTTAATTAAATCCGTTCTCTGTTCCTCTGCATATTTCAAAGCTTCTTCTTTACTTTTAAAAGCTTGATACCCTATTGTATAAGGAGTGAACCGGCCAGGAGTGTCGGCTAATAAAGTACCATCATAATCTTCTATTTTAGCTTTTACTTTTCTTATCTTACCATCTTGCAGACATGTGTCTGTAATCCACACAAATGTATCATACATTTCTTCATATAATTCATACCATTCCGGCTTAGGAAATCTTAATGTGAATCTAATTTCGGTATCTTTCTCTAAGACATTAATATCATACGCCTCCGGCCACAGTTCTTTTATGTTGTCTTCATCTTCAGCATACGCCACCAATACAAATGAATTACTGGATTCTGCACTACACCAATATGGATATTTTATAGGCCATTTGACTGGACGGTAGTCGTTACCGCAGTCGGATTTTTTAATGTAAAATCTTGCTCTAATCATTATTCTTTTATTCTTTTAAGTATATGTTCAATCACTTTAATAGTCCACCCGTTCCCCAACATCTTGTACTGTTGGGTTTCGTTGCATTCCCATTTATACCAATCTGGTACAGTCTGTAACCTGGAGCACTCTGTAGGGGTTAATCTTCTTATTCTGAAATCGCCATGTAATGCTCTCTGTATGATAAAATTGTTTCTATCATATGAATTACAAGATAATGTTGGAGCCTTATCTTCATGAAATCCACCTTTGTTAAATCCTCTTGGTATTTGGAAAATAAGATTATCTTTCTGAACTGTTGTGAGACAATTGGATTTTCCATCGTTTTTAAATTCAATCATCTGAACTGTTTTAAGACCAGATTCTCTACATGTAGGTTTTTCTGGATTCCTACCTCTCATTGCTACACAAATAAGATCGTACATGTATTTACCCTTTACGGTAACAGTATTGGATTTCTCATCTTTTGTTTTAATATTAGCTCCATAACAATTTCCCTTGTCGTGATTTCTTTTCAAGTGAAAAGCTAAATTGTTTAAAACTTTTTCAGATAAGTAATATTTTTCATCTACTTCATATTCCGCTATATCACTTATGGTCAAACCTTCGTCTTTAGGTTGAGGGATAATGCCGCCTTGAATATTAGTCCAATAAATACGTTTCCTGGTTTGAGCGGAAACAAGTGCTGAATTAATATGATTGCCTTTACACCCTATAGCATCATCAAATACCGGCTCCCATTTCTTTCCCATCTTAACGTTCTCAAGAAGAAACAATACATCAGGATTAGTTTTTCTTACATCATTCAAAATACGAATAAACTCCCAGAATAAGTAAGACTGACCGGCAAATTCAAATCCTTGTTTTTTTAATTCAAGATACTCATTAAGTGATTTGATTTCTATTCCTTCTACGGTAGACGACCCTTTTCTTTTTCCAGAAAAGGACATATCCGTACATGGGCTGCCGGCTAAAATAAGATCTATGTGTCCAAGATCTTCTACATTCAAATCCCTTACATCTCCTACTTGTATAGTATTAGGGAAATTTAATTGCGTTTGTTTAATAGCAAACTTATCTATTTCTGATGCATAATATACTTCAGGTGTGATCCCTATTTCTTTTAACGCTATTTGACCACATGACATTCCGTCAAATAAACTTAACACTCTCATGGCATTATACACATTTTTCAATTTTAATTGATTTTGATGATAGATACATATTCCATATTCCTCTGCCTCTGTCACCTTTTTCGTTTTGTTTTTGGATTGTCAAGTACAGATCTCCGTCTTCACATACTTCAACTTTTTTCAAGAAGCCTATCATTTCATCTCCTGCTTCGTGTAAAATACGGATCTTATCTCCTTCTTTTAACCCATAATTGGAATCAAAATATTCTTTTTTGATTCTATCAATATTGTCTTTATGGTTTTTTATAGCATAAAGCTCTTTTCTTAATAAATAATTTAGTTGTTCTATTGTCATTTCTTTTCCTCCTTATTTAATGGTATCAACCCTTTTCCATGCTTGTCATACCACAGCATAGCTATGCAGTTCCATGCACATTGTGCAAGATGAAAACATCCTGTATCGGAATCCACTCTTTCTCCTTTCATGTATTCCATCAGGTGTCGAAACATTGCAGCTCGATACCGTTCAAATCCGTTGTCAAGATTCTGCCAATTATTAGGCCCATATTTCTTGGCTCCGGCATGATAGACTTTTACAATGTCCTCAATCTCTTCCATTGGAAGCAAATCCCATCGTAGTTTATCGTCAATGATGTCATTCTTCACCGATTCCCCTTCTTTTTTATTATTGTCTTTTTTTGAACTAACAGGTTCTAACAAATCCAAGGGTATGCTAAACTGTTTCCCTTTGTAGTATATGACAGCCATAACATCTACATTGTAGACCTCTTTTGCCAATTCGACCATAGCTCCCCCAGGAACAATATCATCTTTAAAAGAATAATCTTTTTTAGCAAAAAGAAATTCTCCTTCTTTGAAAAGGACATCATCATTCTTTAGTATATAATCAACTGGTATATCAATCTCCATACGACCTTCATACGACAGCGTGGCTTCCTTATCTCCTTTTTTGATATCTTTTTCACACACAACCTTAAGCCCTTTTTTGGCTACTAACGTTTTATAAGCATAAACATCTTTGTTAATAACCACATTTGTCCCCTTTAGGATAATAATATTGTCCATTTTTTTCATTGTTTTATCGTTGTTTTAATTAATATAGTCCATCACTCTTTTTTTACAAAACGATCAAATTCTTCTCCGCTCATAACAATGCGGTTAATGATAATTATGCCACTATCGCTATAATCATCATCTTTAATTCCCATATCATCAAGCTCCTTCTTTAAGTCTTCAAATGTAGGGCCTGTCTCGCTTTTAAAAAATAAAGTAGCATGTGCAAGACTTCCGTTGTTTAGTTTTACTCTCACGGTATAGAGATATCCTTTTTCATCTTCATCCTTTTTATTGATACCATCAAGGATGCTATTTATCATATCCTTGTCCTCACGTGATAGGTTGGATATGGCTATTCTTCCCTTTAATCTAAATATTTCATTTTCGTTCATGACTTTCTGTTTTTATTGTTTTCAAAATATTGTCTTACGGCTTCTATGGCTTTATCATCATCAAAAGCTTCTTCAAACTCCGTGTAGAACCTATCTCGCTCCATGCAGAATGTGTTTTTTCCTTCCGGTATAGGACGGAACACAACCGCCCTCTCTTTGTCGTGATTGGTTCCTATTATGTTATTGTCTAAGATAATAGAATACCTTCTTGAACTTTTGTTGATAACAACATCATGTTGAAGACCATACAATTTAAGTATTTCCCTTAATTCATTTGTTTTCATTTATATTACTCCTTCCAAATTTACTTTAATAGAACCATTTATGGTTTTAATGCTCCCATCTATGGTTGAAATCACATCATCTATATCATTTATAATACTTTCCATGTCATCAACCACCTCCTCCATATCAGTTACAGCCTGATCTGATTCCCAATATCTTTCTGAGTCTTGTAACGATTCCGGTATATTATCTCTCGCCTCAGTCTCTTCGTCTAAAATCATATCAACATCATCTTTGGCTGAATTTATGTTGCACTTCAACTCCGATAACTTTGATTTGATGTATTCAAAATCTGTTTTATACTTATTTACGTTGTTAATAACATCCGATATTTTTTTTCTTCTCTTGTTGTTCATGCTTTTATCCTATTATAATATTCTATAACCTTTTCTTTTCTATCTCCTGGTTTTACTGCCATATTCTCAGCCAAGAACCTAAAATACGACACCGGTATGTCCTTGAATCTAATTCCTTCATATTTTCCAAACCACATTATTATACTGTCAAGATCGTCTTCTCTCCTACCATCTCCATTCACAGATTTAAGCGAGGCTGCCCGACGAAGGATCTCGTCTTTGGTAATAATATCACCCATCCTTATATTAGACAGAAGTTGATCGCCGGCAAACATACACCAGCCCTTAGAAGGGAATTGCTCAATTGTCAGGTCTTCTATCCGACCGAAACGCCTCATGTTGTCGCAGCAATCAACTATCAGCGCCTCTTTCTTGTCAGGATGGATGCGGACGGCGCGGCCTAATATTTGGTAATAAGTTGAATATGAGAAAGTTGGTCGCCCAAACATCACACAATCAAGTTCAGGAAAATCAAATCCGGTAGCAAGCGTTGAATAATTAAAAACCACTTTCAACTTACCTTCTTTGAAATCTGATATAATTTGCTCTCTTTTCTTTTTGGTTGTTAGCGATGTTACGACACCGGTTATGGCTCCCATCCTGGCATTCATGAACTCTGATATTCTATTACATGATTCGATAGAATCCATGCAAACCAAAATGGCTTTACGCTCGTTCATAAGTTGAAGAAGGCGCTTGTAGATAGAGTTGTTTAAGCCGTTTCGTACAATACTTTCTTTAATAGATTCGTTGGTGTATTCGGCTCCGGTACTGTTTAACATCAGAGCCGATTCATCAAACGACCATCGTTCGTACTTAAGTGGACACCAAAACCCTTGAGAAGTTAGTTCTTGTATTTGAGTCACATGAACTATTTTCTTGAAGAAGTTATGCTCGTCTTTCGTCAGCATATTGAGCTTGCTGTAGCTTCCTTCCAGCATGGAACTGTAGGTTCGGAGGCGGCAGGGAGTGGCGGTGAAGCCCAGCACCTTCGCCTCTGGAAACCCGTTCATAAACTCCATAAATTCAGAACCTTCTTCAGGAGAATATCCTGAATGACATTCGTCTATCAATAAGGCATCTATCCCTATATCCTTCAACCTCGCTACATCTTTCTTTATGCTCTTTAATGTTGCATAAGTCATAGCCGACAGCTCCTTTATACCACATGAAGCAGAATATATAGTAGGTTCAGAACCGAATGATACGGCCTTCGCATAATTCTGCTCCAGAATCTCTTTTGAGGGCTGTAATACTAATGTCGGTCTATTTATTTCATGTGCTATCTTGGATATCAGAAGGCTCTTTCCACATCCGCATGGGGCTACGATTATGCCAGGCTTCTTAGATCTTCCTGTAAGAAACTTAAGCCCGGCATCTACTGCCTCTTTTTGGTAAGGTCTAAGTTCAAAGCCCATCACAATCTATTATATTATTTTTTGAAAGTTCTATTATCGCCTCTTTCAACATCTCCCTTGCTTTATCTTCGTTATCTTCAAGCAAGCATACACTGCACGATATGCCCATACGATCTCCATAAGCCTCGGCATTACCTAATGTGAATGCGCAGCAGTAATCATAATCCATGTTTTTTGCTACGGTAATAAACTGATTATCTTCTATCAGTACAGCATATTCAGCATTGGTTTCACACATGATAATGGCTTTATCTTTTTTTATAGACAATACCTTGTTTCTGAAAAGTCCGTTATAAATCCATAGTTCCTTTCCTGCATTTTTATAAAACGCGGCCATATCTTCCTTGATTGTAACTTCTTTTTTCATGACTTACTTGTGTTTAACATCAGTAATTAAAACATATCTTTTAACAATATCTTCAAGACTCACAGAAGAACGTATATATAGTTTTTCTTCGTACTCATATAGAGCGTACCCTTCTTTTATGTCTAATATCTTAATCACATGCTTGCCTCTTTCAAATGGATCCTTAAAGTAGCTCTTATGTTCGTATCTTTGACCGACTTTGATTTTGTCAGTTTTCTTCTTCATCTTATAACGATCTACTGCTCTACCTGTTTTTATGAAAGCTGTCGTGAGTAAGTATAATAAAACTAAATACAAAAGGATCGCTACTCCACATATTAGATCTTCTTTCATTGGACTCCTTTTAAATAGTTGAACCATATATCCTCCATCTTCTCCTGAAGCTCAAACGCTTTCTTGAAATTCCCGCATCGTACAGCAACGTCTCTCATGTATGTCAAGTTTATAACTTCCGGATCTTGCCGGTATTTTGTTCTTAACTTTTGAACATCCTCGTATTTCATCGTTTTATCTTTTTAGACGGATCCCAATCTGAAGAGAAAGGGCATTCGTTTTTGTTATGTAATCCAAAGTCACAATAATAACACAGTGCTGACGGGCAGGGTAGCTTGTTTTGCGGAACAGGCTGACTTAGGGTGGCGCGCCGCTTGCTATACCTGGCTCCTTCTGCTCCCTGGATGTACGCTTGAAATGTTTTTACACTATTATCTTCAAAATCATACATTTTGGATAAAGTGTCATTTAGCATCTCTATAGATTTTGTTTTACGTTCCTCATCTACCTTAACCTTTTGGTACTGCCTGGTTCTGGTAAAGAAATAGATGTTCATATCTGGCAAAACTCCACCATATTTTCTATAGATGTAAAATGAATATATAGGATGCTGTAAATTCGTTTCCAATTTCTTAGAATCAAAAACCTTATTTCCTGATTTCCAATCTATGACATAATGGTGAACTACGTTCTTGCTTTTTATAGCCAGATGAAGGTCTACCGATCCTACTATGTACACATGTGTATGAACGTCACCATTTATATCAGCAGGCTTAGGAAGACGATACGGCAGCACAAAATCTTCTTCGACTCCAACTATAGCGCCGTGTCTGATAAGTTTTTCACAGGGATTAAGATCACTATCAGCCATCATAAACCTATTGCCGTCTTTTTTGAACAGATCCACAATCCAAGCAAGAAGTTCCCCAGATTGCTTCATGGCCATCATCATATTTTCCGGTGATTGCCAAGGTATGTCTTCTTGGTAAGCATAGTAACTTATCGCTTCTCCAAGGTCTTTACCAGAAGGCTGTCTTCCGTTCTTAAAAAAGTATTCCAGTGTCTTATGGATAACCGTACCATAAGACGTAGCTTCTTGTTTTTCCGTAGACCTTTTGCCCTCTACGTAAGTCTTATACCATTTCATTGGACAGGTAAGAAACGTATCTATCTGGGAATAAGATATGGCAAGACGTTTCACACCATTAAACTCCTTATATAGCAAATGCGTTTCCGGGACCATCATAAGTCATTGTCTTTAAATCCTTCCGGGTAATATACGACATACTTCTTACCGTCTTCTGGTGTCATGGCAAACTGCATGTAGTTATTACGATTACGATGCTTGCCATCTAATCCTCGCTTCCAATACAGGATGCCGTCTATATCCACATAAGACCGTCCGCGTTCGGCTCTAACTACGTCCGTGTGTAGCAGATACCCGTCGGAAGACACAATCCATACTTTATCCCCTTTGTTTAAATAAGATATTCTTTTTCTTACAACAACCTTTTTCTTATTATCCAATACAAATTCCTCATCAGTCATACTCTTCATCCTCCTCTTCTTCTGTTTCAAAATCAATTCCATAACACTGATCATAATGCTTGGTCAGTTCTTCTGGTTCTAAATCTTGTCCAAAATCCATGTTAAAAATATCGTAATTAGTAAAGCACTAAAAATCACTATTCCTGCTGGCATGAAATCTATAAATGCTGCTTTTGCTTCTTCAATTAGGCCCAAGTGTAACCTTGGGCCATTGTATTTATTTTTTGTCATCTCCTTTTAATTTCTTTAAAGTATCTGCAATCGGAAGCTGATCGATGACTCCCAATGCCGGAGCGACGGTCTTGACAACATTGTTAAGGAAATTACCGGTACTGTTCTGACCGCCGTCAAATACTGTGATATTTCCGAGGTTAATGTGCTCAAATGCCTTAACCTGTTCTCCGGCAATTTCTTTCCACTGATTAACCATCTTGTACTGGATGGCGATCTGAGGATTGGATTCTGCTGCTTCCACCATGGCCTTAAATCCGTCGGCTTCTGCCATTAACGACTTTTTCTTACCTTCGGCTTCTGCCTCCAGCTTCATCTGAATAGCTTTTGCCTCCGCCTCAGCTTTTGCCAAATGTGCTGCTGCCTCAGCCTCAGCCCGGCGTTTGATCTTCTCGGCCTCGGCATCAGCTTGCAAGATAGCCTCTTCCTTCTGGGTTTCAGCCGGCACAATCTTTTCAGCCTTAAGCGCAGCCTGAACTTTCTTAGCCTTAGCTTCTTCCACTTCTTTGTCGGCAAGCTCTTTTGCTGTTTTTACAGCCGCTTCCGATTTAACTTTTTCTTCTCCGGCCTTCTTCTCTGATTGAGCTTTGATGATCTGTAGTTCTGATACTGATACAGCAACCTCCTTCTGGGCATTGTTGTATCCTATAGACGCATTTTTCTCAGCCTCAGCCTTCTTAATCTGAGCTTCAGAGTCTTGTATTGCTATAGCTGCTTCCTTGTCAGCTTCAGCCTTATTCTTTCCGACTTCTTCCATTCTTTCAGCCTCGGCTTTATTTACTTCAAGTTCTGCCTTAGATCTTACGATCGCCGATTCCTTGTCGGTTAAAGTTTTTGCGATAACCGCAGCCCTGTCTCTATCTGCTTGAGCTACACCGATCTGTTTCTCTTTGTCGGTTAAAGCTAAAGCTATTTCTTTTTCTTTCTTCGTTTCAGCTACTATTGTCTCCTTTTCTTTTTCAGTACAAGCAATTTGAATCTCTTGTTCTTTTTTGGTATTAGCCACAGCCGTTTCTTTTTCCTTCTGCTGTACAGCAATTTTAATAGCACCCAGCTTCTCCTGTTCTTCGATATTAGCCTGTGCCTCGTTCAGAGCCCTACTTTCAGCTTCCTTACCAAGGTTCATAATATAACCGGCTTCGTCTCTGATGTCACTGATGTTGATGTTCAGGAGGTAAAGACCTAACTTGTTAAGCTCGTTATCAATGTTCTTTCTCGCCTTATCCAAAAACTCATCCCTGTCAGAATTAAGTTTTTCGATTGTCATTTCAGCAATAATCAAACGCATCTGACCGTAAACGATGTCCGTAATAAGATTTTCAGTAGATTCGGTATCCATCCCCAAAAGTCTTTCTGCCGCATTTTGCATGATTTCGGGATTTGTACTGATAGCTACTGTAATGGTCGTAGGTACATCTACTCTAATATTCTGAGATGACAAAGCACCGGTAAGCTTGCAATCTATTTGCATAGGCTCCATTGACAAAACATCATAGCTTTGAATAATAGGCAAGACGAATGCCGCTCCACCATGATATAATTTCGCCGACTTCTTTTCCCCACCTGTCTTACCGTAAACGACCAAGACCTGATTAGGCTTACATCTACGATACCTTGATAAGACTCCGATGATTGTCAAAATAATCACTACAGCTAAGATAGCTGACACGTACATGATTGTTGTCATAACTTTTAAAATTTAATTGTTGATAAAAAAATTAGATACTTAATTCTCCTTCTTCATATTTTATATTCACCTTGTCGCCGTTTTTGTAGGTTTTTCCAGACAAGCATCTTAATCTCATTTGCTCTTGTCTTCCATTTTTCGAAATATTTACCATATAATGATTCTTCCCTGATCTAAATACTATCTCCACTTCTCTTCCGTTTAAATCTTCCGGACATTCGTACACCATTTCTTGCTTTAACTTAAGAAGTAACTTATATACGTAAAACAAAACGATAAAGAAAAACGACCCTATCACAACCCCTACCAAATGGGAACCCGAAAAGTAGGTAGTCCAGCTATATCCAAGAATAAAATGTGTTATGCCCTTGAATGATATGATGTCCGACAAAGACATGCTTAAATCAGAAGCACTGTCAATGTCAATATCCGTATCCAGATCAGATCCTAATATCGACAACAAAAACTGTATAACAAAAGCAAATGATGCTATTAAAGCCATGCATAAAATTATATCACTTCCCATACCCTTCTGTTATTATTTTGTAAACAAGATCAGTCATATCTTTGATGGTCTCCATATCATAATCAATAATAACAATATTGAATTTTTGTTCCACCATCACATCAAGCTCAATTCAATCAACAGAATCTAATCCAAGTTCTTTAAACGTCACATCTTCTTCATGAACTATATCTATTTCCGAATTAAGAAACTGAGTAATAATTATATCCTCTATTATCTTTCTGATTCTTACTTTTTCCATTGCTTTCTAATTTTGTTAAATAAATACGTTTTTATGTTTTTCAATCGCTCTTTGTCTGTTTCAGAACTTCCGGTAAACAAATAATCCGGATTGCCTTTAGCCGGCGGCGTAGGCAATTTAGATACGGCAAACAACCAATCCATTTCCTTATTCTTCTTAGGCTCCAAATAAGGCTCGGTAGCGATCTTAAATTTTTCAGCTATTAAGTCAAAGAGCTTTGAATTTTTAAGGTTCATATGAACTGAAAAAGCTTGAGAAGGCGGTTTCCATATGAAGTTACATAAGCTCATTGTATAATCTCCTGACTCTGCTATATAAGATTCCGTTACCTGAAGTATGACCTCTTTCTTAAATGAGGTGTTACCCATAAACCAACACAATCTGGATTCCGCTTCTTTTCTGCTGACACCTATGTCTTTTGAATACGATTCGTACATTCCTATCATAATCTTCAACGTCTCCAGAACCTCGTCTGTCATCTCCGGTGTCTCTATATAATTCACAAAAGACGTTCCTTTGTTGGTCAATCTCATCACGCCTGATTTTAATTTCTCAACCAGGCCAAGCTCTATATACCTCCCAGCATCTTCCTCCGGCATGGCTTCGATCATAACCGAATCCTTCTGTCTTATGGCAAGAAGATTAGCAAGATCATTAGGAGTCATGTCTGATGCTGCAAGTTGTCTGAAATTGATGTACATACCTAATCAGCTTTAATGAAAATAACATTCTTGTTATCTTGTCTATCAATATGTCCACATGGACCAATAATTATGTCTGTGCATGAACAAGAATCGTAATCTTCGAATATACACCTATCGCATGTATCACCCTTCCACACATTTTAATCTTACAAGTCCGGCAGTAAATACTTCTCCTACTTTAAATTCCTTCTTTTCCATATTCCCTCCTTGTTTTTAACTGTTGTACCCTTCTTTAATAATCGAATTTCTACCGGTAGATACCGACTGTCGAAGATCGTCATGTACAGAATCTACCGTAGAATACTTGTTTCTGGTTGTAAAAATCACTTCCAGCATCTCCTTGTAATCACCTAAAGCTACTTCGTATCTCGGATCTACTTTGGCTTTTCTTTCGGCCTCGGCATTACTTTTAGCCAGTTCTCGGTCGAGGAGGTCTTCTTTGATTCGGTCAGCAATCATATCAAGTTCTTTTTTAATAACTTCTCCTGCTGCCCGAAGTTGACCTTCTACGTCACCAAGCTGGTCTTGGACGGTTCCTATTTCTTTCTTTAAACGATCGTATTCGTTAATCATACCCATATCACCTGCATATCCGGAAAAGTCCTTGATTATTCTGGTTCCTTCTTTAAGGAGCTCAATGACTCGTCTTTTACGTTCTCTGCTTATTAAAGACGGAAGACGATAATTCATATCCGCCACCGCCTTATCATGTATGGAGTTGATTAAAAACATCTCTCTTTCATCTCCTGCAAACTCAGTAAGAACCAAAAGGAACTTACTTATCAGGTATTCGTTTTCTTCTACTGTCAGCCTCATGGTTCTTATTTTTTTTAATACAATGACTGTTCTTCTTTTGTCTCTTGTTCTTGTTCCTGATTGTCCGTAACGTCTTCCACAGTATAGAGCTTGGGAGGCGTCGGCGGCTGGTTGGGGTTCACGAACTTCGTCCCGCCCTCCCCGTACATCCATCCATGTCCCGGCAGGATCTCTGGGTGGATTGTATTAGTAAGCTCTTCCATACTAACTTGCCTTACCTTCAGTATATGATGAAACACAAGTCCGGCTGTCCTGAATGATGTTTTGTTTTCAGTTTTAAACCTATCAAGAGTCTGATACCAATCTTTCCCAAATATCATATACTTATCCAGCCCGTACCTACGAGGATTGTGCAAACCTATCATTAACGTACATAACTGACCCAGCGTATCAGATTGGTAAAAATCAGAAAGACGCGGAGGCTGCTCTTGTGGGCTTTTTATCCTTCCTTCTATCTCTCTGTTGAATTGTGATATGATGAGGAAAAATATGTTTTTATATACTAATTTAGCTTCGTTCATAACCGCCACCAAATCATCTATAGCCGACTTAGGATCTAACCCCATTCTTTTTATCAAAGCAATATGATCGACTTTAAATATTATAAGACGTTTGTCTTTGTGTTTGGTAGCTATATGATACACAGCCGCCTCAAACTCTTTTACCGTACACGGAGCATCGATGTATATTATATTATTCCTGATTTCACCTTGAAGGATTTCAAACATCCTCATCTCTTCCACTGTATTAGAATCTTGCCTTCTTAATATTTCAGGAGCCCGCTTTTTCATATCCTGGCTCATTCTACGAAGAAGAAGATCTTGAGGATTCATTTCGAACTCGCAATTAACAAGAAAATAATCTTCTGCTTGCGGGTTGATCATCGGATTCATCACATTTTCCAGTATCTTTTGGGCCACATATGATTTACCTACAGATGGCCGGGCTCCTATGGCAATAGCATGTTGGGGAAAAATACCTCCAAGCAAAGCCTCATCAATATAATCGTATCCGGTTTTAGCGGGGATAAGCTCTCCCCGCCTGTATTTCAAGATATTCTCATACGCCTCTTCCATAACCTGTTTGGAAGTTTTGAATATCCTTCTTATATCTATTTTATTTTTCAGATCCTCTTGCATTTTTGTCACCTTTTGTATCCGATTTGGATCCCCTATTAGCTTTTACTGATTTATACCTAAGACCGTTCTTGGTATGAGAACAATCCTTGCCTTTTCTCCAGCCCTTACCCTTCTTCTTGTCCGTTTCGTAGTTTTTACGACCAAGCTCCCGGCGTTTGGCTTTCTGTTCCGGTCTGGCATTTATCTCCTTGTCTTTTTTAGCCTTTTTCTTCCTGGCTTCGGGATGAGTCCTGTAGTACTCTGTTGATCTGCCCATCTTCTTACATTTTTTTGATTGATAATAACACAAAGATAGGCAATTCTCGCCCTATTTCAACCTGCCGTAACTCATATCAGGATCACACCAGACATACCCGTCTTTCTCATCATGAAGATACTCAGGACATCCTCTACATGCGCTACTTCCTGACACTATTTGATTGTTTTTATTAGGGCACTTATCTCCAGGTTTATGCCATTCTATTCTCGAACCTGATCGCTCTTTGTTTACATGACAGAATTGAAATACTTTTCCCATCGTCTTCTCGCCAAACATACCTATATGTGTGTACTCTTCCGGTATAGAGAGAAATTCAGATAAATCTTTATACATCCTTTCCCGTTCCTCCGGCGTAGACCATAGTCTGTCAAGTTCGGCATGGACTCTTATCTTAAGAGATCTCAGTGATGGCCCCGCAAGCCAGCCTTTAGCTTTTCCCTTATTCGGCCCTGATTCATGAACACCGACATAAGCGTTGCATGGTTTACACATCATAACCATCCCTAAGCCTTTTCTGTTATATACTTTATCGGCATTGATCAACTCGGTTTCTCTTCCGCAATAAGGACAAATTTCGCCTCTTAAAACCCGTTGTTGGCGCTCATTAAGTTCCATACCCTATTCTTTTGTTTTTCTTTAAACTTTTCATACAAACTGTTTTCAGTTTCCATTTCCGAGATCTCTACCTCTACGTCCTCTCTTTTGAAAATTACTTTCTTGGCTGTCGGATACGCGCATTTAGAGATACGAATAGCATTACGAATAGCGTAAACAAAATACGTTTCTGGTGACGATTCGATCACCACTACCTCATTTAAAGTATTTTTATAATTTTCCATGTTGTTATCTACTTGCTTCAATTATATAACCCGGATGATCTTCACACGCCTCTTTGTATTTGATAAGAAACTTAAGAAATGAATCATAAGACCCCCATCCATTTTCTGGCTCGTATCTCAAAAGACTTTTTCTCTTAGAGATCATAATACATATACCTTTTGTAAGTACATTCTTCATCTCATTGGTATATATTTCTTTATACAATTCTTCTGGTCTCCAAACATAATCGTACAGCGTTTCTTTATTTTCCGATACGAATATTCTTTGTGCCATCTTGTTCATGTTGTGGGTGATGTTTGCAACCCATTCACGATCCTCTTCTTTCTTCTTGTTCTTAATATAAACATCCAGGCTCATGATATTTTTCTTTTATCTTGTTACTAATTATCAAATCTGCCACATCATCTCCGTCTCCTACATTTTCAACATTTTGAAGATAGTCCGATACTTTTATCCTTGACTTCATCATCATCCCATCTATCTTTTTACTCCATGTCTCAAATGCTTGTCCTTTGTCCGGAAAAGCTACAGTCTTTCTATCTTTTAAAACATCTATCACTTCCGGCCTTAGATTCTGCAACCCACCGGTAGCTACAAATAACTCATCTGGTTTATTCACAGCGCATATAATAGCCGTCTTTTCTGATTCCACCAAATTAACCACCTTATCCGGATACTGGCTTAGAAGATGTTCTCCAAACAGGCATTGTCTAAACAAGAAGTCTCTTGCATGCAACGAGTGATAAAACATAACATGAGGCCGCTCATTGTCACCGTCTTTTTCCTTCACTCTTTTTACATCAATCTCATTCCCCTGGCCGTCGGTTTTTATATAAAAGTCCATGATCTTGCCGGTTCTGCATACAAAATCTTTGTCTATCTGCCAGAATATACAACACCCTTTCCATCCCCATAAGTCCATTGTTCCGACATGATACCTTCTGAACACATCAGATACCCTTTCTTTTCCCCATAGAGACGATAAAAATCTAAATACGGTGTTTCTATCGTCTGGAACCACAGTCCTCTCAAACTCGCTAAAAGGTATGTAATTTACAACGTCAGGATTTACAGGAGGACGATAAGCTCTTATACACTTGTTTCCCGAAATCCAAAGATCTTTGTCACCTACATCCTTACCAGTAGGTCGTTTATCGTAACCGCAAGTCCGTTCATGATCGCATCTTCCGAATTCGTTGCCAACAACCTGACCTGTTGCCACATCAATATAAGGAGTGAGGCACCGGCTTTTTCCGCAAGCCGGGCAGGTTAGCTTCAGTCGGCTCCTTCCGGGCCTGCGGTCAAGTTGAAACCGAGGTACGTTTTCGTATCTTCTGAAATCAAGCATTTTGAACTCCTCTCATTGCTTCTATGATTCTATCTGCTATAGTTATAGACCATGACACCACATCTGGTACATATACTCCGCAATCTATCTCTCCTTTTCTATGCAGTGTTTTGATAAACTCAATAGAATAAGCCTTAACAAGATCGAATCTACGTTGTTCCCAATCCACGTCTTTGTTTTCATCGTCCACAGGAAGGGTATCGAGATAATAATTTAAACTCTCATTTATCACACTTCCTTTGCTGTCATAGAATTGTATTTTGTCACAGTCGCTTCTTGTAGTTGAGCCGCTGAAGGTGATTATGTCTATTATCTCCCCGGTTCTTCTAATTTTTCTTTTCATACTCTTCTTGTGTTTCTAACCAGTATAGGCATTATCACATTAACAGTCTTGCCATATTTCTCGTAAGATGTGAGTATGCATATTGCATACTTATCCCCTATTTTCAAATCTTTCGATAATCTTAATCTTGAACCCCTTTTGATGTTAATAAAATAACCACCAAAAGGATTGATACATATCGGTTTTACGATTTCTATATAATCTCCTTCAGGAATAACAATATCGTTCATATTATGAATCTTTTAGACATTTCCTCTGCAATATCATACACGACCGTATGATCCTCTTCATTGTACGGCTTATTGATATTCAGCACTCCTTTTCTCACTTTGAACTTCTTATCTTTTCTAAGGTGATTCAACATACCTTGTTGGAACACGCAGTCCGCCTTTTCAAATGCTATACTGTCTTCTGTCCATTCTTTCAACGTATATCCTTTGCTGCTCGTGCTTTTTGGAGAAAAGTTCATAATACGTGCATCAATCCCATACCATGCTTTAACCATTCTTCTTTCAGCTTCTAATTGAAATGCGTATGATTCCCATATTCCCCCTGATTTAAAGTCGAGAATAACCACTTCTTCCTTCTCCACGTCTCTTACCTCCTTCTTCGGATCACCTTTTTTAAACTGCCCTGTAGCCCTTTGATACACGGCTCCAAAATAACCTTCTTCTTTGTATTTGAATGTCATTTTAACCATCGCATCTATCGGCGTAGCTACTAAATAGTCTTCTAATGACAATATTCTTTCAATCATCATCGGCTTAACCTTATACTCTGAACAAAATTTGGCAAACTTCATAATTCTGACAATCATATCATCAAGATCATCAATACTGTTAAAAAACCGATCAAGATTTTTCTTAGATATTTTCAGCTTGCCTTCTTGCACTGTCTTAACTACAAAGCTTCGATTTAAGACCATATCTCTACCTGTTAGGTACAATCCGTACAGATAGTGCATGATCGTTCCCCTGTCGGCTTCATACTGTGCCACCTCTTCCGGATTGCGACCAAGCATCTTCATCTCTTGCTTCCATTCCTGAAGTGCGGTCTTATCATCTACATACCCATCTTTGATTAAAGTTGTTACCGAAGCATATATCTTGGCCGTTCCATCATCCATCTTCCTTACATAAAAACGATTATCGTCTAATGTCAATCTTACGAATTTGGGAGTCTCAATCTTCTTCAACTCATCGCAGATATAAAACGGCTCTAACGTTTCTTGATTTTCTGTAAACGGATTCGAATCTTCCTCTCCAGGGTTAGGATCTGCTTCCTCTGCCGGAGCTTCCGGTTCTTCTCCCTGGGCCTGCTCTGGCTCAGGCTCCGGCTCTTTAACTACTGGAACCCGTCCGCCTCTTTCTGCTATATCTTTGTTTTTTATTAAAGACATAACTTCCTTTCTCAATTGCTCCGGTGTTTGATTAGGATCTGACACCGACATCACAACATCGTTCATTCTAAACAACGTATTTCCTTTTCCCTCCACCATAGGTACAAACCCTAAATCTGTCAATATTTTTATTTTCTGTTCTATCATCGCAATTTCTCAATTAATTCCTCTTTAACATAATACAACACAGTTACAGTCTCATCAATATCTGTGGCTGCTTTCTCAAATACTATTTGGGGTTATATCTGTCAATTATTTCAATAATCAACCTACCTCTTTCTTTAATCATTCCCCTGCTTTCCATATCCAGTACCTTCTTTACCGCATATTTCCACACAAAAGGAAATTCTGTTTCAAGTTTATCAAATTCTATCCGGTCAAGATACATGTCGAATACCGTATGCTCCGATTCATGTAGAAAAACTATATTATCTCTGCAAGTGGCAACCGACTTATATATCCTTTTCGGAAGTATGTGACATACGTTACATACTGTAGGAAAATGAATAGCCCTACCAGTCATAGACATCCGAATACTATTTAGCTCTTCCAGCATAAGACGAAAAAACCCGGATAAATCCGGGCTCTCTAACTTTTTCTTCTTGCTGCTGTTTTTAATGGATGTAATTCTGTTTTTCTTCTTCGGAGTCAACTCTTTGCTCCTGCAAGCCTGGCATAAGCCATGACTTCTTATCATCACTTTTCGTCCGCATCGTTCGCAGACGTATAGCTTCTTTTCCTTGCTTTCCATTCGAATAATAATGATATTATTGAAAAGAACAATCCCACTGAAGCCAGTAGATAAGGTACGTTCATTAATAATTTAGATACCTCGTCTGTCTTAATCACTATCAGAAGGAAAGCGCCTGCTGAAAGCAATGATATTATCGCCACAACAAGCGCTATGTTGGAAACTACATCAGCCTTACTCTTCACTTTTCTTCTCGCCTAATTTTTCAGCTCCCTTCTGAAGATCGTATTTGAATACGTCTATGATCTTCGTTTCAGCAATAGCTTCGCAGTTCCAGTCGCCCAACGTACCCTGCATGCCTTTAGTCAACACAGCTTCGGCATCCTTAGGATTGCCGGCCTGGACATACATATAGCATGGTGTTTTCTTTTCTTTACCTTTCTTTTCATCCAGTGTAATGTAATTCACCTTACACTTATACCAGTACTCAGCTTCTCCGTTGAAGAAGATTTCCGACACTTTAATAGGATTAATTTTTACAACCTCGAAAGAATTGTACAAATCCTTAAAGATCTCCAACGATCTTGATTCTGCCTCTGTGTAAGACAAGGCATCTACCAAATACTTTTCATTTACTTTCTTTTTTTTGCCGTTCTCGATATTATCAATCTCGGCTTTTACTGTGATTTCAAACCAACGATTCATGTCTATATTTTTATTCAAATTAATCAATCCATTTCCTTTTGTACCATAAAGCGTTTACACCTTGATAATTTCAATTTCTTGTATGTAATATCTCTTTGGTTTTTACCATCAATATCTCGAATATTAAAACTACCGGTTTTACGCCTTGCAAATATAAAGTAACAATTATTTTCAAACATAACCCTATCAAACAATCGGAAACCAAAAACTTCAAAAGGAGATTGATTTAGCCTCTTAATCCCTCCTTTTGGAATCTTTTGTTTATGGATCTGACGATTATGTCTTCTTACTAATCTTACTTTATAATAATAACCTAACCTTATAGCATCAAAGTTTTTAGAAATAACAAATGCATCGAAAACATGAGATTTTTCAATACCATGTTTAATCCTATTGTATTTTGTAACATAACCGAAAGTCATAGAAATGTTGTCGTATTTAGATTTTAGCTCTTCATACAATCTCCATTTCATGATTCCCATTACGGCTGCGTCGCGAAGCGACTTGCCTCTTCTGATCTTTAAATCTATATTACCTTTATGGTATTCTTTATGACAAGTTTCACATAAGGTAATAAGATTAGAAGGGGAATCGCCTCCAGTTTTTCGAGACTCAATATGATGAACATTCAATACTGGGTCTTTTGACTTTCCCTTACAATGCTGGCATTTATGTCCATCTCTTGCTAAAACATATTCCCTAACGTTCCAAAATCCAAGTTGATCACCCTCCTGATATTCTTTACCTGATATATTAGGATTGTTAATCTTTTGAGTATCAAATTGAGCTACTTCGATAACAATACGAGATATTGGTAATATAGAACATACATTATCAATAACACGAATATGGGCGTCTATCCTGTACTGCACCGAAGGTGCTACCCATCCTGGACGCTTGCTTTTTATTCTATTATTAAAACGAGGTTTTCTATATCTTAACCTGTTCCGTCTTGCTCTTCGTAGCTCCCTTCTGGTAGACAAAAGATCTACGATATCATTTCTAAGGATCACTTCACTACTGTAAAGTTCTTTGCTTTTCGTTGTAGCTGATAGACCAACATGCTTAGTTCCAGCATCAACGCCTAACACAATTTCTTGTTTGTAATCGGATATGACGTACATTAATTTGATGGTAAACGGACATAAGTTCACAACGACTGCCTTTTTATCTTTAAGCAGTCTCCTAACCTTACCATGCCTCGTTGTTGGCATCATAGGTTTACCATTTATGTCTTGTACGTACACCATATCTACAAACGTTTTTAATGTTTATTCAACATAAGTCAGGAATATTTCATCCTGTTAGTACCCATCGCCAATGTTATAAGAGGTTTTGATGCAAGCAACACTGTTTCGCAAATACACTACTCCTGTTTAATCACCATCCTTAGAGCTACGAACTTGGGTAAACATCCGTAGGTAACTATCTATTCTTGAATAACGTAGTGTTTATTTCAACACTTAGGCTAATAATCGGAATAGCTTTTGGCTATTATACATAATACGATACAAATGTTTATGATTTGTATGAGTTATGTATTATTCTCGATTAATTATTCTGTTTGTTTTTTTGGACAAAGATATGTCTTTTGATAATAAAAAAGATTCAAAATGATTTAATTTAGCTTAATTACTACTCTTTTGATTCGTCCGGCATAGGCATGTCAAACTTTTTTCCTGATAAACGATTCTGTTTCTTCATTGAATGGATGGGCCTTCTTAATAAAATACATAGCTACCTCCATATCACCGTCTGCTATATCTTTATACCTTTCAAAGATACCAACCAGGTCATTGTTATATGAACGCTCTTGTTTTATGTTGTACACGTATTTCAACACCCTGTCTTTAATTTCATTGGCTTTTTTCACAGTATCATTGAAGGAATTTATACTTTCCAATTCTGGATCTTTGCTTTCCTTGTTTACCTTATCAAACTCTTCTTTGCTATACCCCGCTTCCCCTTTAATAGCCGGGCAAACACTTTCTTTTATGATCCAAAACTGTTCATACGATCCTGTCAGAAACCTTGATTCTATTTTAAATGCATTATATTTAACAAGCAAATTAGCCACCTCAGTTGCACCTTCTATGGTTCTAAAACCGATGCCGACATCTTTTAACATAAATACTGGAACTCCAGTTCTTGGATACACGACTTCTTTTTCGTTCTTTATATTCCAATTTTTAGCTTCAATTGGAATACCCTTACCAGCAAGCTCTTTGTCTATATACAGACTTATCTCTTCGTCTGTCAATGCCACAATCTCATCTCTGCTTAAATCAAAAACTGTTTTCATTTCTTTTTATTTATTAAATTAAACAATCTACCTCTTTGTTCAGGCTCCGTATATTCCACCCATATATCGGCTGCCACATTTCTAAGAAATTCCATAAAGTCTTGATGATCCCTGTATTCAGCAGAATCAACTTTTCTCACAAAACTTAGAATTTCCTTTAACATCTTATTGTTTTCTTCAAGAAGTTCTCTGTCAGTCATAACCTTTCATATTTTCTTCTTTTCGCTTTCCATATTGTTTATCTTGTTTTAAGGTAATAAATCTTTGATGTATGCCCAACGCAAAATCTTGTTGTAATGGCAAGATTTTATCCATTCATATTCAGAACGCCAATCAATACAAATGCAGACATTTCCGTCTATATCCATGTGTTCAACCAAACAATCCTTTCCTGGTTCAGCTATGTCACTCGGTTTGTGCCATACGCTGTTAATGCGCCATTCTGCACCAGCTTTAAAAAGAGGAACAGCATATTCTATATCTTGTTTCATGTCTTATTATTGTTTAATTAATTTAAATATTTTTAGTTTTGAAATTATTTAATATGCTTATCGGCTGGATTGATTGTCAATCCATCGTCACATGAAGGGAATGATATGTTAGATTCTCCATTATCAAGATTAGTCAGTTTAACCGTTCCAGCATATTCGTCATCCACAAAAAAACAATTGACCCGAAGAAACCACAAACCTGCATTGATATGCATTCATCATTGCTCCAAGTTGTCTAATCTTAGTTTTAATCTCTAAAAGTTGAGCGTTGTTGATTATATTCTTATTCATATTTTATTAAAGTTTATCTATTATTTTGTCACCCATTTCCTGCCATTCATCACTCACGCTTATAACCAATCCTATGACAGTGAATGATAATAACAACGTAAAAATAAGTCATAACAGAAAGCAGATAAAAACACATACATACCTCATGATTTTTCAGTTGTTAGATAAAAGCAAAATCGGTTCATTTGACTCCGCAATTGCTTTTATTTGTTCTGGATTGATAAAACTCTTGACTTGTTCACTTATCTTACAAATAGATTTGATCATATCAACGAATAATTTTGAGGTGCATTCGTTGCATTCCACTTCCATTACCGGCTTATGTCGATTGTATGATATGCATGTTACATAATTCAGCCAGTGCGCATAAGTTCCTTTTTCTGTATTTAACCTGTCGTATTCTACTTTTGTCTCTCCATTACCATATTCAATTACTCTTTTTAGAAATGGTTTTGCATAAACACTAAAACCGAAAGGTTGGGTGTTTAAGGCATCTAAACGAGAGGTTCCATCTCTCCATTTCCCGTTTTCATCACCTCCTGTCCATTCTTTAGAGATATTAGGGACAATATTTCCATTTTTTGTCATATGAAAATATGCAATTCGTTTCCAGTTGATACTTAATAACAGGCACTTCTTCTACTATTTTATAACTTAAACATCTCTTCAGAACTTCCCTGATTTGACTTTCCAAATCAGAAAGTGCTATACTATTGAAATATCCTTCGTTGCCTAATCTGTTTGTAGGTAATTTGATCCTATAAGAATGAATCTTATCCACATCTTCTTTTGACAATGTAGTGGTAAACACTCCTTCTTTGGTGACATTCACTTTAACAGTTACGGACAAACTGTTATTAGCGTTCTTTTCCGTTATATTTAGTGTTGTTAATGCTGCCATAATCAGATCTTTTTAAAATCAATTCGAATAAATATAATACATTCCTGCTTCATATACCTTATGTACATCAGGGTCATTCTTGTCTTCCGGTTCCAATTCACTCTCTTCACAAGTATAATCCCATTCAGAGTTGTAGTACATATCCTCGTCTGTTTTCTCCAAGGAACAATCTTTCATTAGATTCATATTTTCTCCCCATACTGCAACTTCTTGTCGTTGCTCTTCTTCTGTCATAAGGGATATTTTGTCTTTTAATTCTTTCCAGGTCATGATTTCTAAAATATGATCAATAATTCATTCTACATCAAAAAGTTGATCTAACACCAATAATTCTGCATCCATATCTTCATCTTTCGGGAAACGAACTTTTATGTTTCCGAACTTAGATGTCTTAAACAAGATGTAGGGGTTCATGTCTTCGGCGGTCACCGGCTTATATTCCTTAACTTCCGACATCTTGAGATACCAGTCGCCTATTTTTACAAATCCGGAGAAGATAGAACACAGATGCGCTTTTACGGACTGTATCTCCTTTTTATCTTTGAAAGGTATAATTTCGTCCTTTCCCCTTATCCTGATTGACAGAAAAGGACGAATGTTATCTGTTTCATTTTGAAATTTGAAGCCTGTTATGGCTTGCTTGGGGATTCTTCTTCCCATTAATATAAAATAGCTCATTGTGATAAGTGATTTTGTTTTATATCAGGTAAGTAATTTGTAATAACATCAAGTGATATCCATAACTCTGGCTCTATGCTGTTTTTTATTCTATCACTGAAAAGAGAATTATCATCACAATCACAATGAGAGATTGTGATATAACAATCTTGATAATCCCACCAATGAGCCGATTTAAAATCGTCTCCTCCATTCCAAAACCCTATTCTTATACCTCTTGGGTTGAAATCTTCATCTATCCAACTTGGGTGATAAGCCAACACTTCTTCTCCCTCTGAAGGTTTTTCCTCTTTGAATTTCTTCCAGTTCATCTCACCTTTAATTAATTAGACACAAATATACAAGTTTTACTAAGATGCCCTTCTGTCATCTCTTTGACATACTCCCACACCTAAAGTTCGCGGTAGTATGTCAATCTATTGATTTCTTCCCAATCTTTTTAATCTTTGTTGGTCTTGACAATCGATAATCCTTTTCTATCGGCCTATCGAATACGTCATTCCTATATCCTTTATATCCTTTCTCGTAAATACTAACCCTTGCACAAAACTCAACCACGTCGCCTGGTAATAAATCGGCGCTTTCGAATCCTTTTGTCAAATCAAACCACAAATGATCTGTTACTATTTTATCATCGAGTAACACGTCTTGTAAAAGTATTGTCTTTACAGGTCCTTTATACCCATCCCTGAATCCAAAACGAATGAATGTCGCTGTAAATACGTGCCGATCTCTTGATCCTATTATTTTCAGTTCTTTTCTCATTCTCTTTCATTTATTTGTTTCACTTATGAAATTGACAACATCCTTTAGATATCCTTCTGTCATCTCTATGAAATTCACACAATCTAATTTGCTTAACTTGTAAATCAATGCCGGATTGTGTATTATGGCTATAATTTGTGTTTGTGGTTTATGGAATGACAATACATTATAAATTTGCATTATGTTGTCAATGTCAAGATTCCTGTCTGGCTCATCCATGAGAACCGTGTATTCAAAACTGCTTTCTGCTAATGTTATTCGGTTTCTTTTATAATACTTCAACAGATCATCAATTCTTTTAATCCAAAATGCATTTGATTTTTTCTTGTATTCTACAAGATCTTGTATTGGAAATGTATAATCCTTTTGACCGAACATTAAATTGAAAAGTGATTCCAATGATAACACCACTTTCTCTCCATAAGATCTTCGAATATTATTCACATACAAATCGAAATTGCTGATATTTTTCAATACGCTATCTCGATTCATCTCCGCCGGTGGCAATAAACGGAATACTTTCCCTGCATAATCAGACAATATGTCAATCCCATCAAGAACCTTGTCATCATCAAATATAGGTGGAAAATCCAGCGCCTCAGCCGGCATTTCAGAGCACATGGATTTCTCGCATAACGCATACATTGATATGATGTTAAGCAAAGTTGATTTTCCACTACCGTTTTTCCCTATAATCACATTCACTCCTGGCTTGAAAATAAATTCTCTGCCATTTTCAAACGCTTCTATGTCAGAAACATATTCAAATGGAGTTTTCGTATTGTCTTTTATTTTTACTGATGTTATCATTGTAATCCTTTTTAAAAATCAATTACCGTCCGAACCCTGTAATTGTAGCACTTGTTGTTGCTGAGCGTGCCGCCACTGGAGAAGTACACGTACCACGCGTAGTTCTGGCTGTTCTCAGTACTGGACCAATACCCAGCCAAGGAGAGGAGAGATGCCGAAACATAAGCGAATGCTTTGTTTAGTTCGTCCATATAATGGTTCATTAAATTTAATTGGCTAAGAGATGGTATATACTCGCCATCTTTCAGCATATTTTTCAACTTTGGATTTCTGGCTACAAGGCGTTCCGTATTGCCGCGTCCGTCAATGTCAAACAGCGCATCACATTCACGTTCGTAATATGTCCCACCTCCGGATTCTTCACGGCTATCATCGTCAAGCAATTGTACGCTATCATGCTCCGTCAGTGAGATAGCAAATGACATGTATCCGTGCTTCAACCCGATGTATCGTACACAATCTTTGGAGTTATCGCCGGTAAACAGCTCAGCGTGTCCGTCTCTGTAGATTAAATACAAGCCATTTTCTCTTGATGGCACTCTATTTTCACATACGCATCTTTCATTTTTGGGTCTTACAATTATGTTCAACTCATTCAACACATAATCTTTTATGACTTCCTTACTTATTCTTTCTACAAAATCATAATCCCTTTGTTTAAGCTCATCATTTACCATACATCTGATCCAATTTTCTATCTGATTGTTTCCTCCGTATGTATTATGCATGCACCTTTTTACAAGCTTTTCCAATAATGGTTCTATGTCTTTGATTATGTCTTCCTTGGTAGGGTGAAGTTCATTTAGTATGCAGTTCCTTACCGCCTTATATTCTTTACTCGCACTCATAATATTCTGTTATTTTTTTTAATTAATCCCATCCTCCATCAGCATACAAAGAAACATCTTCATCTTCTACATTTACACCCTTAAGAGCCTGTAGAAGTTTTTTCTTTGTCTCCCGGCACATATTATAACCATATCCCTTATACCGATATGAGCGCTCCCATGTACTTACCGGAAAAGGAATATTTTCGTCAATGACCAGCCTCTTCATACGAAGATGTTCAAAGAATTTCTCATGATAGAGTAGTTTGTACTCGTATGCCACTATACTTGCAGATGAGAATGGAAAATAATCATCTTCCTTTTCTTCGTATTTAGGCTCCTTATAGTAAGCCATTTTTGCCACAGTAAAGTCGAAGCTCCTGAGAATCTCTTCTGGCTTTCCGAACTCTGACTCTATGAACTCTACCCATACCTTTTCTCCCTCTTTCTGGAACGCACATACCTTCTCATTTCTATATTTAAATTTCCATCCTTCTTTCTGATGTTTTTCATCATTGAACAAATCAATAGCTTCCTGAAAATCGCTTTCGCTTTCAAAGAAAATATCAATATCTTTTGCTTTTTCTCCGGAAAGGATATTCTTAAAACATCCACCAGCTATGAACCCTTTGTGACCTTCCATATACTTGTCAAGCCATCTTATTTGCCAGAAATTGTCTGGAGTATCTATTATAAAATTGTTCATATCATTCATATTTTACTTTTACCATGCGAGATAAAAATTCCGCTTTACGATAATACAGTGAGTGTAATTGCCCAGGTCAATGCCATTGTCCGTAAATGTATCCAGGACCCGTTTTTCAACATATTTCAGTTTTACTATTATTCCTTTCCGGAACTCTTCTAACATCTTTTCATTACACTCAATAGGTCCAATAAGACAGTATCTATTCGAAGGACTGTCTGATATACAATATGTCTGACATCCTAACATGTTGCTTAAAATATTCTCATACATATTTTCTATATTTTACAATTCTTAGCTATGTTACTTAATTCAGCGGTCATTATCAAATCTGATAGTGACCGCCCCGCATGCACATTTTTGAATAAATTTTACTTTTAATAATTTTCTCATTAGAGTTATCCTCTATTTACTTTTTTCTTTATTTCTTCCGCGATCTCTTCTAATGTTGTTGGAGATAAATAATCATCTACCCTCAACTCTCTTACATAATCTAAGCAATCCAGACCCTTAGCATCTGTTTCCTGCCTCTCTTCGTCGACCCATCTTAAAGTGCCATTTTCTCCACATTCCGGGCATTTATCTGCCCCACATGGAAGAAGCATTTGCGCCCCACATAAGACACATCTCACCCAGTCTCCATGCTGCACCCCTTCGTATGTTATTGTTTTCATATTTGTTATCCATTTTTATTAGTTCCTAAAAGATGTTCGTTCCCTTCGTATGGGATACACTGACCAAATCCTACCCCTCCTAAGCATTCGTATTTATTATCTCCTACTGATTCTCTGGAAAATAGATGCAATTTCCATCTCTCTTGATTAGTTCTTCTTACCAATACTCATTCAAATGCTTTGAAGTCATGTTTCGGCATCTCATCTAATAGATACTCATATTCACTTAAATATCGTTTTATTATATCTATTTTTCTACTGTCTTCGACTTTTATAATCTTTTCTGCTAAAAATTTCTTCTCTTCTTCTATAGCCTTTCTTACATACCGTTTTTTTATCTTCGTCATACACATGAGTCCATAATTTGTAATCAAACCTAATATCTCCAGATGTTGCCATTCCGCATATACATCCCATTATCCCTTTGGTAATAATTCCATCATATATGAATTGATATCCATTAGTTCTTGTTAATACATCTCCTTTCTTGAAATACGCTCCAGCCTCTACCCTCAATTCCAGAGTGGTGCCGCCAATAGTACAACCTTCCGTGTTGGCATATATAGCACTTATCCCATATCCATCTTTTTTTTTTACAAAAAGTAAATTATAAGGACCGGCGCAGTCTTTCGACTCATATACAAATTCTATCTCAATATTATCAATTAATACCGAACATTCTATTTCTCCGCTTTTAATTTTTCTCGCCGTATTTAAATCAAACGGAACAATAATTGGATTTTCCATATCTTTTCGTTTTTAATTGTTATAAAACAGGATGGGTTACTTACGCCCATCCCAGTTGTTTCGCAATACTTTCCATCTCGCTATATGCAATCCGGTGGCATCCAGCGGTTAGCAAATCGTTTTCGTACCGATTTAGACTCCACTGGTGACCGGTGACGTCCTCCACCAGACCGTGCCGAAACTCGGCGCCCCGGTGCATTGCCGACACAGCCCGCCACAGTTTTCTGGCTTCTGCTATTCCAATCTTTATCTGTTTACTTGTCTCAATAATATTTCCTTTTATACGAATCCAGGCGTTAGGTTTTTCATCAGGAATATAGAAAGGTGTATTTAAGAAATTGATTTCTCCTGACTTCCACTCTTCCAGTTTTTCATCAAAATCCTTGTAACGGGCTTCTTCTTCCTTTCTTAATCTCTCTAATTTTATTCTTTCTCTTTCTTCCTCACCCTTTCTCCATCTTTCAGATCTTTCTGAATACTTAATCCATGTACCTTCCCCGCAAACTTCATCAACAATCACATTTACGGTCCCTAACACTTTTAATCCTTGATGATCCAATAAAATTTGAAAGATGCGTTTTAATTCATGTACGTGCTTACGCTTGATACTATCTCCGCTCTTGGATAATTCATGATTGGTTCCAAGCCAATCATTAGCACTCTTTTTAAGGATACTCTTAGCAGTTCCCATGTTAAAGAACTGAATGTAATCCATCATATTCCCAAAAGCGCCCCAAATATCTGTATAAGATAATTCTGTTTTAGCTCTTTTGTATTTTTCAATAGACTTCTTAATTGATTCCAGTTTGCTGGCAACGAACCTCATATTACCAGTATCCGATATATTATCCCCTACACTGAAAACCATTGCCCAAGTTGGTATCGCATTACGAACATAGCATTGATGTTTGCTCGTGGTAACAGAATAATAATCTTCATTTATCAGGTATGCTTTCTTCCCTTGTTTGTTTTTTACTATTCTTCCGACTTCAAAGTGATGCCCATAAGAATAAATACTTGTACCTTCAAAGAAGAAATTGCTCCCTGATGCTGATTCTTCTTGTTCATGAGCCCACAAGTGAGCGACCATTGAATTGTTCATATAAATATCTTTTTAATTGTTTAACTTACCTTTATCATATGACATTCTCTTTTCGTATTTTTCAATACGTTCGGTTATCATATCGCAGAAGACTTGCCCCTCTTTTTCGGAACCTCTGAAGTAACCAACCATCTTCAGAATATTTCCGTTAAACTCATGGACAAACTTATTGTAATAATGTTCCCCCATAACTTTCCCGTATTTTTCCATGAACAAATCCTTGA